TCTGAATTGTCATAAAATCCTCTTCCTTATATATAGATTGGCTACTTGGCATAAACATCTCTCTGGTACTTTTGCGATTGTTTAGATTAACGTTCGGTTTATATGTAGCACCCATAATCACCCCTCCGTTCCTTGATTTTTAAGGCAATTAAAACAGCCGCCGTTATAAATTCCCATCATCGCAAACTTGTCCATTTGCTCCGCTTGGTTTGCCGTCAGTCTTTTGCAGTTGATTGCTACTGCCCGCATAGCGTATTCGCATTTGTAAATCATTGCGTCTTGCTCAGAACTGTACTCTCGCTCAAACAGTACCTTGCGCTGGCAAGGCTTCAAAATACCTTCCATAAATGCCATAAAACATTACCTCTCAAAAATACCAAAAGCCCCGGCCATTAAAGGTCAGGGCTTATCTTTATTTATAACCTTCTTACGGCTTTCCCGTAATGTTCTGACTGTCTTTCTTCCCGTCTGGTTTTCACCATGGAATAGGGCTACCCATACAGTCGATGAACCAAAACACCAAAGTTCACACATCTTCTTCTGCGCACATCCCTGTACGCGGTATCTTGGCTGCTGACTAAGCATTGTTTACGCGGGTTAGCACCACCCCGTAGGGGCGGCTTTTCTCTCAGCATACCGCATCCGCATACTTGTTTCTGCCTTTCGGCTCCATAGTGTTCCATTACCGGCTCACTATGGCTATGCGGCTCTTAGCCTTTCCCAGCAATTTGGGTATTTAATTACCAACCAAGGCGCGTCCTATGCAGCTATCCCTCCTGCATAAGCGAGCATTTGAATACTGCCCTTGGTCTTCGCATTTGAAAGCGACAAAAACGCACTCAACGCTGCTGTCGCTGTAGGTATAACACCAGAAAATTTAATGAATCCATCTGAAGCATCCAGTAAGGCCGTTCCAAGGCTGATAACGCCTTTAACCAGCCCGCTGTTCAGCAGATCAGTAGAGATCTCCTGGAACGTAGCTTCGAAAATCTTCAGTCGTCCTTCAACAGAATCCAGCACCCGCTCATTCTCAGCCATAGCGCTACCACTACTATTCAAGGATGTCTGTAGCACATCTGCGGCCTGGCTTGCCTGGCTCAACAATGCAGCCACACCATTTGCGCGGTTCTTACCGGCCAACAGCTCAAGCAGGGCAGCCTGGTCAACATCGCTCATCTTGCTATATACTTTAGCAATGCCCTGAATAATATCATAGGTGCTCTTAAAGTCTCCGCTCTTGGTTAGGATGTCAAATCCACCCTTGCCGTCTACATTGGTCAGACCCATAATATCGGCACGCAGTTTGGACGTACTGGTTGCAACAGTGTCGGTTTCCTCGCCCATCTGTTCCAGTTCGGTCGTTGCGCCACGGATTCTCAAAGCCAGCACTTTCAGCGTACTACCGGTCGTTTCAGCGTTTTGGACAACACTGTTCATGGCCGTGCCAAGTGCAATCGTCTGGTCAAGGGTGTTTCCTGCGGCCTCCATGGCCGATGCAGAGCGCTGCAAGATATCGCCCAAATCGCCAGAAGAAACAGCATAGTTGTTGGATACGTTATTCAGCTTGTCCACCAGGCTGATTGCATCGTTCGCCTGGATATTGAATGCCTTCATCGTGCCAACAATGTTTTCAGTGGCCTTATCAAAGCTATCAAGGTCATCGCCAACATTGTAATAGATGGCGCTTACATCAGCCAGCTTTGTCGCATCGCTCAGGCTGTAGCCCAGTCGTGCATAATCCGCCGTTGCATTCACAATACCGCTAACATCCGTACCAATGTTCTTTGCGCGGGCACCAGCCTCAGTCAAAAAGCTCTGATATGTACTGTCTGTCTCGTTCGTAACCTTTTTCAGCTCCGTCATGGCAGTATCAATGTCCACAACATTCTGGTAGATTTGCTGCAAACTTCCCTGCAATAAGTGCAGTGCGCCCATAGCAATGGCCGTGCTGAAATGCTGGCCAAACAAGTCGCTGAATACTTGCCCAACCGTCTTACCCTCAAGCCCAAGTTCCTGTACTTTTGCTTTCAACCCGGCAACTTTTTGAGCAGTGCTATCCAGTGTTGTTTCCATCAAGTCCCGATTACCGGAACGCGCCGCAGTTTTAAGCTCATCAACAATGCTGTTGTAAGTGGCCATTAACTCAGGGTTTTTCTGGATCTGTTTATTGATCTCAACGTAACGTCTCAAAGTGTACAGCAAGTTGTTCAGGCGCTTCTGCAAACTCTCTAAGCTTTGGTTGTTTTTGGCAGTTAGGTTACTGCTGCGCATCGCGTTTGTGGTATTGCGGATTTGGATGCCAAGTGCAGCGAACAACTCATTAAGTGTGCTTATATTGCCTTTTCTTTTTCCGAGTTGATCAACGTAAGTATTAAAAACATTTAACAAGTCCTTGTATTCTGCCGTACCATTTTTGAACTTGTCATATACACCTTGAAGGGCTTCACTAAGGCCAGTAAATGTCTTGTACAAACCATTGTTCTCAGGTACTTCTCCGGCTTTTTTCAGGTTCTCACTGAGTGTTTTTGCATAATTGTTGATTTGTGTTATTTTTTGAGGCAACGCCTTAAACGCCTGCGTGGATTCTTGATCGGCCGAATTAAGAGCAAATTTGAATTGAGATAACACCTCAGAAGCAGCTTTTAGAGCCGCTTCATACTTTTTTAAGTTATAGTCACTAAAATTGTCTTTTAGATCAATTCTCGCGCTATCAAGAGAAATAAGTGCTTTTTGTACAGAACTAAATTTTTCATTATTCAGTAAAGATATTTTCCCATTCCCGAAATCTTGATAATACTTGTCCTGTAGATCTCTAAATTTTGCGTAAATACCGGAATAACTTTCGCTAACTTTATCTATAGATGATGCCGTTTTCGTAAAATCAGCAATTTCTTCTTTTAGTTTGCGCATTGCTTTTTCTGCTATCTGCAAACTGGAATCGTCTAATTTTTGGACGAATATTGTCTGAGCAGCTGTTGCGGCATTCAAAGCTGTTCTCAAAGTAATAACATTTTTTTCAATCCCGTTATATACGTCAGATACTTTTAATAATCGCTCAAAATCTTTGTCAGTTATATTTGCTATATCTCCGAAATTATATCCGTTTTTTTTTGTTAAATCATTAGCATCATATTTGGCTTTTCGTAGCTGAGAATCCAGAGTTTTTGCAATCCCCGCATACGGATTTTTTGTGCTCCCCTTAACACCTGCGGTACTCGCGGTACTGATCGTTGCCCGAACATTTGATAATTTGCTAACAATCGAGGTTACTTTCGTTTCAACTGCATCCAGCTGCTTTAGCGCCCCGCTCATATCAAACAGCTGTACATTTCCTCCCACACTGCTCTGGATATTTTTCAGCTGGTTGGTAATTTTTGTAATATCAGCCGGGTCAATCTCAAGGTGTGCGGTAATATTACTTGTAAGGTTTTTAATCTTATCCGCCAGTTCACTCTCATTGGCCAGTTCCGCTTTAACCTTCAGTTTATTCTTTTTTGCAATCTCATTCAGCTTCCCCTGCACACCACCGCCGTCAGGTTCCACCTTTACCTTAATACTTAAATCTTCCGCCATATACTTTCCCCCTTACGGTTCGGCTCAAGCCTTCAAAGGCCGATTCTTTTCAAATCAGCCGCTCAAGACAAGAGCCGAAGCTCTCGTCGCGTTAGTTATCAGGGAACTGCTCTTTTATGGCTTTCACAATCTCTCCATGTACGGCGCTGTTCCCATCTGCGATTTCTCTTGCCGTGTTTGCCACAAACGGGCGCGGGTGCAAATAGGCCGCATCAGGTGGCGAACCCCAAATGTTTTTCACATCGCCCTTCTCCACCATCTCAGCAAGCGGTGTATTGGTGCCGGTTTTGTACTGCCCACCAACGGCTGATTCATTCGGCACACCAATATCCTTTACCGTAAGCACATGTTCTCTCACGCTGCTCACCACGCTGCTGTCGGCTTCCAATGCTCCTTCGCCCTGGCCGCGGCGCTCATATACTTTTGGCTGGTATACATCCAGTACATCTTCCTGGATATGCTTCTTCAGACAATTCTCCACAGCCGTTTTCGTCCCGCCATTCAGTGCCAGGTTAATGCGCCGCTGCAGTTCCAGTTCCAGCCCTTTCTGTGTGCTTACCGTCTTGGCCATTTAACTCTCCTTGCCGTTCACAACTTCAATCTTCACGGGCGGCTTCTTTGCGGGCTGCTCTCCTTCGCGCACTTTCTTTACCAGATCAGCCAAAAATTCCTGGTCTCCCAGTTGGCTCAAATTCCCTGCAATCTCTACAAAGGCGTCTGCAATCCGGTCAAGCGGGTCCGGGTGGTTGATCGCATCAAATACCTTCATGTATTTTTCTTTCCGGTCTTTCATCTCGGCTTCACATGCCTCATAAAGTCCCGCTGTAATCACCGCAATATCCGGGTCTTCCACAATTTCAATGCCCTGTCGGCTGTAAACAAAGTCGCACATCTCATCTGTGTCCATCTTGTCCAGCTCCGCTTCCGGGGCAAAAAAGGTAATCACCGCAATGCGCCAAGCATAATCAAACAGCGCGTAATACTGCTTGCCGTCCTTCTCGCACATGTCGCAAACAAAATCCACAAACCGGATTCTGTCGCCTACACGGATGTTCTTCTTAATTTCCATAAAAAACTCCTTACAAAAAAAATAAAAGCCCGCCCTTTTCAGGCGGAGCCGTGTTCATGTTCTATTCGGGTACCATGTCTTAATTTTATCCTGCTCAATAAGCTTTTCTGCCGTTTCCTAGCATAATCACAATTTTACAGCGTGTCGTAGTGAACCTCCCCACCTAAGCCTTGCGGTTATAGATGAGGCTTCTCCGTGGATTGTAACCCCACGGTAAGTCTCTGCGTTACCCGAAGGTAGAGATACGGCCCAAACTTAGCTCACAACGCCTGACGGCATTGGCCACCACATAAGGGTTAGTCTCCCGCAAAGTTGTCACAACACAGTACATCTACATCAGGCAGTTACTTCGGGTTGAATCTCTTTTGGAGTGTTCAAAAAGTCATGCAGCTGTCTGAGAGAATGTAAAGTGCATTGGGTTCTGCGCTCAATGTCAGGAACTTTGGCCTTACATTGAGACCATGCCTTTTTTGACATGGGTTTTGTTACCTCGCGGATAAAATAGCGTGCGCCGATATTGTAGCACGCATTCAAATCCGCATTGTATTGTTTGCTGCTTGCAAAAGTAGCAAGGGAATGGTTATCTGGTGCGCGTTTTACTTTGCCGCTGCCGTCATACGCAAGTTTGCTGGTTCCCCAAGCGCAGATGTGTGAAATGCGGATACCACAGCGGTGAGCTTTATGCTCTGCAATGTGCTGGATACCATTTTTACGCCACATCTGGATTTTCTGCTTCTTGGACGATGCTTTCTTGCCTTTGAAGTCTAAATGTTCAAAGACAATTACATCGGCAGAATAGAGGACCGCGAATTCTATAACCGCGGCAGCAATCTTTTTGGATAATTCATCATTAACGCGCTTTGCATAGGCCCAAAAGTTATGTGCTTCACGGGACCCATGTAGTCTTTGGAACTTCTTGATGCGGTTAAGCACATGATACAGATGGTCTTTGTCACTTGGGAAGTTGATAAAACTCCTGGCAAGGATAGTTCCATCAGCAGTCATGATGCTGCATACCGCATCGGTATTGAGACCTAAATCGACGGCACAGACGCGCTGCTTATCGATAGGGGTATCACTCAGTTTAACGTTTTCATCGAACGCAAAACGAAGGCTGTATTTGCCAAAATGCTTTTCGAGTATAGGGGCTGACGCACAAGCGTGCATCCAGTATTTGCGCAAGTAAGCAATATCTGTCTTACGCAGCGTGACGGTTGCCCATACCCAGTCGTTTTTATAGAAAACCTTCAAGCGGACAGTATAGTGATTGCTCAAAGCAGTCAGCTCATTTTGGGAGTTCTGCAGTTCAACAGCTTTGCGCTTTGCTTTCTCGATTTTCTTTTCTTCTGCCGTAAGTTCGTCCTTAGGTTTAGGATTTTTTATGACTTTCACTTTTTCGGGTGCGCCGTCTACGAGGAACATATCATCACGGAAGAATATAGGGAGAGCCTTTCTGTCCACTTGAAGGGTAGGCTGTTTATCCTTTTTGTCGGACACTTCCCAATTTGCCAAGTTGCTGCGATAACTGCTCACCGCACCAATAGCGACCGTAATGGTTGCACGACGCAGATACGACGGATACTTATAGAACAACTTGTCGAAATCAGGATACTTGGCTTCATGGTTTTTGGTGCTATGAACCAGTTTATCAATATAGCGCTGTTGCTCAAGATTACCGGTATCGATGCGTTTAACAGCATTCCAGTTTTCATTGACAACGCCAATCAGATAGGCGAGCGCCTTGCGATAAATACAAACAGTTTCATTGAGATTTACACTACAATTAACGATTCTTACCTGATAGCTAGATGTAATATTCAAAGCACTCACCTCCCTTACGGTTCACTATAATTCTATAATATCCAGTTCGCACAACCTGGCGACACCGTTATCAGAACGGAAAACAATAATTTCTGATTTCTACCCTTAAACACGAGCTAACCCCGCCTAAATTTTACAGCTATAGACGTGGCGTGCGCTCTCCATTATTCGTAATCAATCCACCCGCCACGCCGTTTACGGTATACAATCCAACGCAAATGCTCGTCCGGGTACAGGTAATCAAACATCTTCCGTTTCATCAGTGCCACAGTATCTGGGCACCCCTTGGTGTCAATTACCTCTGTCGTGCCGTCTTTATACTTCAACCAAAAATCAGCCACATAGTTAATAGCTCGCACCGTCTCTATTCTTCCCCCACGTTCCTTGCGGTACTTTGGCTGTAGCTCATAGGGTTTCTGCAGCTGATAGTCCACAATCTCCCCGCTTGCAACTCCAGGCAGCACAACATCCCGGTAATATTTCATCTCAAGTTCAGAATCAAACACAATTCCGTCATAGGTGCGTTTGCTCTTGTCGCGGCTCACATTATACTTGCTTCGTCCGCTTACTTGCACAGCTCAATCTTCCCGTCTGTAATCTTGAACTTAACCACATCGCCAACGGCATAGCCATCTTTCACCGGCATCTGGTAGCCGTGCCCATCACATTCAAAACCCATGTACCCGCGTTCCTTGTTGCAGTATACAACCACGCCCTTCAGCGGGCGCACCTGACGCTTCAGGGTCACTTTGGGCGGGGCAGCAATTTCAACAGGTTCAATCTTCACATCAGCAAAACCGCCGGTATTCTTGTCTTCCATGCACGCTACTCCTTTCGTGTTCTAAAAATGGAGGAGCTTTTCGCTCCCCCACGGATCAAACATCACAATTCAAACCTATATATAATAAGGTAGGGATTTGCGTTGATCACTCCATAAAGTTCATGTCGTAAATATCGCCGTCCTGGTTGGCCATGCAGTCAAAGGTAATAGAAACAGTGGTCGGATCACCAGTGTTCTGGAAAGCCAGGCTGAAACTTGCCTGCGGCTGAGCCTTGTAGTAAACCAGCTCGCACTGCACAATCTCGTCGTCCTCGGTCTTGAACGGCATCATACCGTGGATCTCAAAGGCACGCGGGAATGTGTCAGAATCAAACTTGACAGTCTGAACACCATCGTTCTTGTCGTAGAAGTAGTAGGCAATATAGTTCTTGCCGTCCTGCAGGCCAGCGCCAGCAACCTTCTTCTCAGTGGTGGTAAGATCACTGATCTCAGTGCCAGCGTCGTCAGAAACAGCAAAAACCTGCACAGTGCCGGCCTTCGGGGTCTCACTCAGTTCAATGCCATCAGTGGTAGCGGTCAGTACCTCGCGCTTCATAATCTTTGCAACCTTGCCAATGTCCTGGCCGCTCAGCAGGGCAAACAGCTTAACAGGCATGATCTGGGTATCAACCTTCAGGGTGCCTGCACGCTCGCCATCAAAGCCAACACGGTTCGGTGCGCCCTGGCCGCCCTTTGCAAACACGCGGTTTGCGGTAAAGTCAGTGGTGGTCACGTTGGCAAAATCAATGGGCAGAAAAACTTTCTTGGTCTTGTAATCAAGCAGAACCAGATCAGCAACTTCACGGTTCGCCATATTCGGATTTACAGCCATATCTTAATCCTCCGTTACTATTTATCAGTTTCCATGCGTTTGTACCATCCGCCAAGGTCGTTTTCGCCACCCCATACGGCATAGTTCATGTCATGGATCTCATTTTGTTTTTTTATGTTCTGACGGTTAAAAGTGTCATGCACCTGGTACACCGTCAAATCATAAATATTCGTATAATTCAGGCTGTTATGGTTTGTCGCCAGCGCAGAGATGATGTTCCCCAACTCCAAATCAGGGTTACTCTTATACCCTTTTCGTTTCGATTTTTCATATTCAGCCTTTTTCTTTTGGAATCGTTCATAAAACTTGCGGGCAGCCTCATTTTTGAACTTCAAGTTTTCCTCCCGCTTCTGGTCTATGTACGCGGTTTGCAGGCAAATGTCGCAAATCTCTGCCCAGTTATCTCGCGTTATGGAACCATCAATCAGGATCTTATCGTCCACCTCGGTTTTATTCACCAGTACAGCATGGTGCGCTTCATCATATTCAAGCGGCGCATCAATAAAAAAGGCCAGTGCGGCAATCATCTCCGCCTGGCTTTCTTTGCTCATACTTAATAAATCAAAGGTGTTAATGGTGGCTTTTTCCTCCTCGCTCAAAGCTTCATACGGGTTCTCCTGCCCTGTTACTTTGGCAATGTCTTCAAACATCGCCTGTGGTGTCAGCAGCAAGGTACTTAGCGCAAACTGATAGCTCATATAGCCGCGCTTGTTAATGTCGCTCAGTCGGGGCGAGTGTACTCTGCCCACGTTTTTCACCATAAAACCTTCGGGGTTCAGCAGTTCATAGTACGGTACTTTCACTTTGCGCCACCCATCTTGCGGTTGAACGCCATCACTTCGTATGTAATGCAGCGGCCGTAATAATTATTATTCGGCTTGTATACATCGTTGTTCAGCAACCGTACCTTCCCAATTCCAAAATCTTCGCTGCCGTTCAGTAAACGGTCAACGTTCATGGCCAACACATCGGCCTTCGTCCCCAGCACGCCGGGGTGTCGGTAACTCTTCATTACCTTCTTATTGCAATAGGCAAAAATGTACAGGTACACTCTGTATGCCGTATCGCTCGGTGCCTTAGCCACCACGGTCTCCATGCACAGGTAGGTGTCCGCCGTTTCATTGATCTCCGGCACATACTCGAACTCGTAAATATGTCCGGTACTAATGCTCTTATCGCCCAGTAGCATCTCGTCCGTGTCAGCGTCATCGTCCACAGGGCCAAGCAGCAGGTTAATAATGGTGTCGTCCTGTGCCAGCAGGGCGGCTACTTTGTGTTTGTATTCTCCCAGCTCACTCAGGTTCATACGTCCACCACCTTCACTGTAATGCTGTCTGTGCTCTTGCCGTCCGGTGCCACAACCGTTAATTTCACGGTGGCTCCATTCAGCACGACATTATCCTCTGCGCATACCCGGCAGCTTTCCCCAGTCACCCGGTTCCACTGCACACTGTTGGCAAGGTATACCTTTGTTTCAAGTGTTTTATCATCAACGCTCAGGCTCCAGGTGCATCCCGGCAGCGGCTTGCCATCAATCGTGGCCTTAAAAATCTTGCCACGCCCGCAAATGCGCACTTTAGGTTCGCCCGCGTATTTAATAACCACTTCGCCATCCTCCGGTGCCTGCTTTACCTCCTGGTAATCGCACAGCATCTTTTCGGCGTTATCCTGTTCTTCCACATGCTGATCCTGTTCAAGGTTCAAAACCAAAAATCCCGTCTGGGCATCATTCCAGTCATAGCGTTCTGTCATGGCGTCCACGCAGGTCACACGGTAAGTTTTAGGCTTGCCGTTAATCTGCTCCATCATCAGGCGTTTCCCTACATCCAGCAAAGCCGATTCCTCATCATACGGTATTTTCACCTGGAATTCGCGGCTGGAAATGGTCATGTATACATCTTCGTTCAGGTTGGAAAAATACGGCTTATCCACAACCGCCCACCGGGTAATGATTTCTCCGGTCTCATGGTTCTGCCACTGGATGCTCCGGTTACACAGCTCAATTTTGCCGCGCACGGTTATTTCATCGTCCGCATCGCGCTCTGTAATCAGCCAATGGCTTTTACTAAACAGCATAATTTTTCCAATCTCAAAGTTGTCGCCCGGCATGGTGCGTATAATCTTCTGGTTTGTCACCGTGCTGCTAATAATCATCATGTGGTGGGGTACCCCCTCAATCTCTACCTCTTTATAGGCAGGGGAGTCAGGCCCCATTCTCAGCGTATCCCGTTTGCTCTTTTCAATCATCCGGTCACGCCGCGTACTTCCGTGCCTGCCAAGCATAGCAGCATATGTCTCATAGTTCATACGCTACCACCTCACTCAGTCAAACTCGAAATTTCCCCATTGCGGAAAGAGTACAGGTTAATCTCCTTCATCTGCTGCCGCTCTGTCGTGGTCAGCAGGGTCGTCATCTTCTCCAGCAGGTTGGCTGGCGAAAACAACGTAAAATCCTTTGTGCTCAATCCGTTCTGCAATGCGTCTGTGTTATAAACATACTGGCGCACAAAATGCACAATCATGCCCAGTGCCAAAATATCCTTCTCGCGGTTCGTCAGCGTAATGTTGAACTCCAGCAGGTCATCTTCCCTGTCATTCAGGTCCTGTTTGCACACATCCTCAAAATCGCTGATCGCCATCTTCAAAAGATCCAGCTGCATTGCTTCTCTTGTCACCGCATCGTAGTCCAGGAACTCATAGTTGCGGACTTGGCCACGGTAACGCTCATAAACTTCCTCGTATCTTGTGCCCATTGGCCCGCACCATTCCTCTCATTATTCTTCGGTTCCGCCGATCGTCACAATCTCAACGCCGCTCTTGCGGGTTCTGGGTTTCTTGGGTGCCTCCAACGCAACGGATTCTTCCAAATCGCAATCCAGCACATCGTTCAATGCTTTAATCATGGCACGGCTATCCAGCTGGTCTGCCTTCAGCATCTCCTTTGCGCGGATACGGATGCTGTCGCGCATCCCCTCGCTCATCTTGGGCACCTTCTCGCGGATCTCATCCGGGGTCCACTTAAATACCTCGTCAAAGTTCTCCGTGGTCAGCGCATTCTTGTAATAACGTTCCACACCCAGCTTGCGCAATACGTTGGCGTCCTCAATCAAAATCCAGTTATCACGGAAAAACCGCGGCTGGCTGCCACGCATTACAAGCAGCTCGGCGTAGTCCATCTCCTGCACCTCGCCAAACTCGGTCCACTCAACGGTGTAGCCGGGGTTGCGGGTCGAAGCATAAAACAAGTTGCCATGGGTACCGTTCTTGCATTCCACCATGGTCTCATTGGTAATCTTCGCAGTTGCCAAAACATACCTCCAAAATATTCCTTATATAAAAAAGAACCCCGCCTTGCGGCAGGGGTATCGTTCAGCTCAAAATCAGGCAAACTTGTAGCTGCCAAAGTCGCGGTCCAGAATGATAGAAACACCGGTGCGCTTGGTCATCAGGAATTCCTGGGTCAGGTCGGCCTTGTTCATCGGGTCGCCCATCAGCATGGTAACTTCACCCTCAGTAACGCGCTTCACGGGCTTGGTGTCACCGGCAAAAATGTAAACAGTGTCGTCAGGCAGAATAAACTCAGTAGAGCCGATCTTGTGGCGCTGCTTCATCGCAACCATCGGGGTGCCGGCAATGTGGCCCAGGTAACCCATGCTGTACAGGTCGCTCTTGGCCTGCTCACCCATGGTAGCAGTGGTAATCTTGCGCAGTGCCTTGCGGGTGCCAACAATCGTAGCGGTGTCGCCGGTAGAAGCCTCAATGTGCTCAATCAGGTCCAGCAGCTTGTCCTCATTGTAAGAACCACTCTGGGTATAAACGGGGTCCAGCTTGGTGAACATGCTGGTCCATGCCAGATAAGCGCTGTCCAGGTCATACTGGGTAAAGCTGCGGCCAACAGTGTCAACCAGGTCATTAAAGTCAATACGGCCAGCCAGCACGCGGTTAATTTCCTCATAAACCTTCACAGCACGCAGCTGGGTGTTCACGGTAATATCCTGGCCGGCTTCCAGGCGCTGACGGCGGATGCCCTGGGTGCCTTCAGCAATGTCGGCAACAGTCAGCAGGCACGGCTTGGTGGTATGGAAAATGTTGGTATCGCCCAGAGAGGTGTTGCGGTCCTCAATAAAATTGGTAAAGAACTCGTCACCCTTCAGGCCCTCTTCACTAACCTTATCAATCAGAACTTCGGTAATAGCAAACAGGTTGCTGCACTTACCGTCGCGGATATCCTTGTAGTTCATGCTGGTCTTGCCATTATTAGCCTCAATCATGGCCTGGCGCAGAACTTCCTGGCTGTCTTTCACGCTGTATTCGCCCAGGTGGCCATGGTAGCCATCAACGGCCAGCTTAATCAGTTTCTCATCCATGTTAATACTCCTTTACATATAAAGATAGGTGCAGCCATAGGCCACACCAGTAATTAGTTATAACTAACTCGCTGATACAAAAAAATCAGGCGATCACGTCAACGATGTAATAGGTATACTGGCCATCGCCAAAGCCAACCTTCACAGGGTCGCGCTTGATCACACCAAAAACATTGTCAGCAGAAGCATCAGCCTCAATTTTCAGCTTGGTAGAACCAGCAGCAAAGGCAACAAACTTGCCCTTTTCGGGGGTACCGTCAAAAGCTTCAGCAGTAACGCGGAAAGAATCAGCGCCGGCAACCAGCAGGTAAGCGCGAACAGGCTTGCCAGCTTCGTTCTCCCACTCGGTCAGGTAATGGGTGCGGGTCTCATCGTAAAACAGCTCAACGCCGGCAACCAGGGCCAGCATAGGGCGCTTGGAATCAGCAGCAGGTGCTTCAGCCTTGTAGGTTTCGGGGCCGATTGCATCACCAATCACAACAATGTTGCCATTATCAATGGCGGCAGGGCTGCCATCCTTGTAAAAAACAACACTCTTCAGGTAGGCAGCGTTGCTGGAACCAACCAGCATATCGGTGCCAACAACAGCATGTTTAATGTTAGCCATAATATGTAACTCCTTTTTTTACTCTTTTGTATGCAGGTAGCGTTCAAACAGGTCGCCGTAGCGCTTCTCTGTCTTCTGTGTGCCATTCACGCCAAACCGTACCTTGTTTACCTCACCCTTCTTTTCTTTGGGCGGAACATAACTAAACTCAGCGGCCTTTTTGCCCAACAGCTTGTAGCAAGCATCTTCCAAAACGGTAAACTCCATCGTCTTGTTATCTCGCAGTTTGGCATAATCAGCATCGCCATCCAGCTTCTGATCCATAACGGCAAACAGCTGTTCGCGTTTAGCGCTCTCTTCTTCTTTGGCAGCAGCAGCCTCGGCCGCAACGTAAGCATCATATTTCGGCTTCATCTCGTCATACTCTGCTTTCAGTTCGTTGTACTGCTTGTTGGCAGCCTCCAGTTTTTCGGTCTGCTCTTTGGCCTTGTCGCCCATGGTGCTGTATAGCGCGGGCACGCCCACATCGGCACTGCCTTCATCCCAGGCTTCGTACTTTACCTTCATGCGTTTCTTGCTGGCAAAATCAATTTTTACGTTGTCGCCATCCATGGTAAAGGTAAAGCTGTAGATCTTCCAATCCTGGCAATCCATCACAACGGCAAGGTCATCCTGCACATCCTGCAGCCAATAGCGGCTCACTTCATAGCCCCACGGGTCAATCATGGTTTCAGCGCTAATGGCCTCGTTTACTTCGTTCAGCTTGTCGCACAGGTTCAGGCTGTAATCCGCAGCAGGTTCGCCGCCTTCCGGTTCCGCAACGGGTTCCGGTTCTGCCGGGGGTTCGGGTTCTGCAGGTTCAGCAGCAGGCTCTGCGGCCGGCTCACTTTCCGATTCACCCTGCGGCTCTTCCGGCTCGGCAGATTTTGCTGCAGCCATCTCTTCACACTTCGCTTTCAGTTCCTCAATGGTAATTTCCTCCAAAGAGAACTCCAGCGTAGAAGCGTCAATGCCGTAAGAAGCCAGAATTTCTTCTTTTTCTTTCAAGCAATCGTCTCCTTTCGCAAAATTATCTATCTGAGCCTCCTTGGAGGATTCAGATCTCTGTAAAGCTGTGTATTCCGCCAGCATATCCTTAACCTGGCTCGCAATCGTCGCGGCGGTAAAATTCGCCGTAACTGTGCTGCCCGTCATTGCTGGTCGGATTTGCGGGTCAGTGGTGGAAAGCACGCAGCAGCCATCAAAATCAAAATTCTGCACAACATAGTAGCCGTCTTTATCCACATAGCCTTCCATGTTGGTGATCTCCATGCTCTGCCCTTTCACCACATCCCGCTCAAAAATCCCACAGGAATCGTCAAACTTGGTCCACAGCAACCCGTCAACGCGCAAATATTCCCGTGTTTTTCCTGTGCCGTCATCCCGGCTTACCCAGCGCGGGTTGCAGCTCTCCGGTATCACACCGTAAGCGCTGCCGGCATATACATATCGAATTCCGTCCTCGTCCACAATCAGCTCATGTTCATGGCCCTTAAAATCAAGCTCATCATCGTCATTCTGCTCAATGTATCCAAGGATCGGGGTATTCGCAATACTCTTTGCTGCCCGGTCAACTACCTCTTTTTCAAACCGCGATCCGTTCAGGTTGCCGCCAGTATGCAGCACATCAATCGTCACGTTAATAAAACGCGCATCTTTGCCCATCACTTCTCCGGTTTTTTCAAAGGTAATTGGCAGGCGGTTCAACCGCTCACTCACATCCAATCACCCCGTAAACTAAAAAAGGCCGCTTGCATAGCGGTCTCTCAAAAGTAATTTCGTTTTTTCTGCTGTGCGGCAAACTCCTGCACAGCCTTCAAATCATCGTCGTCAAGTTCAAAAATATATACTATATGGCCGCCACTGTCGCGCTCTTCCCGCACCAGCTTCTTTTTCTGGCGCAGCAAATATAGTACCACGTCACGGCCGCGTACTTTAACTTCACGCTTCATCGAGTAATCAGCCTCCTGTCGCCAGGTCTTCCTCGCTGCTGTTCTCGCCTGCGTCTGTCAGCGTCTTACCCTCACTTGCATTGGTGGGGCGTCCGCCTTCATCTGTCGCGGCATTACTGTCAGCAGCGCTCTGCGTGTTGGAGCTTATCAGCGGTACCTCATTGGCTGACAGGTTCAATACCGTGTTTTCCAGGTACTGCATGTTCTCCATATCGCTTGGGCTGTATCCGCTTGTCGCCATAATGGCACTGCGCACCGGCATTCCGTACTGGCCATCTTTTACAAGGCGGTCATGCACTTCCTGCCGGTTAAAATACGTCACATCTAAAATATTTACCTTAAACTTAACTGCCGTCGAAACACTCTTTAATTTACGGTTGATCCAGCGTTCAATCTGCCGCATCATCGCAAACACAATCATCTGGTCATTCACGGTAGAAAGGCTCAGCGTAGAGCTGCTGGGGTCTTCACCGCCACCAAACAAGATGTTGTTTACACCCGCCTGTTTCCACATCGAATTTTCAGCTTTTGCCACATCGTCACTGCCGCTCACAGCTCCACTTTTTTCAAAGTCCCAGCTGCTGATCTTCATCGGACTCATAATCGCGCCAATGTTCTCCGGCAGCACATTGCACAGCATGTCGTAAAACTCTTTGCACAGGTCGTAGTCAATCAAAAATGTACCGTCATCCCCCACCGGGATCTCCAGCGCCAACGCCTTGTAATTATTCACTTCACTGGCATCTTTACTGATCGCCCGATAGTCTTCAATATCCGCCAGTGCGCTAAACAAGCTCACAAACGGCGGGATCGGTACATACGTCTGCTCGTTTACTTTCAAACAGATAGAATTTTCACTTGACAACTCCTGCCACTTCAAGCCGGAATCCTTCTGGTACGCACTGTACATCGTGGTAAATTCCGGCGGAAAATTTGGTAATCGCTCACGGTGGGAATCAAAGTAAGAAAAATTGAACGCAAAGTTGTATACACCATCCTCAATGCTGCTGATCTTGCAATAGTCTGCATCCAGCTGCTGGAATGTGTAGCTGTCGTTCGTTTCCCATGCGTATCCGTAATACACATCATCACGGAACGCCACCATCAACGCCCGGCTGAACTCGTGCCGCAGGTTCATCTTTTCCAACTGTGCCGTTATCGCATAGTAACCTTTTTTGAACTTTTGCAGGTTTACATTCTTGGAATAATCAATGCCATACGGCACCACAATGTAACTGAACGTGCTCATGTTGGCAAAATACTGGATCAGCCGCCTGTAATAGTTCGAAATATTGAACAGGTATTGGCTCATCTGCCGCAGCTGCACTTCATAGTTAGCCGGGTTCCCCAAATAGGTAATAATCTGGCTCTTGGTGTACTTTTTATAAGTAGGGTTGTAGTCGCGGTTATTTACCAGGTCGCGGATCTTCACGTTTGCCAGGTTCGCATACCGCACCTTACTCATAAATTCCGTCAATGGCACAAAGCTTTTCTTGCCGTCCGGGCTGATCATGGCGACCTTTTTCTGCTGTATTTCTTCCATATAGCCGCCTCCTTAATGCCGCAGTCTGGGCGCTCTAAAGTTCATTTCAATCTTCTTATTGCGCATAAAGTTTTTACTCATCATGCGTTCGACCTGCAGCGCAATGTAATAGTTGTAGCTCAGGCTGCTGTAACGGTCCTTGCGTGCGCCGGGCTTCTCATGCACACGGATCAAATTATTCGTTGCTTCATATTCCAGGTTCACCAGCTCATTTACAGCCAATCCGGTATTGATGTACGGCATCTGCAGCGCCATCTTTTCCATGGGTGAAAGCTTGTCGTAACCTTTAATATTCGCCCGCAAAATCTCTTCGCAGTCATATTCGGATTCCAAAAACCGGATTCTCCCTTGTTGGATTCCGCTTCGCAACGCAATTGTCACGTCGTTATTAAACTGGCTGCTGCCCATAATCGCCCAAATCACCTTGGGTGCCGTCTTGTCGGGGCACCGCTCCTGGAAATCCGGGTTATTGCAGCAGTTCAGCGGTGGGTATGTCTCGCCCGTCTCCGGGTCATAGCACTCGTGCATCAGCAGATCCATAATGGGGGCACCAAGACCCTTTGCGTCAATGCCAATGTAGTCACACTCAAAATACTTAAAGTAGCGGCGTAGTTTCAGCACCAAATCCTGCGTAATAATACCCTCGCAGTTTTCGGTGTACACCATGTTGCTGGTACACTTGCCCGTACTGTCCGGCATCAAACTGTTCAAAAAGATGCTGGTGGCATCATTGTCGCGGCGCTTGGAACTCATCAGGGCAATATCGACCGTCAAAATCCGCTTCTCGCCGGTTTTCTTGGCCGGCAACTGGCAAGCCGCCTTATTGTTCAAAATCATGTTTGGCGCATAGAACGCTTTTATGATCTTGCGCTGCTTGTTAATGTCGTCAAAGCTAAATAGCCCGCCGTCTGTCGTGCCAATAAACAGCGCCTCATTTTCCATGCGGAACCGTATGTCAGAAAACGTCGATTCTGTCATCTCGTCTTCTACCTGGCTCTTCAGCAGCAGGTTTTCCTTAATACTCATCTGGTACGGGAATCGGAAACAATAGTAATTTTTCGTGGTGTCAAACATGTTCACAAAGTAATCTTTGCACAAATCCCATGACCAGTGCTGTTCAAACCATGCAGAGCTTAGGTACATCTGCTGGTTGCGCTCTGCCAAATGGGCATACTTGGGGTTGTCCATATAGCCGGGGTGGCGGATGTAGTTCAAAAACTTCTTCAGAACCAGATCCAGCACTTCCTTGTCAACCATGCGGTACTCGTCAATGATTAGCAAACTCGCACGGCCGCCACGGGCAGTATCTGCGGCAGTCACAACCTCAATCACACTGTCATTGCGGAAGGTTATTTTCGCCACACTCTGGTTTATCGTTATATCTTTTATCTCACTGCGCAGTAATGGGCTTCGCGGCACCAACTCCTGCTCAATCTTTTTCAGTACCAAGCTGCCCTGGTTTCGCGTTTTGCTCGCAATCACAATCAAGCTGCCTGGGTACAAGATCGCTTTCCAACAGCAGAAAATTGCACATAGGAACGTCTTGCCTAGACCACGCGCCGCTATAAAACAAAAATTTGTGCATAGCGCCATGCAATAAATCAAAATCTGTTGGAACATCTTCAGGTTTACGTTCAAATAATCCTTGCAAAACCTCTGCGGGTTCGCCCGGTAAAAGCTGGCCCACAGCGCCACGGCATTCATGATCCGGCTTGTCTTATCTTCCGTAACCTCTCTTGCAGTTTTCTTCACCATTTAACGCACCACCTCACTCACCGGGGGTGCCAAAAATGGCGTTGCGGATACTCTCGTTCTCTTCCTCTTCTCCGCCGGTGTATTCAGGTCGGTGCGCCGTATAAGGTGCCATGCCTTCCTCGTATTCTTTCTGCCACGGGTTTTTGATTTTGAACAGTTCCATCATTGGCCCTGTCACCCAAGTACGGAAATATTTACCAATCCCATCCACATCCCGCCATTCGGGCGCAGCTTCCGGGATCGGCTTTTTGTCTTCCCACTTTTTAATCAAGGTGCCAAAGGTATTTGCCTCTGCCAGCGCATTATCATTCGTCTGGTTTGGCTTAATATTGGCGCTGCCCAGCAGGTTCTGCAAAGTATCGCTGGCCTCTTTTACCTTCTTGGTGTCACCCGTTTGGTATGCCTTGGTCAGCATAATCTGCGCCATACTGATTGCTTTGAACAATTCTTCCTGCGCCTTGGTGGAGCACTCATACCGGGTAATCCAGTCCTTGTACTCATTGTCCAGCCGCACATACTCGGCCTCGTTGAACCCTGGCCCCCAAAACCCAACCATGCGCTGGCTTACCTTGCCGCCGTTTGGTCGTGTCTCGCTGATATCGCTCACATCATTGATCACCCGCCCGTTGATTTCTTCCAGGTAGGTATCAAAGGTCTTGCCATGGTTCTGGGTCATGTTGCAATGTCTGATCCAAGCTGTCATCCGGCTTGTGTTCGGGGCGTGCTTTGCCGTGCTTTTCAGCAGTCCCTCGCTGTAATAAATGTCAAACAGCATGCACACCCGCTTCATGGCCTCATCCTCATTGCCCAGCGCCTGGGTATAATGGTCAACCAGCTTGTCCATGCAGCTTTTGCATACCGGGAAGTAATGGTTGTTCCCTCGCCACAGCTCGCTTTGCGCAGGGGAAAAATTATCCTTCTGGTGCATGAACCGCTTGCCGCAGCAGGCACAAACAAAATACGCAGGCCCATCGTCCTCTGCCATCATGCGGCGGATCTTGGCCTGCGCTTCTGCGTTTTCTCGTAAAATTGTAGCTTTATTTTTAGAGCCTTTCGGTCTTCCGGCCATGTTCAGTCACCCGCCTTATTGGCGCGGTTCCCGTTCTCATCATAATCACGGAAGTTGTTCCGGCACTCGTTCCAAAACTCCACCACATCCATCAGTTTCTGGCTGCGCTTAAACACACAGTAGCTTGTCTGGGTAATGGGGTTCATCTGCCGGCTCTCATAGCTCAAACCAAACGCCTTCAAAAAATTCGTAAGCCGCGCCGAATAACTGCAAAAGTATTCGGGCTGCTTCTTCTCATACTCACCCACTCTAAAGACCATCCCCTCTCATCAAAAAATCCCACGTTCTAATCCAGCGTAATATCGTAACAGCAGTCCACGCCGTAAGCATTCACCACCAGCACGTTCTGCTCTGGTTTATTTCGCAATCTCTTATCCATGCAGTAGCAGTCCGCGCCATCCACACAGCCGCTTTCGTATACTTTCGTATCGTATACAGTCGTCAGGGCATTGGTGTGGCGGTGTCCCATCAGCACAATGTCAGGCTTATCACCTGTCATCATAGTCAAGGTCTGTACCACGCTGCCCGGTGTGTCTTTGTCACCATGCACTGCATACACCAGTCGGCCGCGTACCATAAAGTCCGCAATCGTCTCGTCAATCGTATTCTGGTAGGTTTCCACATTACCCAGCGCCGTGCAGCGTGCGCCCACAATATAAGTCACAAGCTTGTCCAGGTATTCACCGTGCTGGTTATCCTCCTTGGCAGGGAACACCCGGCTGTGGTTGCCCGGCACACTATAAATGTATACACGTTCAAACATACGGCTCAGTTCGGCCACAAACCAACTCACGGCTTCCCCAGCGCTGATCACCTGGTCCACTACATTCTCGTTGTTTTCCAGCCGGTTGTTCAGGTGGATCTCACCGTTTACCAGGTCTCCGCCCAGCACCAAAAAACAATTCTGACCATTGTGGCGCTTCTGGATCACATATACCTTTTCCGCATAGCGCTTCAGCCGGGCACGCAGCACCTGTTGGTCAAAACTATTGTAAAGGTTCTCAATCTTGACTCCCGCATGCAGGTCGGTCAGGTGAACAATCAGGTCGGTCGTCAGTGCTTCTGTACTAACTACCCCAATGTGTTCAAAAGTCTCCGGCTTATAAGCGCTGAATCGCCGTTCAATCAGCTCTCGCATGCTCTCTCCACGGGCTTGTACCCGCATCAGACGGCTCACTTCATTGCGCTCATCTCGCAGCTTAACCTTTTCTTTCTCCAGCTCGCGGCGCTGCTCTTTAATCTCGCCCAAAATCTGCTGGGCGTCACTCAAGTTGGTTTCACTGGCGTGCGCCAGCATGCTGAACGCCTTCCAGTTCTTGCGGTATACGCACTCATCCTTGTCCTGGCCCAGCTCTTTATTGATTACATCCGCCACATCGTCCCAGGTGCCAATCTGGTCCTTGGCAGCACAAATGCGGTAGATGTATTCATTGTCAGTTTCCTTGGCAAGCTTGTGCAGTTCAAGCATTCACGTCACCCCGTGTATTCACAATTCCGGTGCGGCGCTGACCACGCTCCATCTCAGCCAAAGCTTCCTGCGCAAAATAGTTGTTGGGCAAAGCCTGCAGCACATACGGCAGCTCGTCCACCATCGTTTTGTTCACGGTCGTAACCATATGCACACCGGGGAACTTCTTGCGCAACATTTTTGCTTCTTCCTTAGAAATAACAATCATCTTCAAAAATCTCCTTATAAAAAAATAATCTGAGAATAAAAGAACCCCCGGCCATAATGGTCAGGGGCACTCCACCCTCTATAATCATATATAGGGGGTTTTCAGCTTCAAGCGTTACAAGGTATTATTTTTGTTTCTATAGCGGGTCACACGGGCCAATGTCTTGGCGTTTTTCTCCAATTCCGCGCAGGTCTTGCAGTAGTGTGCCTTGGCATTCCACGCAATCTCTTCCCCACACTTTTCGCAGTACCGGTTGTCAAACAGCCCAATCTTTGCGCACAATTTATCCATATCCAACCGGTTGTTCTCTGCCGTCACATCCCAGCAGTAAACAGCTTCGCTTTTGTGATCATAAAACGGGTACTCATACAAACAACCAATCCGCCCCGGACCCGGCTTGCAAGTAATCCGGTTCAATATGCCGCACTTATCACTCAGCACATCCAGCTCCACCGGTGCTTCATAACCGTCCCACCAGTTCGCGCCATCAATATGTATCGTTGTCACATCTCGCCCAAAGCAAGAGCAAAACTGTTTGATCCTGTATCGGTTCATCAGATCCAGCGTGTCACTGCCGTTCAGCCGGCACATAACAATCACGCCAAGCAAAACCTTCACCTGTCGCTGCGTCAGCCCATAAGTACGGATCGCCAGCCGAATGTAAGTCAGGTCGCTCTCATAAAGGCAAATCTTGTCAACCTGCCGCAGTCCACACTTCTTCAGCTGTTTTTTCTTGTACTGCTGGATTAGGTCCAACCGGTCATACTGCCTTATGTACTTGGGATCTGTATGGGCCAGCTGCATATCTGCACAAAAATCTGGCTCATACCCACTCTGCGCCAACAGCCGCCGTAACAGCCGCGGGCTTTCATTGTAATCGTCAAAGTTATCCAGCAGCATCTTTTCATTGCAATAATAGCTGTAATACATTACCCCTCTCCTCCTTCAATCGGTTCAATGTTCAGTTCGTTGCCAACCGGCACCAGGGCATAACGCTTGCCCAGGTACTCGTATTCACCGTCATCGCACAGCTGCGGCAAGCAAATGTTCACCTGCTGGATATTCTCCACAATGCCGGTGCCGGCCACCACCCACATAAACTTCTTGCTGCGGCGGGGGTATTTCTGGTAGCAAAGCATCACGGCAATGTTGGCCAGTTCTTTGGGGTCAAGGCAAATCTCTGCACACCGGGCACGGAACTTGTTGTAGTACAGCTGCCAGTCAACCTCAAAGTTGGCGGCAAACTCCTTTGTAACGCCCTCAGCCTCCAGCTCATCTTTGAACCGGTCAAAGTAACGGCAATGGTATTCAGTCTCTGCCAGCTCGGCTACCGTTTTATTAAACTCAAAGTAGATTTTTTCAATTGCATCAAAATGCTCCTGGCTAAATCCCACCTCCCCGTCAATCATAATTGTATAATCAAACCCGTCACTCCTTTTGTGGCGCAGCCCGTCCGCCCACTTTTCAATAACCCAACACATCTTGTTCATGTTGCTGTGGGCGCAGCTCAGGCGCTTCATCCGCTTGTAGTACGGGCTTGCATACTTCATAAAATACGGCAAAGGTCTGCCATACTTGGCAATCTGCCGCGGCACCGGGTACAACACACCGGTTTTTGCAAAATCGCATTCTTGCTTGTGGACTATATCATCATCTCACACTTTTGGCATGTATGAGAGGCTGGCACTTCCACGCCGGATTTTCACCGGATCGCGTACATCCCTTGCGGGCTAGTCTCTTGACCTTCCTTATTATATGTATAAGGCTTGGCACAGGATTGTATTAACCATGATAGTTTCCCTGTTAGCACACAGACAAAACGCCATTTCCTGCGTTTCCACATTTGTCCTGTGTACACCCTGCTCTTGCAGGTTCACCAGCTGTTTCCACTGCGCGTCACCGCACAGGGCCACCGATTCTTGATGGCTTTCGTTTTTCAATTACCCCCGTATGTCACCATACAGGCCAGACTATCTCTTCCATGTTTCCATGGCCACGCGCTTGGCGTCCGGGCTATCATCTCCCGGCCTACAGGGCTACACTCATCACCCCTAGTCTTTACACCTTCAGTAATTACCAGTAACTGGCAATCAAAGCTTGGCACGGTATTGTCTTTACGCTGTATTGTAAAGAGTTTCACCGTTAGCCGCCCTTTAGGCGACACTGCTGATAAGGCATTCACGCGGTTTTACAACGGCGAAGCCACCGTTGGTTATGGAGAGCAGGTCAACATACCGGGCGTATGTTTCTTTCTGCTTCTCGGTTTTTGGTGTTTTGTTGTGGTAGCAGCTCGCGTAATTGGAAATCTCACCAATCAAACTCTTCAAGCTGCGCATAATGCACGCCGTGCGGTTCTGGATCGTGTCCTTCTCCGCCAGCGCAGTTACTTTATCTTCAATGTCAATTACAATTTTTGCGTTCCTGTCCACACCCTTCATCATCAAAGGGCTGTCAAGAAGCAAACAAAGATCTCCCATAAAAACCTGATGTACTTAATTGACAAAGTATTCAGGTTTTTCTCGACTATATCATATCCATGCCACACCGCAGTGTAGTTTAGGTCACAGCGCTTCCACAACGGGACTTTCACCCGCCATGTACTCTACTGACTCAACTTAACAAGTTGGTTTTCGATAGTCTGTGGATTTGACCGTCTTGTTCGAGTTTGTTTTGCTGTTCCTTCTGTTTACGTTCCCTCTTATCAGCAATAAATTTTGAGTGAGCATAAGCATCCGGCCACGGAATATTTAACGTGTTGGCGATTTCAAATGGACGCATACCATCAGCATACATCTGTTCCATCTGAGAAATTTCTTCACCTGTATACTTTCGTTCACCAGCTTTTTTATGTAAAACGGTAATACTATGAATGCAATTTTCTTTGGTTGTCATCCATTCCAGATTTGAAACCTCGTTATGCGCTTTATTTCCATCTTTATGGTTCACAACAGGTTTATCCATAGGATTTTCAATAAAAGCCATTGCCACAAGAACATGAACACGCTTTATTTTCTTCACTCCATCTTTACAAAGAGTGCAGATTTTATAACCATATGCATTCATTCTTTGAGCAACAAGAGACTCGTCTAAATGCTTAAAACGACATCCTTTACGCCCAGATCTCCAAGATCTTGCGTTGCGTTTTACACGTCCCAGGTTACTTACGCTGTAAAGTTCTTCATACCCTACAACGGGCATCCAAACTTCACCTTCTAAAGATTCAACCATCATCTTCACCTCCTTTTCTTTTATATTTTGCAGACGGTCAAACACCGGATTATACTTCGCAGTACGTCCCCGGTTAGCAGTTAATCAAACCATCATTTCCTATGGCTCCATAAAAATATGTATTAACCACACCATGATTTTTCATGTTCACTGTGTTTTATATCCGATCGTTTCCAATCGGTACGACAGAGGCTTCTCGCCTGATCGTAGTCGGCCCCGTTAAGCCGTTGCGGGGTAATACTCTTACAATTAACAATCAACGTGTTCACCAACTGGCCGCAATATTTTTCCAGTAGCGGGTTGGTCACGCCCTTCAGGATCACATGCTCACTCTTGCAAATGTGCGGGTTGCGTTCAATCAGCCGTTCGCCAAGCGTTGTTCCTGTTCTGTCAAAACTGTAAAACTCGTTCGCCTCCAGCGCTCCCTTCAAGGGTAGACCGGCAATGTGTTCCATCAGCATGATCAGGTCAGGCACTAAGAACTTAAAGCTACCGCGCAGCCACAACTTGCCGCACTTCATGTCGTCCTTATATTTTCCAAGCAGGTTGGTTATGTACTTTCGCACTCCCTCCTCTTTCAGCATCTCCGGGTTCTTCAAAATCGCCGCGCAATAATTATTCAGCGGTTTGTGCCGGTCAGCCAGCATGCCCAAAAAACAGTATGTGTATACCGGATCGCCGTTCTCAATCTTTTCAACCCAATCAATGCTGTAATCTGCCAGATGCTCAAACTCGTCTACCGGCAAATCCAGGTCCTGCAAAATCTGGTAATTACCGCGGGTGTATAGCGGTTCTGTGTCAATGTCAAACTGCCACTTTGCAATGCCAATGCAGTGCTTGTTCTTCTTGAACTGGTACCAGTATTCCTCCCAGTCCGCAATCGTGCCGGTCTTCTTAAAATACTTGTACCCCTTGTACATGCTCTCGCAGGCAATAATCTTGGGTTCAGCCCCTGGGCTGACATCGTGTTCCACGCCCCAAATGTCTTTGATGAATCGTACCCCGCGTTCTGCAAAAAACGTTTCATAATCCATCTGGTTCAGTACACCCTTAAAGTACGGCATACGCCACACAACGCTAGTTACGGGTGTTTCGCTGCCTAACCGCCGCTGTATCTCCTGCATAATCTTGGGGTGTGCGATCCCGCAGCCGTCAAAGGCGTTTATCTCAATGTCGCGGGTAGTTTCTGCAATGTCTTTCTGCACCCACTCGCGGTCAGCCCCGGTCTTGCGGTCTTTGAACTGGATCTTGCGGTCATATACATATTTAATGTTCTGGTTTGGTATCGTCACAAAGCAGTCCGGCACTACCACAATGGTCGGATACCAGTTCTCAATGCAGTGGCAGCTGGAATACATCAGGCCGCGATAAGCGTAAAATTTACTCAATACTGTTTCCTGAATTTGTATTCCCATTGTGATTCTCACGTCAAGGTCGTGGGCCAACCGCCTGTCCACAAAGCTCAAGATACCCTGCCGCACCATACTGGCGCTGCGTTCACTCAGCACAAACTCTTGCTTTCCAATCCTAAACCCGTGCTGGATCAACCGCTTCATGGCCGCCTTTTTGTTCTGGCCACCCACGCAATCCACAAACACAACAAACCGGTTGTACTCGTTGCTTTCATATGTAAGCAGCCGGATCTGCCGGAACAGCATGTTATCACCCTGCTTTACATAAAAGCGCTCTTCCTCCTCCTGGCTGATCTGGATGTTATAGTCATGGTTGATAATGTAGGTCAGGTTCAACTTTCGCACAATATATAGTGGTGGTGCGAACATTACTCGTCCTCCTTGTTATTCGGGTCATCCTCTTTGTTCTCGGCTTTTTCCAGGTTGTAAATCTTTTCAATGCTAACCCGCCCGCTATCAAACGCCTCACGGGAAAGTGCCGCCCACAGCAGCGCGTACAAAACCGGCAGCGCCACAAAAATTCCAACCGTGGCCATAGTGCCCAACATCTGCAACGCCAGCCGGATCACCACAATGCAGCTTCCAACCAGCACCATGGCCTTAAATCCCTGCCACAGGTCATGCAGAAAATTTGTCAGTATCAACAAAGTTTCAGCTTCTTTCTTGTTCAAAGTTTTATACCTCCAAAAAAATATTTTTTCGTAGAAAAGGTAAAGTGGGCAATATACGTTCGTTTTGCTTAGAATATTTCATCCTCACACAATCCCCAGTCACTGTAATTATCAGGCGGAATCTCCCACCCATCGCAAAACTGGGTGTTGCACAACTCTTCCATCGGCGGTTCTGGCGGGGTTTCCTGCTCCGGCTCCGGCATCACCTCCTCTGCTGGTTCTGGCTTGTCCTCCGCTCCGCATGTCTGGCCTGCCGGGTACCAGTTGGAGCCTGCTCGGTTGGGTTTGCGCCGGTACCGGTTCTTTGTTTCGCGCACAACCTTCTCCACCATGTTGTCACCACACATTAGCGGAAGCGCCAAAATCATCTCCGGCCGGTCAGATTCCAAACGCCCTTTTTCAATCGCTCCATAGTACGGCACTACCAATCCACACTGGTACATAACTCGGATTGCGTTTGATACGGTCTTATCAGCCAGGTGCAGTTCTTTGGCAATCGCTTTAATGTATCCTACCCACGTCGCCACAAACCCCATCTTCTCCTTGCCGTATGTACGCTGCCACAAGCGGTACCTCAACCGCAGGTAACAGTAGATCCGGTACAGATTGTTCGTGCTACGCCCTGTAGAATAGGCAGCGGATACTCTGTTCAACAGCAAAAAATATTCGTTTGAAGATAGTGAAGCATAACCAAACTTTCCATCCTTCTCATCTTTGCCAAACACCTCATTCAAATCTTTGAACCGGTACTTAAAGGGCTTAGTCGCTTTTGCCTTATCGTATCCATCTGTCACAATCACGCCACGCGCCCCCAAAAACTCAACCGCTTCTGCTGCACGGTTATAGTATCTACGATGCTGACAATCTTTTCCAAACGTTCCAGCCAGTTCAACCAGCTCAGCCAAGCTTGTGTAACTGCAAAACCGCATGTCGTAAAACGGTGAATACTTCACGTACATCACCATATAAACTGGCAATAATTCTTGAACATCACGGTTAAAAATCAGCTCTTCCGGCACCTGCACTACCTGCTTTGCTAAATAGGAACCGTTCGTATACATTAAAAACACTCCTTTGTGATAGTAAAAACGGCCAAAAATCAATCATTCAATTCTTAAAAATTGGCTCAAAAACCGCATTTTGAAAAGCGACCTCCAAAAACGTGGCGTAAACGAAAGTTCAATACGCCCATAAACGAAGGAAAAACCCGGAAAAAACAAACACTCACTTACGCTTAATAAGAAAAATCTTAAGAAAAGAAAAATAAGAGGTACTTTGGCTCGGCATTTGGTTCTCCGGGAATTTGTGGTTGCCGGCCATCTCGCTTGTTCTGCGTGCATCCCAAGCTCAACCGTACCTCATGACTGTGTGGGCGCATGGGTTTGGTGAAATCGCGTCCTTGGTTCTTTTCGTTCCTGGTTTTATACAATCTCCCAGGCCGTAACGTGTCGATTCAAAAATAGTCCCAGGTCATAGCGCTGTCCGTTCAAGTCAAGCCATTGGTGTGTTCCTCTGGTTTTCAGGCCGTTGCAGGTCACTGCTCGTTTATCCAGCCCTGGCTGATCCGGTGCTGATAAAATCACGCTCTTTCTTTTGCGTTAAATAGTTCTTCCAGGCTCATCTCCCAGCGCTTTTAACGCATCCTGCTGGTTTATGTATCGCATGTCGTATCTCCTTGTGTCGTGGCTCATAGCGCGTCCCTGCGCGTCTCAGGCCATGTTATACCGTGCGGTGTCGCAGTTTATGAATAGATCGCTGGTTCCGGCATTACTGGTTCCTTAAAACAACCAAGCCCAAAATCTCCCGGCCAATATTCGCCCTGCAGCCATTCGCTCTGGCTCTGAATAATTTCGTCCAGGTTATCTGGGTTTTTCACCAGGTTCATTGGCATCAGTAACGGAAGGTACTCGCCGTCGTCATCCATGATAGTGAACAAACTGGCCAGATCGTCTGCCGTTGCGCTTTGTAATTTTTCAAGCCTTGTCATATGCTTTATTCACCTCCTTAGCCCTCTGTACAGGCGCTTCAAGCTCGTATCTTAGCTGGGCTGAATAGTTTGTTTTCGCCACCAAAGGCTCGTCATAGGGGCTTGCAGGGCCATGTCCGCCAATGGGGTTAATTTTATCCATCGTTGTCCACACATCCCGCGCCAGCATCAGTTCAATCGTGTCCATGACTTCATCCAGCGTTTTCTCGCCGCACAGGTGCGCACAAAGCAGCTTGCCAAGCTCCCAATGACTTTTATTCGGCATGTCCTTTATCACAGAACCCCTCCTTTGTTGTCTCGCAGTCATGCAGCGTGCAGTAGTATAAATCTGGGCGTATAATGGAGTTCACAACCTCGTCACAGTCCTCACACCGCACATATTTTGTCATAGTGGGTGTCGCATCAATGGCTTCCAAAACCCGCTGTACACCATCCAGGTAAGCCTGCCATTCGGCCTCTGAATACTTCGGGTCGCGCTCAATGCAGTACGCCTCAAACTCCTCCGCATCAATCAGTCGTGCCATAAAAATTTTTTCACCTCATTTTTGAACTTTTCGTAATATCTCTTGGCGATGTGTTTTGCTATTGTTATTATCTTCCACACGCCAAAAAAAATCAGTAACGTCCATACAGTACCCAGCGCTAACAGCATCAGCGGTCCCCATAGGTAAATTATCAGTATGGCGTCCACCGTAGATTTCCACGCCTCGCTCATTGGCTACCTCCGGTACCCAGGTCTCGCATCATTTCGTCGGTCAGATAGTACACCGTGCTGGTATACCGATCTTTGAACGATTCATTGTTGTATGTGGTGCGGTCGTAAAAGTCGGCCTTGTAGCTGTAATCTTCATCAGAATATTTTATGGTGACGTAATCTACATCCTCGGTTTCTTCTTTTATGCTTCCATCATCCTGTATCACGCCGCAGTGCAGGTATGTGTCAGCGCCGCAAATGCCGCCATACCGGTTTGTATACGGTCGCGTTTCAAGGAATGCGTAGGAGATTTTGTGTGTGGTATATACAGTAGTTGTGTCTACAGCCTTTGGCGCTTTAGCTTCTAAGTCAATGCCTAAGTGTACAGCAGCTCCAGCAGCCAATACCGCAGTGGCCACAGCGCAAGCGTGAGTTATAGCACTGGCGATTTTTAATTTTGACATAAAGTTTCTCCTTATTAGTTGCAGTCTAGGATCTCGAAACTGTCAAGTAGAGCACCGAACGAATTCTCCCAGTCCTTATAGTTTTCGGGTGTAACATCTGTTACTGGGTTAAGCACAATCCAGTCATGTAGTTGCCGCATCTCGTCAAGCAATAATTGCATGTTACTGGCAGTCTCTTTCTTGCGGATTTCAAATTCTTCATTGGTCATTAGTGTATTCCTCCTAGATCTGGGAAGTATTTGCGGCGCTTTTCATAGTTAATACAGGTAATTTCGGCTTTATCACGCAACCCGCTTATATCGCAACGAACAAAAAACTTGCCATAGTTTTTGCAGTGTTTGCAGTATAAACATAAGCTGGACGTGTAGTCTTCAGGCCATTCTGTAAATAGCGTGCAATGGGCAGGTTGTTCTATCGACTTCTCTTCTAGTTCGCAGACAATCCGGCTATCAGTCATAATCATCCGACAGTAACAGCAATTCTTGCATGTAGTTTTTTCTGCCTGTTCTTTAGCTGTCTCAGCTTTGCGTTCCTGCTGTACTCTCAGCCAGCCATAGGCGCACACACTAGCCAAAGCGCAAATCTTTATACCCGTATAAATTGTTTCAATCAGCATCGGCCATGTCCTCAGTATCGTCCGACATACCAATCAGTCCTTCGGCTTCCATCAGCAGCCGGAACGTCTCGCGTCCCTTGGGTGTGATCAGGGTCTGGGTTCCGGCATGCCCGTTGCCACGGTTCACAAACTCCTTGATATCAAATAGCCCATCGTTGCGCTCTGCATAAGCCTTGAGCTTTCCCTGTGTATCACGGTACAGGTACTTTTTGTCTAGTAGGAACTGAACCAGCACAGTTTGTTTGATATGTAATTCGCTGGCAAAGGTTCTGAAATTGGTCAGCAGATTCCGATCGATCACGGCATCGAAATAGCGAGCCTTTCCGGTCATCTCAGCGTTCTTACTTTCCAGCTGCTTATTCTTCGTAGCCAGTTCCTCCAGTCGTTTGGTGCGGGTTTCTAATGTTTTCTGAGCCACCAGTAGCGCTTGGCTCATTAGCTCAGCGTCTGTCATGGTTTCTTGTCCAGCAATGTAGCCGCCGTTTTTGCGGATGGCCGGCAAGACCTCCGCGGTAACCCAGCGTTTGAACTGTTTTGCGGTGGGAAGTTTACTGGAAAGAATCAAGCTGTACAAGCCGGACTCGTTGATAATTGTTACGTTTTGTTTACCGCCAGGGGTCATCAATTCAGTGACCCCTTTATCTTCAGAATCAACATGATTTGTTACAGCGTTAACAAGAGATTTTCCCTTTCCATAACCAAGTGCAGCAGCTACATCCTTGCCTACAAACCACGGCTCGCCGTTCATCTCCACCGTGCGCACATCGTTATTTTCGTATTTGAATACCTGCAAATTTCCCATAAAAAATCTCCTTGTAAAAATATGGGTGTCACTGTCCTTGACCCCATTATTCAAAATCAAATTGCTTGCGGACGTTCAGCTGCCTCGCCATAATTCAATCGTCATGCCGCACCTTTTTTATTCCGGCAACGGCCGGTATTTATTCATATCGCAGTAACCGCTCATGGCGTTCATGTCGTGCAGCATCTCGCTTACTACCTCGTTCCGGTCAAGGCCATTGCGGTCTGCATAATCTACCATGTCTTCAAACATTACGGCGATTGTATGGGTGTAATCCTTAATGTGTTCCGTCTGTGGCTGTACGGAATATCTAAAGCATGTTTGTTCCATTGTTAAAAATCTCCAAAGTTATTATTCAAGAATGAGGATTGGTAGCAGCCATAGCGCTCGGCTCCATATGGTCTCCAAAATAAAATTTATGTACGCCCTTGGCTCCTACCCAGTGGTCAAAACTTTCATCAAAGCTGTCACTATGTACTGCAGCCGGCACCTGAATAATGCAGGGCACTTTCTGCGCCACCATATCATCTTTGCACCAGCCGCTGTTGCAGGTCCCGCAGCAAGGTTCCAGTACCAGATCGTCAAACGGGAACATCATATCGCAGTAGCCTTTGATATATTCGTCATAGACTCGTTCTGCGTTGTGTTCATACGGCGTATCGTTCCAGTCATCTCCGTACCATTCCACCAGGTCATCATCACCCAGGTAGAACCGTACCAGGTTGCCCTTGCGTTCGAAGTCAATAATTTTCATGCCTTCACTTCCTCCTTGGTGGCTTCATGTTCAGTTTCAAACATCTTGGTCATATCTGCCGGAAATTCATGTCTGCTGTACATAGCCGCCGTCCGTCGCACCAACTCGCACGGATCAGGATTATTTGCCCCAAACTCCGCGTTCAGCTCGTCTTGCGTCACCGGCCACTTAAAGCCAAAGTCACTGCGTTTGATTTTGCACAGCGGCGCTCCTTCATGCCAGAACACGATGCCCTCCATGGCGGCCAACTCCAACCCGCGCCGGATTCCCTCAAAGCTTAGGTTTGGGATATCAATACTGATCGTGCCATGCCGCACCAGCACGTCCTTGTCCAGCCCGTAGGGATTCTTCTGGAAGTGCGGTCCAATCGCCTCATAGGTTGCATCCGGCAGTATCCCAGCTGTTGTTTCGTGCCGCCACAAACCATTTGTCCGCGGGGTTATCTGCCGCCACTTTCACCCAGTGGGGCCAGTGGCCAGTTACCGGGTCTGGCTCGTCACACGGGATCGCGCCCTCCGGTACTGCTCTGCCCGGCTTGGCATCAAAGCGCTTGTAGAATTCGCCGTTAATAATCGCGCAGCAGGCACCGTCAAGCTTCAATGTGGCAATGCTCTCATCCGTCAGCGCCGCCTCACAACCCGGCGTAATCTCGTCACGGATTCCGGTAATCTTGTGGCCACTGAATTCGCGCTTATATAAGGTAGGGATCTTCTTCATTGGTTTTTACCTCCAAAACTTTGTTAATTATTCAAGTGTCAATTTTGATGCTGCGCATAACGACATCGGCAACAGGGGTACCCGTCAATGCGCACAGACAGGCGTAACGGCCAATCCATTCATTGAAGTCTACATTCTCGTTAAAGGTGACTTGCACATAGTTGGTAGAATAGCCATGACTTTTCGCCCATGTGTCCGGCGTGCCATTGTCGCATTCCAAGCAAACGTGCCGGCGGCCTGGATCTGATTCAATAAACCAAACCATGCTGACACCTTGCTCACATAGCGGGGCCATCATTCTTCGGGCGCTCAGTTTTGCGCTACATGTCTCTGCCGTGCTCCAGCGGCTCGTCCGGCTGCTCTGGTACTCTGCGCACGCATCATCCACGGCCTTATGTGCCGCCTTTGGGTCTCTCACATCAATCGTCACACTGCGTAACGTGATTGGCTCTGGTGTAGCAGCCGGTGCTCCACATTCCTCCGGCGTAAGCAATGTGTAGCAGTTTGGGTCAAGCTTCAGCTCACTGGCCGCCAGCACACCGCTCGGCTGCAGCCACCGCCCATAGGGGATCTGGCCGTCCACTACTTTGGTGATTATGAACGTATCGCCCTCGCATGCCGCATATTGGCGTATACCCGCCCGGTGTGTTTTGGTAATTCGCACCTTGTCGCCCGGTTTTACCAAACAATACCTAGCGGAGCTATTGATAGTGCCTGTGTTGTGATTTTTCATAAATTATTTGCCTCCTTCATTTGCGAAAACTTGTATTTAGTAAAGGTAAAAAAAACGGGTGCTTACCAGGCACCCAAATTTAATGGGCATCGCTATATAGTAGCCAGCGGCGGCACTCCCAACACTGTATCTACCGCCATTGCCGTTGCATCAATCTGCTCTTGGCTCAAGCCAATGTAGCGCATCGTAATGCTCTGGCTGCTGTGGTGGAACTTGTTTTGCAGCGTTTCCATCACCTGGCCAGCCGGCAGCCCGGCCTCTGTCATAGCGTGGTTTGCAGCATAGCCATAGGTCTTGCGCAGGCTGTGGGTACTAATATGCTCTTTAATGCCGCACTCTTTGGCCGCTTGGTTCAAGATCCGCCACACCTGGGTTTCATCCAGCGGCTGCGGCACTCCCTTGGGGCTGCGCATACTCTGGAACAATGGCCAGCCAGGCTTCAGCACATTCATGGTTCGGCTCCGCATCTCTTCAATCAGGGCGGTAATCGCGCCTGCTGCCAGCGGGGTAATCAGGTCATTGGTGCGCTTGCCGGTCTTTTCATTGATGATAATTACGCGGTGGCGCGGACAGTTGTGCTCACAATCCCATACATCATCCACGGTAAGGCGTAAAAGATCGCCCACACGCAGGCCCAGTGTCACACCACATATAAATAAGGTATAGTTCCGCTGCCTGTTATACGGGCGTCCCTGGGTGTGCAGATAGGTGGCTATGGCGTTAAAGTCCTCGCGGCTGCGGATCGGCTCTGCCGGCGTTGGTTTTGCCACACCATTGGTTTTTACCAGGCTCAGTTTGGGTTGTGCATAGCGGGCGGCACGGGCTTTCTTACTGCGGCTCCGCTGGCGCGGCTGTGGTGTTTCGCGTACCAGCTTATAACCCATGGCGGATGCCAGCTGTTCCATCAGGGCGTTGTGGCCGTCAGTATCGGCGCTTGCCTGCATCATTGCCATCAGTAAACTTGCAGCACCTTGTAGGTCCAGCCCACCTTTGGCCTCTGTGGCTTCTTGCATAGTAACAGTGCGGGGAATAAAGTGAGCTACGTTGTTTCTTTTTTTCATGGTGGGCTTCCCTCCTGTGTGGTGTGTCCTACGGAGCTTTATCCTGCGGAGCTTTATCTTATGGTTCTATTATAGCACTGCTAATTACAAGAAGTCAACAGTGGCAAAAAATAAATTTCATGAGAAAGCGTAACACAGGCTCCGCCTGTAGGGGCGGGGGTTTTGAGCTGCGCCTGGGGTAATTTAAGCTGCGCTTGAGGCATTTTAGGTTCCACCTGTAGGGGGCGAGAGATTTCAGGTCGCGCCTGACCATGTTACGGTGCCGTTATACTCCTGCGGGAGTACCCACTCAAGGGGACCCACCCAAAGGGACCCGATCGGTGTTGTAATGGAAACTATCCCCCACCACCTGCGGTGGCGGGACCTAACTTCTCCACCGCCTGCGGTAGCGGAATCTCAATTCGCCTCCGTAGGGTGCCTTCCTTTATATATATGGCACGCTAGAGGCCAAAACAGCACTCACAGAGCCTGCAGCCGTCTTATAGTGGCGCCTATTGCCAGGATTTGCCATGGAATTGCCGGGATTTAACCTCCGGTGGGGCCAATGTTGGGGCGTTTCGGGGTTGTAAAGCGGCGTTTCGGACTGCTCCGAGGCGTTTTCGAGCGGAAATAATGCGTTTTTTAGCGTTTTGGCGCTGTTTTTGTGCGTTTTAGTGGCCAAATTGTGCGTTTTTATGGCGTTTTTGAGTAAAAAAATAAGGCCCCAAAGGAGCCTGGAAAGCGGATTGTTATGCGGTTTTCTCCGAGAAAGGGAACGATTAAGGAAACAGGGATCTAGAGGGAGGAAAGTGGAGGAAAGGAGGGGTTTGGAGAAAGGAGGAGATGAGGTGGGGAGATGGAAGAGGGAGAAGTGACGTAGGTACGCTGGTTTGTGTTTTGTGAGCCGGGAGTGAGATGGGATAACTGACCCATTTTCAACGCTCACACGTCATTTTTTCTTTTTAACCTGCCCCCCTATGCAAACTATTGAACGTGGTTTGCAAGTAGTGGGTTTTTAGCGGTATAGCGCTGTTTTATGGCCTTCTGACATGCTGATTTTTGGCGCTTTTCTTGCTTTACAGAGGGTATACCAGGCGCTGTTTTATAGTCCTGTTTATGGGACTATATACCGTGCCATGCCGTCGGGTCAGCTGACCTATACTATATAGCATATAGTATTCATACCCCGCTATACCGCAGATCCCCGCCGCCTTCTATCCGCAGTACACAACGCCTATACTTTATTTATATACATTTGTTTCATATATTTATAATTTTATTGCAAGTATCTTGTACTGCGGTAAAGATCTATATATTATAGGTGCATAGGCTGCATGTGCAGCATGTATGTGCAGGCTACACGCTTTACAATACCGCAGAACACAAAAAAAACAGCACACAAAAAATGGAGGTACAAAAAAATGTTGAACGAAAAAAAGAATGACAAAAACCAGAATGTGATTTTACATTTTGAGTTTTCCGCGCCGGCGCAAAAATGGAAATATGCCGATAGTATCCCTCCGGTATACCGCGCGGCTATTGGCGCAGCCGCCGCCGCCGCAAAAGTCGCATATGATAAACAGTATAGCGATACCCTGCGGGACCTATATCAAGCTATCAATAGATATGCTACCTGCGGGATATGGCCCGATAACAGTACCGCCGCCGCAGATCTAGTTCAAACTATTGCCTTGCATTATGTTGAACTTGCAGCCGCCGCAAAACAGCCGCTTAATAGTTGGGTGCAAGGCGGGAATAATAACTTTACTGTTATACGGGTATATAAAAAGAGAAGCACAAAAGAGCTCATACTATTGCAAGGCCCACGCGCTGTTTTGTCGTACGGTATTAACGCGGCGAACAAATGGATTAACAGCCAGCGCGCGGCGCGTATAACCGGCCGTGTTACCTATATAGATAGTACCGGCAAAACATGCACCAAAACTGTACCGTTAGAATCAGTAGAAAAGCTAACAGAAGGTAATAACGACGCTATACAGGGTAAAGGTACCGGATTAACAGAGCCGCGTTATAGTGACCCCGATACAATTCAATCGCGCGCGCTGTTTTGGGAAGATATCGGTTATATTTTGCGCAATATTCCAGATGGGCAAGATATATGCCATTATACCGCCGCAGGATATACACAAATGGAGATCTCAAAACTGTTAAACTATAGTCAATCAAAAGTTGCTAAAATCCTTGCAAAGTGCCGTAAAACTCTGTTAGATAACGGCCTTGCACCTTCTACAATATTATAATAGGCCATAATAGGCCGCTATACCCCGTTATGTTATCCCGCAGCCGGATAGTATAACGGGGTATTTTTTTGTTATGTTTTAACTGCGGATTATTATTTTAGAATTTTCTAAAAATTTTTTTGAAAAGTTGGAATAATACCCCTGTTTTTTTTACGTTATAGGTGTAGGCGCGATACACCGCGCCTATATCTTCCCACGCAATCTAGTTCAGATCTAAAAATAAACAGTACATTTTGCTAAAAATGCGGGGCCTGTTATCCTAGTGAAAATGGCAGGGCGAACAAAAAACCGATTGGCTATTCGCAAGTTCGGCTTGAACGAAGCATAGATCGGGCTGGAATCGAAAACTAGGTAAACTTGAAAAAGTTTGCACAGGAAACTGTAATTCCAGACCTCCCCATGCGTTTGATGAACCTGATTCTGCAAACGGATTCTAAAGCGACTGGCATTTACACTGGCAATATCTCCGATGTTATCAGTGCGCCTTTTTGTCCTATCTCCGATGGGGCATTGACTGCTTAAAACCGTTGGCACCGCAAAACCCCGCCGTGCAAATGAAGCGGATTCAATCACACAAAGAGTATAAACTTGACTCGGAAATCGAATTCCGCCCCGCAAGGGGTTATTCATAAAACCGAAACAGACCGCCTTTTCGCAAGAAAGGGCGGTTTTGTCGTGTAAGGACTGGCTCTTATACCTGATGAGGGAAAGCATCCCCCACGGAATTGCCAAAATGAAAGGAATTTGACTATGAAAACCGAACTGAAAACCACCGATATGGCCGAACTGAAAACCCTGATTGCCACCGCTGAAAACGAAATTAAGCTGAAAACCGTGGCATATAAGGACCTTCTGGCCGCCGATGACGCAACCCAAAAGGATCTCGCAACCGCTGAAACGGCATTGACCAACGTGATTGACGAGTACAACGAACTGAAGAAGAACGAAATTTACCTGACCTGCTATCAGACAGAATCCCCCATGCTGGCCGCCTGCAAGTACGGCGAAATGACCAAAAAGGTGCTGAAGAAAAAGCAGAATGAAAACGGCACCGTAACCATCAGTGTCGATGACCGCAAGGCCCGCAATGCAATCGACCTGGTTGACTTTGAGCATTGCAACCCCGAAAAGGGCACTTTGGCCGTCAATGGCCAGTGGCCCTTCTATCTTGAATCCTGGCTGAAAAGCCTGGCTCTGAACCTTGGCACCGAAATTGAACTCGATGCCAAAGCACAGAATGAACTCGCCGCAAAATATAAGGATGCTGACGGCGAATTCGCAAACCTGTCCCGCAAGTCGTGCAGCATGAAGAACATGGTTCGTGACTTGCAAGCTATCGTTGATTGCATTGTGTTTATTGATTACGTTCCCAAAGAGGAACCGACCGATGAATCCGATTCCAAAAAGCCGGTCAAACCGGCCAAAAAGCTGAACGCTTTGAAGGTCACTTCCAAGGATATCAACTACATCAAAAACCGCATGACCAAAGCGGGCAAAACCGCTTTGGCAATCCGAATGGCAAGCCCGAAGGAAATGCGAATCATTGTTGGCAACGTCATGTACCACCTGACCACTGGCAAGCCGTACACGATTGAAGCGTAAAGCGTAACCCAACCGCTGGCAGACCGGTCAAAGTCTGCCCTTGTTAATGCAGCCCAAAAGGAAAATGAATTGAAAAAATGAATTTCCTTCTGGATGGTCACAAGCCCATAAAAATGCAGAGTGGCAAGCCGCCCGTTGTTGATTCTTTTGCGAATAGGTAGTAAAATGAAATTACATAGGGTTTGCCGTTTCGCAAGCCCAATTCCCTCGCAAAATTCAAAACGCAAAGGAGTTTTACAATGGACCCAACTTTTGAATTCGATTTTGAAAACGTTGACATTGGCCCTGACGCTGACCCGCACGATTCTGTTATTTACGCAATCGGGAAAGCAGTTGAAAAGGAACTTAAACGCCCCAAAACCCTGATTGTAAATCCCGTTCAGCTGCAAAAAATGAATCAGCTGCAAAAAGCTCTCGCAAAATACATTGAACACGCCAAAACATATCCGCTGAATGATAATGTGACGTTCAAAATGATTCCAAAAGTGAACCAGCATGACATTGAATTTGTTTTGGCCCTCGATGATTTTGTTGACTTCAAAGACCTGATGCTTCTTGCATTTGATCTCGGCATCAATGTTCGGATCTGTACCGCAAATGAAGATCGCGTCAGAGTCGGCTTTACGATTGAAAACCTTTACGTTGAACCGTAACTGCAACTAATTTCAAAATCGAATCCCAAACCGGAACCGCTTTTCACAGAGCGGTTCCTTTTTTATTGCTTGTTTTCGTCTCTAAGATGAATTTCATATTCCCCACTAATCAACCGCCGTATCATCTGCGGAAACGTGCAATCGAGTTTTGCAAGTATAGCAGAAAGCGCTTCATCGTCCTCTTTTACTAAAACAATTTTCCTTTCATTACGATTCCCCGCAAGTTTTGCGCGCTTTACACGTTCTCTATTAAGCTGTTTGATATGTTCCAGCTGTTCCTCTGCTGTTTTGAATTGCTTTTCCATTCTAAAACCTCTTTTACAACTTGATTTTTCTTACATTATACCAGAATAAAACTATTTTTACAAATCCAAACCATGAAATGAAAGGAAGCCCCACAATGATTGTCTTAAAAGAGAACGAACGTCTTTACGCAACCTCCTGGCAGTATAATTCTGCCCGCATCCTCACCCGCCTGGCCCAGCTCATCACCGCCCAGGGTGGCAAAGTGAAACCCTTGTATCCCGCCGTCATCTCTGACCGCAACCTGGAAGAAGCCTGCACCGCAACGCAGCGCCGCATTGAATCCTCTTCAACCTTCCATCTCAAAGTGCGGGAACCGCTGATTTCCAACCTCCAAAAGGAACTCGCCCTCTTCCAGTCCATCCCCAACGCCCCCATCACCGTCACCCACACCAGCTATATCAACTTCGCAATGAACGGCGTTTATTATTCCTATAGCCTGGACAATAACCCTTTCTTTCCCTTCCACTACCTCAAAACCCCTATCGACCCCAAAAGCGAAACCTACTCCGGCGATGCCTGTGTGGAAGAAAGCTCCAAGTCCTGGTTTACCGACCCGCTTATCGGCTTTGGCTGCCCTGATTCCGAGATTGAATCCGCTGCCGGGGCTATCCTCTCCCTGCTCCTTGCCGCCCCACTCTCCGCTATTCGCCACGATACCAAGCGCACCCGCATCCCCAACGCTTACGATGACGGCTACCACTTTGAATATATCCCCGTCAAAGAGCGCCGCATCAAGATTGATTTTTGAACGTCAAAGCGCCGCTACCCCATTCATAACAACACAGTCTGCTAAAGAAAGGTCGAACCAAAATGAAAACCAAAATCCGCCGCCCCTTCAACCTCCAGGCCGAACTCTCCCGCCTGGAACTCAACGGTGCCTGCTCTTACGATGGCAAACCCCTCATCCTCCTGGAACAAGCCTACTGCGCCTATGATTGTTACCACGGTATCGCCCAGTACGTTGCCACAGCCATCTGCCCCAACGAAATCGCCAAGGACTTCACCGCCCCGTGCTATGTCGTCACCTGGCCCATCATCCGCCCCTCTGCCGAAAACGAAGAGGACACCTGCGATTGGTCCGCCCCCGATGGCCTCACCCCCAACGGTGAATATGATTTGGAACGCCGCTATTATTATTGATGTCCAACTTTTTGCACTGGCGCATCACAACGTTTGGTTGTATAATTCAATCATAAGCCAAACCGCAAAACAAAATTATTTCTCCGTTTCCACCAAACTTTTCAAGTAAAAATCCGCACAAATTTTATCATCCTAACAAATATCATGAACAAATTGTAAATTCAAAAACGAATCCGCAAGCCACAAAGCTGCGCAGCATGAAAGGAAGTACCGCCCCATGTCTACCCAAATTCTCAACCTCACCCCGCACGAAATCAACATTGGCACCGCCTCCATCAAGCCCTTCGGCGTGGTTGCCCGCGTCTATGTTGAATCCATCTCCGACGGCGAATTCACCACCGCTTCCGGTACAACCATCCCCATCTCCCACTCTTACTATGGCGATGTCGAAAACCTGCCAAACCCCATGCCCAATACGATTTACATTGTCAGTGCTCTTGTCGCCTCCCGCGTTCCCACCCGCTCCGATGTCTTTTACCCCTGCTGCATGGTCCGCGATACCCAAGGCCGCGTCATCGGCTGCAAAACCCTCTGCTGTGCCGCCGCCCCCGTCCTCGCCGCTGTGCATTAACCGAACCAAAAAATGATTCAAGAAAGGAATTACTATCATGTCTATTTTTGATAAATGGAATCAGGTTCAGCCCAAAGAAGTATCCGGTCCCCAGAAAGGTTATATGGTCCTTAACAAAAGTCGAACACAAATTCTGTCAAGCCCTAATGGTCGAATGCACAGCCGTGAAACGCCTTACTGCTGCGGCAAAGACTATTATCTGAATGAATCGTTGGACCTCTGGAGTTCGTTCCGTTTCTTTTCTAACCTCGCGTATTGGTTTATTCCTGGCCTGGATGAAATCAATGATCATCTGGAAAATTATTCCTTTGTTGAAATCGTCGCTCTTGATAAGATTCTTCTGTGTGATAAATTCGGTGCCACAAACCACTTCTGCATTGTCAAAGAACTTTCCGAGAAAGAATTAAAACTGTTTGCCAATATCAGCAATTCCAGCACCGGCATTATGAACATTGGCAACTTTAATAAAGGCGATGGCAATATTGGCGACTGCAACTATGGTAGCTATAACATTCAGGATTCCAATTTCGGCCATATGAATAACGGCAACAACAACGTTGGTAATCAAAATTCTGGCTGGAGAAATATCGGTGATGAAAATACTGGCAACCGAAATACCGGCGATTGCAACTCCGGCGGAGGCAACATTGGAAACTATAATTCTGGCGGTGATAATAACGGTCATGGAAATTCTGGTTTCTATAATATCGGCAACAATAACTCTGGTGACTGGAATAAAACTTCTTTTTCCAGCGGTGTGTTCTGCACAGAACAGCCCTGCATTATGATCTTCAATAAACCCTCTAGCCTTACTCTCCAGCAATGGCGTGATAGTCATGCTTTCCGAATTTTGCAAAGTATGCCGGGCAATGGCACTCGTGTTATTGATGAAAAATACGTTGATTCTAAAGAAAAAGCCGAGCACCCCGAATGTGAAGTCACAGGCTGCATCATGAAATCCAAACGCTATTCTGTGGCAGACCGTATCCACTGGTGGAACCATACCTTAACTCCCAAAGAGCGTGAAGTTGTTCGCTCCATCCCCAATTTTGACCCTGATATCTTTGAAGAAATCACCGGCATTCCCGTTTGAATCTTATAACGAAAGGATATATCAATCATGATTACCTGGCTTAACGTCAAGCAGCTTCAAGCCTTAGCCGAAATCCCCAAAAGCCTTGTTGTCGATTGCAATGGAGAACCGGACGGAACGATATATTTTACCAAGGTCAATAAGTCTGCTGTATCCTATTATGATATTATTAGATACCTTGATAAGTTTACGGCCCCCACTGTCAGAACTCGTGCTGATATTGCTTTTATCACAGGTGATATCTGTACCCGGCCTCACAATAAAAATTCACAAGCAACCCGTTGGCTTATCATCTCTCATGAATATCGTGTTTACTCTTGTATTTTATCTGCCGTTCCTTCTTGGGATGACCGTCAAGAAGATGTTGAACTCAACTTGGAGCATAATCCCAATCGTATTTTTCTTATAGAGCGGGAGGATGGTAAAAGCAAAAATGAAAAGTTTACCTATAATTTTTATCAGGTTTCGGATACGCCTACCCCACCAACACTAGACGAATACAGCGTTGAAGATAAAGTTCTGTTTATAAAATCGTATGAAGATTGCTTCCCTAGACCTGGATTCTATTTGAAATTTGTTGAAAGTTCTAGTTTTGAAGAGCTGAATAGAACGCGCAAAACTCTTATAGACAGATTAAACGTTGTCAAATCCAGACTTGTACACCTTGTTCAAAACGATGACACGGAGGACTAACCATGATTCATCACATCACCCTCTCCCAGCTCCGTACCTTCACCTCTCCGGTCACACAATTCGGCGCCGACAATGAACCCTATATGGTCATCCAGGTCAACCGCGATCCTATGGATTTTCAGCAGCTCACCTCTTTCCTCTATGAATTCGCTTACCCCATCCCCGCTTCCCGTGAGGACCTTCTCATGACCTCCGCTTATCTTTCCAACATCAACAACGGTAGCCGTGAAGGTTTTTCCTCCAGTCATCCCCGCCTGCTTCTCATCTCAAAACTTTCCGACCAGAGCATTTATAATCTCGACCCTGCCCCTGATAAGATTGATGCTGTCCAGAACGATATTGATACCGACTTGGAGTACAGTACCACCCGCCTTTTCATCCTTGAATGTACCGGCAAAGAAAAATGGACCGTTCATCATGTGACCGACCGCTATAATCCTATCAACTTCCGTGACACCTCTGTCATCTCTGCCCTTGCCCGTATCCGCATCCTTGCCGATACCGCAACAGCCTACCACGACGAAAACGATTCTCTTCTTCTCAGCTCTTATGTTGACTATCTCAATTCCCACTTTGAAGCCTTTGCCTGCACCAGCGATACCGAGACCTTAAAGTTGCTGGCTCTCACCAATAAAGCCATCTCCAATATTCTCTATCGCGCCCTTCAAATCGCCGATGAAGACCCGACCAAGTTCAGCCTCTAATTAAATCACTCCACTATAAAAGCCCTGCCCACCCGCAAGGCTTTTTTCTTTTGCCTATTAAACTCTAAGCCAAGAAAGGAATTACTTACCATGACTGACTTTGAAAGAAAAATCACTTCCGAAAAAGCTCTTGACGCTGCCATCCGCCAGCTCAAAACCCAGGACGACTGGTTCCTCACTACCAAAACCGGCCTGGCAAAACGCATCGTCACCCTCTACGATGAAATTATTGCCGCTGCTGATTTCCCCGTCTCTCTTCCCGTCCGCGATGTCCTCAACTACAGCTCTGCCGCCTTCATGAATTATGTCAAGCTCGGCTGCAACTACATCACCCGCAAATTCAATGTCCGCCACAGCCCCACCACCGTTTACTCTTACGGCTACAACTACAGCAACGAAGCCCTTCACGAAAAAGCTTCTTATCCTTACACCATTGATGATTTCTTCGCTGACCCTCTTCGCAAGTCTCTGTTCGTCATCGGCTGCTATAACTACCTGCACGATGTTATTGACGGCAAAATCAAACCTACCAAGATGACGGAAGCCAAAGCCGAAACGAAACCTCTCACTCTCCAGTCCGCCACCACCCTTGCCGCTCCTCCCATCGCACCCACCATCCCCATCACCAAAACGAACACCGTTTCCTGTTCCGCCACCAAAACCTGCGCTGCCTACAAACCCGTGCCCCAGAGTCCCGCAAAACCGTAACACAAGCGCAAAACCCGTTCCCATTCCAAACGCCGGACGCACCGCCCTCTTATATATCTATCTTTATCTTTATATATAAACGCTATTGACGTGCTGTTTTCAGCCCGATTTTGAACCTTCCTAGTCGTATTGACACGCAGTTTTTAGGCCGTTTTGGAACATTGCTTTTACTAACCCACCACTTTACCGGGTTTGTACCGCCAAAAAAACGAACATATTTTGTCATCGGCCATGCAACATTCTCACCGCATCAAGCAACATTTTTACGGCTTGAACATTTGCGAAAACTTGTATATAATCAAAATCACAAAGTCACCCGCCAGCATGAAACCGCATCCCTCTCAGCGCCCCACACAGCCCCTACAGGCCGTGTTTCCTTGTGGCCATGCAGTTTCTCGCCCGTTTTCTTCTCGTTTTTCACAGCGCATCCCAGCCTTATTATAATTTGTTCCCCGCCCTGCCCCGTCTGGCAGGTTTTATTTCACCCTGTTATTTACAAGTTTTCGCAAACAAAAGGAGTTGACCCCCATGTACATCATCATCCCCATCCACGGCCATTACGAGATCCGTGACGGCCCCACCTTTATCCAGTCCGCCGATACTTACCGCGAAGCCTGGCATGAACTCGCTTCCCTCACCAATTCCCCAACCTAAGCAATCGTGCATTCCGCACTTGCAAATATTTTTTACATTGGCTACACGCCAAAGAAAGGACACACATTATGTCTACTGTCAAAATTAACGAAACCACTTTCTCCATCACCTCCGCCCTGACCATGGCCCAGCTGAAAACCCTCCACACCAAGGCTCCCCAGGCCCTGCAGCTGACCAAGCCCGGCAAAAAGTCCGGCGATGACGATGAGATCATCTTTGCCATTGCCCCGTCCGCCAAGCAGAGCATGTCCACCTACGGCATCTGCTTCGCCAAGTCCGCCTTCAGCACCGACAATGCTATCTACGTTGAGGACCTGCCCGCCGACCTCGAAAACATCACTAAGGCCAAGGAGCATGTCGCCGAGCGCATCGGCTTCGCCAAGAAACACCTAGATGAAATCGAAACCCAGGCCACCGCAACCCTGGCTCAGCTCAAGGCCGACCACGATGCCATCATCGCCGGTATTGAAGTTTCCACCCCGGCCGCCCCGGCTACCCCGGAAAACGACACCGCCGCTCAGTAAGCAAAACGGCCGGTGCTCACCCCCACAACAAGCAGCCCGGCCATGATTTTTCTTCCCCAATCCACAATCCAACATAAAAATATTTCATCATAAGGAGATTTTCACCATGATTAACGTTACTATCGTCGATAACCTGCACCGCAACACCTACCCTGTTGACCCCAACACCACCCTGCGTTCCGTCCTGGAAGCTCATGATGTCGATTACACCACCGGCCAGACCAAGCTGGATGGTTCTTCTCTGGCCGCAGGCGACCTGGATAAGACCTTCGCGGACTTCGGTATCGCAGAAAAGTGCTACCTGGTCAACATTGCCAAGCAGGATAACGCCTGATTGATTCCTCTCCGGTGGTGTCTCTTCCCCCACCGGGGTGCTGCCTTACAGGAACAGCCTCCACGCGGCGGGCAGCGGGCAACGCAAACGCGGCCAATCGTTCCAAATCTAATCAGAAAGGAAAAATGAATCACCATGCCACTCCCCAATTACACCGATATTCTCAACACCATGTCGCCCACCATCACATGGCAGGACAACACCCCCTGCCGCACCACTTTCAAAGTAATTTTCACCAAGGCTCTGGCCTGCACGGTCTACCCCCGCCTCACCGCAGGCAAAACCCTTGCCATCCTTGGCGATGATTCCGGCCTCCAGCCTTCCACTAACCCGAATGAATCCCTTCTGTTCTTTGTCACCGATAAAGCCGCCATCCCCGATTCCATCCAGGAAGTCAAAGATATCGGCGCTTATCTCTCTGATAAGTACAAAGTTTATCAGGATGCAGCCGCCCGTATCACCATCGTCCAGTTCCAGCGCGACGGCGGCCTCTACAGCAGTGTTTTTTACCAGCGTGTTGCCTCGGCCATGCCCCGCCTGCTGCCCTGGCTCTTCAAGGATCACCCCCTCACCTCCGATGAGCTCGCTTACCTCCGCGCCCTCTCCACCCCGGATACTGGCTCGGAAACCCTCGCCCGGATGGCGGAGCCTCTTTATAACAAAACCGATCTGCCCTCCAGAGCCGTAGATAAAGCGATTGAATCCCTCTTCAAAGGTACCATTGACCGCCGTAAAGCGGATCTCAAGCGCTCTATTGAAAACCTTTACCGTGAGCTGAAAGAAACCCGCGCCCGTATCTCTGGAATTTTTACCAACATCACCAGCATCAACTGTGAGCTGACCGGCCTTGACTCCAAAGATGAATCCACCTTTATCACGGAACTCAAGGATTATCTCCACACTCAAAAGGGTATCTCCGTCGGTACTGACGATGGAGCGCTTCTCCTCACCATCACCACCTTCCTCTCCAACTATGACCCGGATGATGTCGAAACCTTTATCTTCAACAGTGACCGCCCCTATGAGGATCTTACCGGTGAAGAAGAACACGATGTCCGCATCCTTTTCCGGGCTGTGTTCATTGACCATATCTTCAAAATCAAACTCGCTGCCACCTATAAGCTTAATTACAACTGCCATGTCACAGCCATGTCTGACGCGATCAATATGAACGTTGTTCAGGCTGTTCCCAACCCTCACATCAATCATCACTCCTGCCTCGGTAACTATGAACCCATGCTGGAGGATGCCGAGGATCGCCGAGATTTTATTTCCGCCATTGCCATCTGTCAGCAGAGCGCCAGCAGCATGAACCTCGTCGAAACCATCTCCACCAAATATTTCTTTGATGATTTCGCCACCGCCTATCACACAAATATCCCCGTCATCCTGACCGCCGCCGGTGAATCCATCACCCCCAAGCAGGCCATTGAACAGCTCAAATCCGCAAACGATTCCGTTAAGGAAGGAGAATAACCATGCAAGTTATCCGCATTGATCAGACCGCCCTGGATGCCGCCATCGAACTCTATCGCCAGCAGCTCCTCACCGGCTCTGTCAAGCTCGCAAAAACAAAGGCAAAAGATAAAATCAACATCAATTTTACCGCCGATGCCTGGGCCAAACAGTCCCGCCTCATTGATGATTTCACTTCCGAGGTCGCCTGGCACGGCCTCATGCGTCAGCTCTCCCCCACCGAGTATGAAATCTATGATATCCTCGTTTACCCCCAGCAGGTCACTGGTGTCACCGTCGAAACCGACCAGGATAAATACAACGACTGGCTGCTCTCCCAGCCCGATGAAACCTTCAACAACATCCGCTACCAGGCCCACAGCCACGTCAACATGTCCCCTTCCCCTTCCGGTGTTGATGACGAAAACGAGTCCAAAATTGTCAATAAGCTCAAGGGCAATGATTTCTACCTCTTCATGATCTGGAACAAGCGCGGCGAGTTTACCGCCCGCCTGTATGACTACGCCGCCAACAAAATCTACGATAAAGATGATATCTCTGTTACTTACACCGATACCCTCTCCGATTTTGCTGCCACCGCCCAGTCCCTTGTCACCAAAGCCCTGCCCGTCTATTCCGCAGCTCACCCTCCCGTCAAGCCCACCGGCGGTACCGCACCCCACGTCGTCTGGGATAACGCCGCCCGCTGCTGGATGGACGATGATGGCAATTATTACGACCACTACCCCACTTATTACGATTATCACACCAACGGAGGTGCCTTATGAATCTTGCCAAAAGCCTGGATGTCTTCTCCCCGCATGACGTCAAAGGCCGCATCCACATCATTGGCTGCGGTTCGGTCGGTTCCACCATCGCGGAGCTTCTTGCCCGCTATGGCCTGACCAACTTCACCCTCTACGATTTTGATACGGTGAAAAAGAAAAACATCGTCAACCAGATGTTCTTTGATCCTCAGGTCGGCCAGCCCAAAGTGGAAGCCCTCCGCGATATTCTCTGTGCCATCAACCCGGAGGCCAAAAATGATATCCGTTTGGAACCTTCCGGCTGGAACGGCCAGCCCCTCTCCGGTTACGTTTTTCTTGCCGTGGATAACATCGAGATCCGCCAGAAAATCGTGGATGCCAACCGCTTCAACACCTTCATTAAAGCCATGTTTGATGTCCGCACCGCCCTTTTTGACGCCCAGCTCTACGCCGCCGATTGGTCGGACCCCAAACAGGTCGCGGAATTTCGCGCCACAATGAACTTCACTCATGCCGAAGCCACCGCCCAGGTTCCTGTTTCGGCCTGCGGCACTACCCTCGGTGTTGCCCCCACGGTTCGCGTTGCCGCCTGTTATACCGTCACCAACTTCCAAAACTTCATCAAAAAAGGTGAGCTGATCCACACCGGTCTCTCCGCCCCCTTCAACCTCCAGGGTGAATCCGCTTTTCTCGGTCTGTAACCCTGTCATCTTAGCGTTCCATTAAATTTTCGTTTGTGTTGTATACTGTAAGCTTTTTCGCTTCAGGCTCTTCGGTTATATCCAAGAGCACGAATTTGTTACCCCGACCCACCCCTCCACCAGATCCTGGAAGGCGGATTCCGACGGCGACTCCCGAACACATATCGCAGCGTCCGAACCTTATGTCAAGCACCGATTGGTGGTAAGCTACTAAGTCCAACCAATGAAACTCGTCCTTCAGGGACGAATGGTAGTACAGAAGCTCATTAGGACCAGTGCAAAAGCGCATCAATCCAACGGAAGCCCCATCGGAATCGACGATTCGAGTCACCCCTGCAGTCAACATTTCCCATCAGAACACAAACATAACCCTCACATAAGGAGCACTCACATGGTTTACATCACTTATAACTGCCCGGAACGTTTCCGGGAAATGACGTTTGAAGAACTCCTCCGCGGGGATTTCAACCTCGCCAACCTTTCCACCGGCGGTCACGGTGCTACCCGTACCGTCATCTGTAACAAAGTTCCTCCCCGCATCATGCGCATCACCAAGGTGGAACAAATGATCCTCCAGCTTCAGGCGTTCAACCAACAGTATGAATTCCTTCGCCTCGCCACTCCCCGTTCCAGCCTGTACAACCATTTTCCCATCCCCAAAGCCTCCGGCGGCCTCCGCTGGATCGATGCCCCCAACTCCGACTTAATGAAAGCCCTCAAGGAACTCAAAACCCTTTTCCAGTCCTGGATGTTTGCCGACCACCACACCTGCGCCTTCGCCTATGTCGAAGACCGTAGCGTCCTCTCCGCCGCCAAACGTCACCAAAAGTTCAATGCCTGGTGGTACGCCCATTTTGATTTCCATGGCTTCTTCCCCTCCACCACGCCGGCGTTTGTTCTCTCCCAGTTTGAACTTATTTATCCTTTCAACCTCATCCTCGCCAGCCCCACCGGCCACGCGGAACTGCTCAAGGCTCTCGACCTCTGCTTCCTTAACGGAGCACTGCCGCAGGGTACCCCCATCTCCCCGCTTATCACCAACATCATGATGATCCCCTTTGACCACGCCTTTGCCAAGGCCGTCAATCATTTTGAATCCGGCAAGCATAACCCGGACGGCACCCCCATCACCGACCGCCTCTGCTACACCCGCTACGCCGATGATATCATCGTCTCCTGCAAAGTTATCTTCAATTTCCATGCTGTCGAGCGCCTCATCGTCCAGCTTCTCTCCCAAATGAACGCTCCTTTCACCCTCAACGAAACCAAAACCCAGTTCCACTCCCGCGCCGGCCGCAACTGGATTCTTGGCGTCATGCTCAATAAGGATAACCAAATCACAGTCGGCTACCGCAAAAATAAAATCTTCAAAGCCACCATTGATACCTACTTCCGCGATAAACAAAAGGGCAAAAAGTGGCCGGATGAAGACCTTCAGTCCTTCCAGGGCAACATTACCTGGTTCAAGGATGTCCAGCCCGATACCACCAAATACATTATCCAAAAGTATAACGCCAAATATGGCCTTGACCTCGAATCCTGTATCAAGGCCGATCTCACCCCGCCCAGCGTAACCGCATAATCTCAAAAAAATCAATTTGTTTCAAAGGTAAAGTTTTGTTTTGATTTTTATTTCGAGTCAAAGCCAAACACCCTCCGGTTATATCCGAGGGTTTGAATTTGTTCCCATGTCCCATCCCCCAGGAGATGGCCTGATCGCGTCGCAGTAACCACTGCATCCAGCCTTGAACTCCCAGACACACGATGGGTCGCCTCAGGGCGCATCAGAAAGGACGGGCCAATGCACCAAACTCAACAAAATAAGCGAGCAACATCGGCGGCCGCCCCAATCAAACTCAGAAGATCAGTCATCACCACCATCCGGTTCCGGTGGCTGCCTCTCATCAGCTTTCACAAATTGATTTTTATTTTCTCCATTCCGCCCCATGGTTCCGGGGCATTCCCAGGCGCTTCAGTTGTTTCTTTCCTTTCTTAGCAGCTCGTTGCGCCCCCTGTTCGTGCGCCTGGTAAACGCACGGTCATGGTTTTACTTTCCTTTCGCTGGGCCTCCGGCCATCCCAATGGTTGGAGCGCCTGGTAATACCCCGGAACCCGCCCACAACAATGAATTCAGGTGATTTTTATGAAACTTATCTCCCCCGGCTCACGGGTCAAATTCTTTACCGTAGGACCCGTTATCGGCCATGATCACAATCCCATGAAAACTAAATTTCAAATCACCTATCTCTCCGGCACCGTCCAAGAAGATAACGGCAACCGCGTCACCGTCTGGACTGATGATTCCCGCACCTTCCACGTCCCCCATGAATACATCACCGAAATTCAGGACCCCAACGATTCTTTTGTCTATAAGTCCCCCAACACCGTACCCCCGTCTACCGTTTCTTTTGATGAAATTATTTCTGTTCTCTAATTCATACAGGTGATTCTTATGGGTCCTTATTACATTCAACCCGGCACTCCCGTTTATTTCAAATATACAACGTTTAGCAATCTACCGAGCACATGTACAGGCTATCTTACCTTCCACGGCCTTGTCAAATCTGATACTGGCTCTAACGTCGCAGTTGCTGTCCCCAGTATGAATAACAAAACATTTGTCACCACCCATTCCGCCCTTACTTATGACGATACCCCCGAAGCCGTCACCCCCGCTCCTCTCCCCACTCCTTCCATCTCTTTTGATGAACTTATTTCTCAAGGCAGGTGATTCCTCATGACCCCTTTCCTCCCCGGCTATGAACCCGGCACCTGGGTCGAGATCGTCTCCGGTCCGGAAATGCTCTGCTCCCTCCAGTATGATTACGGCACCACTTTCACCCTCACCGATTCTCTCCCCTATGAGCCTTTGCTGATTATATTTCAGTTCGTGCTTCACTCTTCGGTTATATCCAAGAGTTCAAATTTGTTACCGCCTCCCCCTCCCGGATCACGGGCGTCGTCTGCAGACGAGGCGCCTCCATACGGTTTCGAGGTGACATCAAAAGACCGGCATTAGAACCAAAACAAACGTTAATACGTTATTCGCAAACTCAACCATCGATCCACCCAAGAAGACCGTTTCCCCTCCAGCTTGTTCCCTGTTTTATTTTGAATCTATTTTTACCATCAGAAAGGATCAACCATTATGACCAAACTTACCTACACCCTCGCTATCATCAACGGTACTGTCTGCTATGAATGTCAGCCCTCCACCCCGCACGCCTTCTATTCCTGCGGCGGCTGGTTCGCCCCGTTCTGTACCGTCCTCGAACTCACCCGCAAAAACACCGTCAAAGCATAACAAATATCCAATATCTATTTATCCCATATCACAGAAAGGAACTTTCAAAATGACTCAAAATCTTACCCTTGTTACCCAAAAGCCTTTTGGCTCCCTCACCTGCAACGTCTACCAGGACGAAAACAATAAAAACGAATTCTACATGACAAGGCGTCAAATTGGTGAAGCACTAGGCTATGTAAAAGCTGATGATGCTATTTGGCAAATTCATGAGCGAAATAAAGATCGCCTTGACTCTTTTTCAGAAACCTCCGTTCTGGGGGTCGCTGAAGGAAATCGCACGGTACGCCGTGAAATTTGTGTATATACTTTGAGGGGGGTTATGGAAATCTGCCGTTTCTCCCGCCAGCCCAATGCGGATAAATTCATGGACTTCGTATGGGACGTTATGGAATCCCTTTACTATGGCCGCAGCGTCCTCGCCACCCCAGACCAAACCTCCGCCGTCGCCATGCAAACCATCCAGGCTCTTGTTGATTCCACCCTCAAAACCCAGGCCGAAACCACCCGCTGCATGGTCACAATGACCACCACCCTCGCTGCCCTCGCCAACCATTTCACCGGTGCCGTTCCCGCTCAACAGCCTGCCCCGCAACCCGTCACCGTCACCCCCAAGGATTATGCCGTCCACGATGACCCCGCCCCCAGTTCCAAAAACGAATCCACCCCGGTACCCGCCCCGCAAAAGTCAAGTGTCCCTGTTACTGTAACTCCAAAATCTGCATCCGCCCCCGTTACCTGGCGTGATGAAGTCTACCAAACCATGGATAAAATCATCCGCAATGCCCCGGAGCTTTACCCCTCCCGCCGCGATATCCTCAACCAGATCTACGCCAAAATGAAACGGGATTACGGCTTTGTCCAGGAGCAGGAGCGCATCAACTACCGCAAAGCCCATGCCTGCACCTCCTACCTCTCCACCATCCAAATCATCGGGGCCTCCACCACCTACCGCGAAATCTTTGATTCCATTTTGAACGATATCTATAACGATGCCATCATCAAGCACGTCCGCAAAAACGATTCCAACCCCAATTCTCAGCTCCCCCTCGGCGTCCAGCGGGAACTTGGCCTGATTAAAGATGAACCCTGTATTATCAAGTCCCCCACCACCGACCTTGATTCTCAGCCCGTCCCTGCTCCCCTCCCGGACGAACCCAAAAACTATAAGCCCATCCCTTCTCAGTCCCTTCTCGATGAACGCGCTGCCGCCATCAATGCCGCCATCGCCAAAGCCGCTGCCATCTACCATGATACCTCCTGCAACTTCTCCGTCACCTACCGCAACGTCTATAAAAATATGAATACCGATTGGGACGAAGTTCACACCCAGTTCCGTGCCCGCTATCATCGCGGTGCCCAGCAGCTCAAAACCCTTGTCATGTACAGCGGCGTCCTGTTTGATCGCTTCAATGCCGCCGTCAACACTTATATTAACGCCGCATCCAAGCCGGAAGTCGAATCCGCATCCAAGAAGGAGGCTTAAATATGTCTACCCTCACCATCCCCGTTCAAACCAAACAAACCCTCACCGGCACCTACGCCAAATCCGGCAATGATCTTTATTTTATCTCCGAAGAACCCGACCTCTTTCCTCCCAACCCCCGCACGGATTGGGATTGTTACTCCACATTCTATATCGCCCCCAACCGTTATTTCTCCGGTGATATACCTGTCAGCGCTTTTGTCCCTGATGTCAAAGCCGGCATCGAACCTGAATACGTCAAACTCCCTATCTATGCCTACGTTCACTCCGCCATCGCTCTCTCCACCACGCCGTTCCATGATGATTTTGATTCCGGCCTTGCCGGTTTCGCCGTCTGCACCCGCCAGGACGTAGCTGACCTCGGCTACTCCACCCCGGATTGGCGCTCTCATGCGGAGAACGTGATCAAAAGTGAGCTTGAACTCTATCAGCAGTACCTCAACGGCGAAGCAAAAGCTCTCACCCTCTATCAATATAACCCCGATTCCAATGAGTGGGAAGTAAACAATTCCTGCGGCGGCTGCTATAACATCGAATCCGATCAGGATATGGTTGATGTCTTCTTTTCCAACGCCACCGCCCTCGACCACCCCGATTTTGAATCCTGACCCCCCTACATACAAAAAAAAGGAAGTTGATCTTATGCTTTACACCGTCAACGGTCATGAATATTCTTCCGATTCCACCCCCAACCAAAAAATTCTCGACCAGCTCATCAACCGTGAAGTCTTCTGCAATATGAACCAGGAAATGGATTTTATCCTCTCCGCTCTCGCTTATGACGCCAGCATCCCGGAAGATCCTCCTTTCGATGAATCCGATTACGAATCCGCTATCTGTGATGCTTCATCCCAAACCTGCTCCGAGTGCGGTAATTCCAGCTACTTTGATGAAGTTGATGTCCCGGACCTCGATGATTCCAAATTCCAAAACCCGGATTATGATCCTGACGTCCCGGAACCTGTGGACCCCTATATCTGCCCCGTCTGCGGCCTCACCTACCCTACTCTCGCCCAAGCCCGTGCCTGCTGCGAGTCCGAAACTGTTCATGTCTGCCAGTGTTGCGGTGCTGTCTACAGTGACGATGAATACGATGACCTCGATACCACCCCGCCTGAAATCTTTGAATGGTGGGCGGTCTCCAACTGGTTCGGTGAAAAGCTCAAAGCCCGCGGTGAAGTCGTTCTTGATTGCTGGGGCAAGTCCTACTGGGGCCGCCAGACTACCGGTCAGGCCATCTCTCTTGATTTCGTTATTGCTTCCATCGCCAAGGAAATGCAAATCCTGGATGGCCAACTCCATTCCTGGGCACCCAAACCCCAGTCCAAATCCGGCAGCCCCACCCCTATGCCGAATTCTATCGTTCCTGACGCTGCTTGTTATGGCGCTCATACTGTTCAATGAGGTGATTTTTTTATGACCTTCCAAGACCTCTACCTCGGCCAGCGCGTCCGCATCCTCTCTTGGGATGAACTCAATTCCATCAGCCATCATGATAGTGCCTATGGTATTTACTTGCCGGACAACTCATTCTTTAATAGCGAAATGGAATACCTTTGCGGTGCCACTCTCACCATCGTAAACGAACCTTCCTATTTTGACAGAGATAAACGTTATCTTTCTTCCGATATCTTCCAGTTCGATGATCCTTTTCTCTCTCTTTCTCGTGGCACCCTCTCTACAGCTGAATTCCGCCGCTGGCTCCTCTCACCCGCCATGCTCGCCCCTCTTAACGAATCCTCTTCCGTCATTCCTCCCACCATCTCTTTTGACCAACTCCTCACCGGAGGTGAACTCCCTCAATGAGACCTCTTAACCCTACCGATTATCCTACCTACAACGTCGGAGATGAAGTTACCATCCGTCAGTGGGATGATATGGAATCCGAATTTGGTTTGGACGAATATGGTGGAATCAAAGTCCCAAAAACTTTCACAGAGTTTATGAAAAAATATTGCGGACAAACACTTCCCATTGTTCATGTAAACCGCTATCCATCTCCAAAATTTGATTCTTATTTTTTCGACGGTACTTCCGTGGTTTTTTCTTCCCCTATGTTTGAACAATCCAAACTCCAATCCGTTCCGCCCTCTTCTCTCTCTTTTGATTCTCTTCTCCAAGGTGGTGACTTCTTTTGATCCCCGAAACAACCGATCTTTTTTACCCCATCATCCTTCCTAACCAAAAAATTTTCTTCCCCTCCTTCGCTCAATGTAAAGCTCTCTATGATGATTTTCGCCAAAGCTCTGATCTACGCAAACAATCCGTCGCTCCCTGTATGAACTTATCAACTAGGGGTAATCTCGGTTTCTGTCCTGTTTCTGACGTTACTGCTGTTCCCCGCGGTGATTTTGATTCCCCTCAAATCGTCACTGCCACAGGTGTCTGCAATAAAAATTTCTTTCAGTTCACCACCCAGGACGGCAAAATGTATTACGCTTCAAAAATTTATGCTGCCTACCAATCTCTTATTGAATCCTCCCCCGTGCCTACTCCTCCCCCTTCCATTTCCTTCGATGATTTACTTCAAGGTGGTGCTTAACCTATGCCGTCTTATCCTCACAAATTTCAGCCTGGCGATACGGTCACAATCCGCACCTGGGATGATATGCTCTCTCAATATGGCAGCCTGGGTGAACAAGTAGGGATTAAAACCCCTTATGTAACCCTTGACTATAATATGAAACAGTTTTGCGGTCGCTCTTTCAAAGTTGAATATGTTCGGCCATCCATTAACGATAAACATTGGATTTATGGATTAAACGGCAACTGGTTCCCTTTTACTGAAGACATGTTCGTTTTTACCCCATCTGTCCCTGCTTCTACCATTTCTTTCGATGATCTTATGAAAGGAGCCACATAATGAGTTCGTATTTTCCTCAAGTCGGTGATTTTGTTATGATCCGCCCCTGGGATGATATGGTAAAAGAGTTTGGCACTGATTACTATGGGGATATCCCAACGCTTCCTGCCGCCATCTTTCAAAATATGAAACAATATTGCGGTCATTTCTACACTGTTGAAAGTGTAACCACTACCGCTGTTGGCTCCTGGTGCTCTTTTGCGGATGTAAGCTATGATTTTCCTGTCTGTTCTCTTGTGTTACCCGTCTTTGAATCCTCTCTCACCTTTGATGATCTTATGAAAGGAGCCGCTCTATGAATTTCGATCCTCAGCCCGGTGATATCGTCACCATCCGTACATGGGATGACATGGCAGAAGAATACGGTTTGAATGAAAGTGGTGGAATTAAAACTCCGTTTCTCACCATTTTGGAAGGTATGAAACAATTCTGCGGCCACTCTTACATTGTAAAACGATCTGATAGACAATCATGTTCTTTTTACGATTTCCCTTTTTACTTCCCTATCTGTGCTCTTACCAATTATTCTTCCTCCTCGCAATCCATTCCCATTTCCTCCATCTCTTTTGATTCCCTCATCCAGCCTCTCACCACCCCCTGAAAGGACCGCCCCAATGAAACAATTTTTCCAAACTGACCCGGACACCCGCCAGTATTGCCGTGCGCTCTCTCCCACTACATACCAGTTCACTGACATCGTTCCTTTTCATTCCAAATCGGCTTCTCCCAACCGCAATTATTATGCCGTTGCCGCCGAAACGATCGACCTCTCTGCCTATACCATTCGCCAGCTGGAACAAGCCGTTGAACCTTATTACTGTTCTCTGCGCGGTCTTGTCTCCGCCTATGGTTCTGATACCACCTTGCCGGAAATCCTGCAGATCATCGCGGAATGTGTCTTTGAAAATATTGAAACCCCAAAACTTGTTTCCCCTGCTGCTGATTATCCCCGTGTTGTCTCCTACCAACGCCAGTGGATTTCCCGCCAGGAATCTACCCCCGGCCTTCCCAAAACAATGTTCAAATCCCTCACCGATTCCGTCACTGCATCTTAAATTAAGGAGATGATTTCATGTCCTACTTTACCCGCTACACTCTCGATGTCTTCCGCGATGACGACCCCACTCTCATCCCGGAACCCACCCGTCGTGCCATCCAGCATGAACTCCAAACCCTTTACGCCGATGCTTCCCCTTACCTCAGACCCTTCGATCCTTCCGCCTATTTTTATGATGACGAGAATGATATCCTCACCTTCGACCCCGAAAACGAATGTCCGTTCGATGTCACCAACGATATGATCGCCCTCTCCCGCTCCTTCCCTTCCCTCACCTTCCGCATTACCTCCAAAGGCGAATGTGACGATGACTACTGGCGTCAGTATTTTGTCAATGGCAAAACCTGTACCTGCCCCGGCAAAATCGAAATCACTTACGCCCCTTATAATCCCCGCAATCTCAAAGCCCCGTACTGATAACCGTACCACTTCCCATTTTTGTAATATTTTCCACCACCTTGTTTTATTTTTAACATTGTTCTATAACAAAAATCAAAAGGAGTTACATATTTATGAAAATCGTCAACACCGGCATCAAGTACCAGATCTACGATGATTCCCTTCGCACCTTTGATTCCCTGCCCGCTGCCACTTACTGCGTCCGCTTCTCCAAGCTCAGCGGCTTCTATCTGGAATCCCGCCCCAATATGCAGGTCAACGAAACGGTCTATGGCCCGCATGAATCCAAGGTCGAAAAAGTCATCGCGTCCTACAACGCTTTCCCGCGTTCTCTTGGCGTCATCCTCAGCGGCGCAAAAGGTATCGGCAAGTCCATGTTCGCCCGCCTGCTCTCCACCCGCGCCATCTCTGCTGGCTTGCCCGTCCTTATTGTCGATGAAGCCATCCCCGGCATTGCCTCCTACCTCGAATCCATCGACCAGGAAGTCATGATCCTCTTTGATGAATTCGATAAAACCTTCGCTCACTCCTCCGATAATGATAAAACCGATCCTCAGTCCACCATGCTCTCCCTGTTCGATGGCACCTCCAACGGCAAGCGCCTCTTCGTTGTCACCTGCAACGATCTCAAAGGTCTCAATGATTTCCTCGTCAACCGCCCCGGCCGCTTCCACTACCACTTCCGCTTCGATTACCCCACCGCCGATGAAATCCGCACCTACATGCAGGATAAGCTCAAGCCGGAATATTATGACCAGATCGATGTCGTCATCGGTTTTGCCGGTCGCGTTGACCTCAATTATGACTGCCTGCGTTCCATCGCCTTTGAACTCAACACCGGCCTGCCTTTCACGGAAGCCATCAAGGATCTGAACATTGTCAACCTCAACGCTGAGCGCTATAACATCACCATGAAATTCGCAAACGGTGTTGTCTATACCGCCAGCAATGTCCGCCGTGATCTCTTCGATCCCTCCTCGGAAGAATACGTTCGCTTCTTTAACAAAAACGGCGATTTTATCTTCGAAGTCACCTACAACAATGATTCCGTTCAGTTCGATAAAACTTCCGGCACTCCCTTTGTTGAAGGCAAGGACCTCACATTTGAATATCGCCACATCTCCGATGATGAACTTTCTGACCCGGATGAAAAGGCTTGCTATGATGCCATCGCTCAGATCAAATCCACCACTCCCGCCGCTCTCGCCTTCCGCCGCACCCGCTCCCGCGATATCCACTACGCCGTCTAAAGGGGGTTGTCCCATGTCCGCTACAAATCCGCTTTACGATGAAGAGCTTCACTGCCGTCACTGCGCTTATCATGGCATCAAATGTAAACGTGCCAATAACACCACTGTCAATCTTGTTTCGGATTGCGCTCATCTTCACTACGGTTCCTATCAGGGCATTTGTTCTGATTTTGCTCCCAATCCCAACTACCCGTTCTACTTCAAAAACTGGACAAGCTTCCAGGATTATTTTGATCACGCCGCCCCGGATATCCCCCGTCCCAACCTGGCCGACCAAACTGCCGCTGCTGTTTTCTGTTTCAATGGTGATCGCAGCACTCTTTACTTTGTCAGCCAGAACGATTTTATCTTCGGCAACCTCTATCAGGATGGTAAGCTCCGCACCGTCTATCGCCAGGTCAAAACCAAAAACATTCATTCTTCGTCCGGCTATTCCTACCCAACCGAAGCCTGTGATTTCACTCCTTTGCCTCAAGGTGCTTCCGTTCCGCTGGAAGCTGTCTGCACCACCCAGCCCGCCTATCCGCCTTTAATCTACACCCCGCCTCTCACCTCAGAACAGGATTGTCCTTACCCTTATGATGAAACTTTTACCACAAAAGTTTGGGAAGGCAATGATTTCATGCCGCCACCCACCGTTTGCCCCTGGGGTCCCAACGTCCACCGTTGGCTTTCTTATTTCGGCGAGGGCTACACCTCAGCAAAGGATGATTCTCCCCTCGATCTCTACTGTTCTCCGTCCGCTGGCATCCGCCTGCAAGTTACCGGTCACTACTTCTACTTAACGGAAACTCACCCCGGTACCGAGCTTCTTTTCACCAACAATGAATCCCATCGCAATTTTCTGGCTCAAGCCTGCACTCTTGCCCACCGCGATATGTCCAGGGACCGCGCCCTGCAACTCCTCTCCCGCACAAAACCGGATTGCAAACTCTGGCAGATTTTGCGTGCTCACTGCCTGCCCCTTGCCCAGTCCGCCCATGATTTCACCCAATAAATCCAAGGGTATTTGCAAAAATAGGTGGTTTGAATAAAACCATCTGTTTTTACAAATACCACAGGCATTTGGATGTTTGTTGCGCCTATCGATTTTCCCAGTTGATAGCTCCGCACGAGTGGCATTGTCTCGTACAATACCGCTCACAGCAAACACCCAGCCAAGGGAAACACAACCTCCTGTTTCAGCAGGAGAGACTTACAGTAAAAGGAGGGTAGCGTATATGCCTACTGTATATGTGTTAAACAAAGATGGTAAACCTTTGATGCCAACGACTCGCTGTATGCATGTGCGCCATCTCCTTAAGAATGGAAAAGCACGAGTCGTAAAATCAAAACCGTTTACTATCCAGTTGCTTTATGAAACTGATGATGTAGTTCAACCCCTATACTTGGGTATCGACCCTGGTAGGACCAACATCGGCGTTGCCGTTGTCAAAGCAGACGGGGCGGCGGTCTTTACTGCGCATCTTGAGACCCGCAATAAGGAAGTCCCTAAGCTGATGAAAAAGCGTAAGGAATCACGCTGCGCAAGACGCACCAACGGCAGACGCTGCCGCCGTCAGCGGAGAGCAAAAACCAACGGCACTATTTCTAAGAAGTGCGTAAAGCAAACCACTGCTCAAAATGGTAGTGTTAGTAAACGTGCAAAAGAAATTGGCGTTATCAAGCGCCATCTTCCGGGTTGTGAGAAAGATGTACTTTGCATTGGTATCAAAAACAAAGAGGCAAAGTTCACCAATCGTGCAAGACCGGAAGGATGGCTTACGCCTACTGCAAATCAGTTGCTACAGACACACATCAACTTGGTGAAGAAAATTCAGAAGTTTCTTCCTATCAGTGATGTTGTGCTTGAAGTCAACAAATTTGCGTTCATGCAGCTTGACAACCCTAACATTCAGAAATGGCAGTATCAGCAAGGCCCACTCTACCAAAAAGGGAGCCTTGAAAATGCTGTTTCTGAAATGCAGGAACACCATTGCCTATTTTGTGAGAAGCCCATTGAACATTACCATCATGTAGTACCAAAATCCGAAAACGGTAGCAACACTATCGCCAATATTGTTGGTCTATGCACGGAGCATCACAATCTCGTTCATAAGGATGCTACCTGGCAAAAGAAACTCGCCAAAGAAAAAGTCGGACTCGTCAAAAAGTACAGTGCTTTGAGCGTATTGAATCAAATCATTCCGGCATTGACGAAAGAGATGAATTCTCTTTTTCCGAAGCATTTCTTTGTGACCAATGGTAAAAGTACCTACGACTATCGTACAGCGCACGGTGTGAGTAAAGACCATTGGCTTGATGCTTATTGCATTGCCTGTTCTGTTTTACCCAACGATGTTTGTGATAGCAATATAAACAGCCATGTGCCATACGAATTAAAGCAGTTCCGCCGCCATGATAGAAGAGTGCTACACAAAGCGAACATGAGCCGCGTGTACACACTCAATGGCAAAACAGTGGCAACGAATCGCCACAAGGCTATTAAACAGACTACCGACAGTTTGGAAGAGTTTCGTCAAAGCCATCCAGGTGATGTTTGCAAGCTCAAGGTGAAAGAGCATCATCCTGCATATAGAAACTTGAACCGTAACTATCCAGGAAGTGTATTTCTTGTTGACGGGCAAGTTCATGTGATGCAAGGAGTTAGCGGCTCACATAATGGCAAAGCAGATGGATATTACAATACGAATGGCAACGCATATCCATATTATAAATGTAAATTTGTTGTCAAAAACGAAGGAATTGTATTTGCATAAATTAGTAGACCACCTATTTTTCAAATAGAAAATCACCTAATTTTGCAAATACCCAAATCCAACAAGGAGCTGACCTACTCCCCTCATGTCTTCCCGTCTTGATCCTCTTGCCCGCAATTATTATCGCCGCAATAACTACCGGCAAACGGCTGGCTACCCCAAGCGTGAATGGACGACCGAGGAAATGAATCTTATCCTCGTCCACTCCATCCCCGACCGTCAACTTTCCGCTCGTCTTCAGCGCAACGTCCAGTCCATCCAAGTCATGCGCTGCCGTCTTCGTTCCAAATAATTTCAATTTTCAAAATCCAAGGAGGTAACAATTATGTTAGGTGGTTTTGGTTTAATTCTCGGTATCGCTGGCCTATTCGGTTCTGCCGCTGCATCCGGCTACACATCCAATGATATTAAAGATTTTAATGCCCTCGGTGCCCACCAGCGCTCCATCTCGGAACCCACCCCGGAAGAGAAAGCCATTTATGAAAAGTGGCGTGGAAAAACGTTTAATCAGCGGCATGAAGCTTTTTCAATGCTTGCAGGGGAACATCACGTTGATTGTGCCGATGCCAAACGTATCTGGTGGCAGCATATCTTCGAGGATGAAAAAGTTGAGGTCAATCCCAACTATCTCGACCGTATCAGCGGCGTGCATGATCGCGCTCTGACCTATAAGGCAGAACAAATCGGCAAAAAGCGCCGCGGCTGGTAAGGCAGGTGAATCCTTATGCTCATCAAATTTCTTCTCCTCCTCCTTATGTTTTTCTCCCACCTCATTGCCGATTACAATCTCCAGGGCATCCTCGCCGATCTCAAGCAGCGTTTATGGTGGGACCTCAAGTACTCCAAGGTGTTCGTTCAGGAACATTATCCTGTTGATTACATCACCGCCCTCATCGAGCATTCCTTCATGTGGTCAACTTGCATCATAATTCCGCTTCTAGTTTACTCTCTGTTCGTTCCTTATAATCCCCATGCAATTGCCTATTTCTGTTCCTCCATTCTTACCAATACCGGTTTTCATGCTATTATTGACCACCAAAAAGCAAACGAAGGTTCTATCTCTCTTACCACCGACCAGCTCCTTCATACCGGTCAAATCTTTTTCACCTGGCTGTTCTTCGTTCTGTCCTATTAAAAAAAATAAAAACCAGGGTCGCAAAACCCTGGCGTACATCCTCCCATTCAAAGGAGCGTTGCTTATGAATTCTATCCCTCAGTTCTCCCAACAGCTTGTTGAGCTACTCAAATCCAAATCTCTTCACATCTCTGCTGCCGAAAGCTGCACCGCCGGCCTCTTTTCTTCCTCTCTCGCCAGTATCCCCGGCGCATCCAGCGTTATGGAGTACGGCTTTGTCACCTACTCTGCCGCTGCCAAAACGAACATTGTCTCCGTCAAACCGGATACCATCAAGAATTACACTGTTTATTCCGGTCCTGTCGCCGCCCAAATGGCAATCGGCGCAGCTCAAAAATCCGGCGCAGAGCTTGGCGTTGGCATCACCGGCATTGCAGGTCCTCATGCGGAATCTCAGCCTGTCGGCACTGTCTATATCGCCGTGGCCAATTCGGAGATCCAAAATGTTTTCGTTCGCCGCTATCTTTTTCAGGATCACAACCGCAACATCATCCGTCAAAAAGCCGTCCTTGCTGCTATGGATCTTGTCACCGCCGTCATCACTTCCACCGGCCGCCAGCCCCACTTTGCCTGGTCTTGCAGCCCCGCTATCATCCATACCGTAACCGAATCCAAAACCCACTCATTCTAATCACTATATAATAAGGTAGGTAATTTGTTATGAATAGAGAACGCCGCTCCAGAATTCGTGGTCTTATCAAGGCTTTCAAGGATCTCTCCTCCACCATCCAGAACGATCTTTCCTCCCAAGTTCAGGACCTGCACGATCTTGAGGAAGAAGCCTTCGATAATATGCCGGAGTCTATGCAGGATTCCGACCGCGGCACCGCCATGCAGGACGCCATGGATGAACTTCAGTCCGCTGTTGATCTCTGTTCCGAAGCCTCCGATGCCATTGATTCCATCGTGGATTCTTTACAGGCCGCTGCAGGATGATTTTCCCTCCCCATCAGGTAGTCTACTGTGCAGTGCATCTCGTCCGCCAATACACCCAGCGCCCAAAACCCTGGGTAATTGATCCCGTTCTCCCACCCCATCACGGTGTGGGTTCCGCATCGCAGCCGCTCTGCCAGTTCCCGCTGGCTTATCCCGTTTGCCTTGCGCCACTCTCGTATAATTTGCCCAATCTCCATATTTTCGTGTCCCCTTTTCAATGTTAGTACAGGTTTCCGTTCTAGTATCTTGAATTCCTTTGTGCTATACTCGCATTATACAACAAATGGTTGTCAATTACAACTATTGGGATTAAATTCCCACCATTTTCCAGTCCATCTTTTCGGACGTCAATGAATAAGGAGGAGCCATGAACACACAAACTATCACCCTTGCCCAGCTTGCCACCGCCTGCCAAAACGCAGCCTACATCAATGTCCACCTCTACACCCCGGCCATGTCTTCCCTCTCCACCTTCAAGCCAGATCAAATCCGCTTCATGTCCGCCTCCACCGGCGTCCCGCTGCTTCGCTTCCAAAGCAAAACCAGCACAATCGTCCTGCAGGCTCTCAGCATTCAGGCCGCCGTCACCCCCAGCACCCCCGGCAACGAGATCCCTTTTGGCCGTTGTACCTACTCCTACACCACTTATGATTTCGCCTTAGATGGTGTAAATTATTCCGTAAATATTTTTCAAAAAACTTGAAATCTACTGTTGACTTCTTGTAAGTAACGTGGTATGATAATATCACAAGGTAAGCAATAAATAAGTAAAGGAGGTTTCCCCGCTATGTTCAAACCCAGTACCTCGGTTCCCAAGTTTGGCGAAATCCGGCTGGGCTGTGCTCCGCAAGACCATGCTCTGCTCGGTACGCACAAGTACGTTGGTATTCATCCCTATCTGGTCGTCAGCAATGATGTTTATAACAAATTCAGCGGCCAGTGTGATGTCATCCCCTTCACCACCAAGCGCTTTGCAAGTGCCAGTCCAACGCATGTTGATTACCCAGCCGGTTCCATCCGCGGCCTTACGCGGGATTCTACCCTCGTGGTCGAAGCGCGGGATACCCTCCTGAACTCTCAGCTTGGTGAACCGATTGCCCGCTTCTCGGATGAAAACTGGCAGCGGGCCAAAAAAGCTTTCCTCACTCAAAATCCATTCCTTACCCGCTGGATCATCCCGGAACCCCGCCCAACACCGGTTGCATAGTTTTTCTTTGCATTTCCTGTCTACATACGTTATACTATAAATAACTAGAAAGGCAGGATCTGTATGGGCAAAACTATTATCGATCGGTATAACAATGATTCTGTTCGTATTGATCGTTATCAGCAACTTATCTCTGATATTACCAATGCTTATATTACGGTCAATCACGGCAAAACCGTTCCGCAGTATATCCAAAAAATCATTCCCCGGCTTTCCTACACGCTCGAAACGTATGAGCATCAGTACGGCACCAGGTTTGAATCCTTTTCCTATCAGCAGTACGCATCGTTTTATAAGCAGGCAATCATCGGCAACTCGGCAAGTGCAGTTATCAACCGCAACAAGCTGGTCCTTCTCTCCTGTTACCTGGATTACCTGGTTCTTCAAAACGTTATCACGCTGGATCAGTCAACAGGTCATCCGTTCCGTCAGTTTCTTCAGATGTCACTGGCTGATAATGAGGACGATTCTCAAATTTCGTCCAAGCCATCCCTCACTACCGTTTCCAATCCCAGCAAACCCACTCTGCAGCAGTCCCTTGATTCCTATTCTCAGCAGATGCTCTTTTCTGATGAAGAATTCGAATCTCTGCTGGAAGCTATCTTTAATAACAGTGATCTGGACTGTATGCCCCGTGCAATCTATACCCTTGCCTGGTGCGGTGTGGAGGTCAAAAACATTGCTCTTATCAAAAAAGCGGATGTCGATCTTACCCGTATGGTAATTTACGCCACCGAACAAAATCACCTCCCGCAGGATATTGTGATTTCTTCCTCTTTCTGCTGTATCAACCTTGAAAAAGCCATGCTTGCGCAAGGTATCCTGGTACCCAATCGTACCGGTATGCGTGAAGTATCGTTTTTTGGCCGCGATGATTATGTGATCCGCGGTGTAAAAGGCGCCAATAAGGCCGAAACGCCGGACCCGGACGCCAGCGGTTTTTATATCGTCAATAACATCAACCGCGTCTATTCTCAGCGCCAAGAACAGCTTCCGGTGAACAATCCCTTCAAAAACAAAAAAGTTCTCGTCAGCTCTTGTTATAAATCCGGCCGGTTCCTGCGGCTCTTCAAAACACAACAGCTGTCAGAAAAACTCTGGGGCGTTTATAGCAATGATTTCGTTTACTCTTACAAAAAGTGGCTGTCTTACAAGCAGCTCAACTTAAAATAATTTTTCCTCATCGTGGGGCATCGTCGTCCCACATTTTTACGGGCGCTATATTACAAGTTTTCGCAAACACTATTTTCAGGAGGTTTTTCCCATGACTACCGAATCCATGTCCATTCACCGCGCTCTGGTGGAACTCAAAACTATTGATTCCCGGATCATCAAAAAGATCGATTCCGCCAAGTTCTGTGTCGCCGCCAAAGCCAAAGCTACCAAGCTCGGTGCAATCACGGTGGATGAATTCAAAACATCTGCTCAGGCCAGTTATGATTCCGCTATGGATCTCATCAATCGCCGCAACGCCATCAAGGCCGCTGTCTCCAAGTCCAACGCGGTCACAGAAATTTCAGTCAACAATAAAACTTATACCGTGGCCGAAGCCATCTCTCTCAAGCAGCACGGCATGGAATACCTGGACTACCTGCGCAGCCATATTCAGGCTCAGTATTCAAACGAAACCTCTCAGATCACTTCCGCCAATCTCCGTGTGGAAGCCAAGGCCGATGATATGGTCAAATCGATCTGCGGCGGCGATTCCAAAACCAAGGATGCCGATCCTGAAACTGTCGCCAAGATCCGCAACACCTATCTTGAACAGAACTCCATGGAGCTGGTCGATGGCCTCACCAAAGGCTGTACTCAAATCATTGAAGACTTGCAGTCCCAGATCAATTCCTTCAACAACGAAATTGATTCTGCCCTCTCTGTTTCCAACGCCATTACCCAGATTACATTCAGCTACTAAGCTGTTTTGATACCATTTGCCTGTGTACTGAAAGCGTCAAACCACAAGCCGCTTTGTCCGCTGTGGAATAATGACAAAGTTAAAACTATAAACACCTGTTCCACGATCATTGCAATTATGATAAAAATATTGGTTCATTCTTTGTGGCTGCATTTTTGTATGCCAAGCCCGTCAGAATGAATGTATTTGCCCGGAAAGTTTAATGCTTAACGCTTAAACCTCAACGCTCAAATTTTAAACTTTATTTTTCATCAAGGTTTATTCCTCAATCCCCAAGGCTCAAGGCTCTATTAAATCCTTGGCGCAAGGTCATGTGCATGGCTGTGTCGGCACCTCGCTGTCCTCAAGGCTGGTACATGGGCAACGTGCGAAGGCGGTAGCACGTTAAAACAATCCGCCCTGGTATGATTCCCGGCAGGTCGGCTGCTTCACCGGTCCAATCCCGGCAGGAATCAATGAATTGGCAAAATAAAAAAGCCCCATACCAAACGGCATAAGGCTTTTGCTATTTACCTTGTGACAATCTGCCACACCCACAGGATTGCTCCTGCGATTGTGATAACATCCGCCACTTCGGCAATAACTGCACTTAGGCGTTTCCTCACGGAACCACCACCCTTCTTTCATTTTTAGCTTCGCCTTCTCAATAAAACGTAAGACGAAACTTTGTGAAAGAGGAAATTGCTAAAAAATGATTGTGCTAAAAATTCTGAAGGTAGTGCAATTGTATCTTATCATGACTTTTTCCTTTTGTCAATTCGTTTCTCAGCGTCCGCAGCTTAAAGCGGTCAAGCGCCCGACTTGTAATCGGGAGATCGTTGGTTCGATTCCAACCGGGCGCTAATCTGGGGTGTTCGTATAATGGTCAATACTCCTGCCTTCCAAGCAGGCAATGCCGGTTCGATTTCCGGGACGCCCCTCCACAACAGAATAACTTCATTTTGGTTTTCACACCGTAAAGTCCCGTCACACCGGCGCGGCCGTGGATTGGCCGCACCGGGTAGCAAACGGCTCCACACCTCGATCATATCCAGTGGTCAGCGGCTTTTTTTTCGGGGTTCTTGCTCCCATTTCAGTTCAAACAGTTTGTCGAGCTGTCTGCGGCTGAAAATGCTCTGTTCGTATTTCCAAATGAACTGCGAAAAGCTTATGCCCTCTTTGTTATCAAACGCAAGCCACTTGTCGTAAATGGCGTTGTTGCAATTTTCCTGTAACTGCGTATATCCAGGTGTTTGAATTTGTATCTATGTACCCGTCACCAGTACAAACATATGTACCATATCGCGGGGTGTCGTCTCCATCATGAATTTATTCTGTTATTATGCCAGGTTAGCTCAATTAGGCAGAGCAGCCGTTTTGTAAGCGGCAGGTTATGGGTTCAAGTCCCCCACCTGGCTCCACCGTTTCGGTTCACTCCGGGGCGTCATGGCTCCCAGCGCCGGTCAAGTCTGGGGTACGCGGAGGGCAATCTCTCCGTCAAATCAGTGGGTGAAATAAACTCGCTGGACGCTTTATTCTGGTCTAACCCCCAGATGCTAAAGCAATGGCAGAGCAGCGGCACACTGCCTCAAAACTATTCCGTTTGCACCTTCGGGCAGGTAACAGTCCACCTTGCCGGGTTCAAAGCCGTCTTTACGGCAGTCTTAACACGCAGCACCCAGCATGAAACCGATCGGCAGAACTTCCAGTTGGCTTCCAAACACCTTTCCAACTGGTGACAAGACGGGAAAGTCCTCCGGGCTGCGGCGAGTGGTAAGCAGCGGTAAGTACCTATCGACATATGGTGAGACGGCTAAGCACGTCACTGGTACCTCAAGGGTGGGATGCCCTTTCACATGGAGCAATACTCAAGCTGGTTTAAGAGGCGTCCCTGCTAAGGACGTAGCCAACAACCCCGCCTAAACCGGTCCTCCGGTTATAGATGGGATTTACGGGGAAACTCGTAAGTCCGGTTGGTTAGCCTAAGTCTGCTGCTCCGGCAACAGGAAACTACGTTGTGTACCAATAATATAGGCACCTTACTCATGCTCCACAAGTGGTAAGCTCTGCGGACGGCTCGTTAAACATCTCTGAGGGTAGGAGAAGTGCGAACGTCATGTCGAAAGACTAAAACGGTATAACAACATTGGCGATGTGGACCACAGGGCGCAAGCCCTGACTTATTGATTTATTATTTACGAAAGGGGTGCCTTGCATGAGCACTTGTGCTTGTGTTTTCAGTAAAAGCGGCAAACGCCTGATGCCGACCATCCGTCTTGGCAAGGTGCGCCATCTTCTGAAAGACGGAAAGGCAAAAATTATTAAGCATCATCCGTTTACCATCCAGTTGCTGTATGACAGCGAAACGAATATTCAACCCATCGAAATCTGCGAGGATGTGGGTTACAACTACATTGGCATCAGCGTGAAAAGCCAATCTCACGAATATGTGTCTGTACAATATGATACATTGCAGGATGAGAAAGACTGCCACGATAGTTGTCGTAAGATGCGCCGCATGTATTGCAAGGTAGTTCCTATTACGCATGTAACTGTTGAAGTTGGTTCTTTCGACACAATGCTTGTAAAAGCCATCCAAGAGGGTAAAGCTATACCGGAAGGCGCAGATTATCAAAAAGGCCCTCGCTACAATTTGGCAACACTACGGGAGGCGGTATTCTATCGCGATAACTACACTTGCCAAGTTTGTGGCCGTGAAGTCCAAAAAGACGGTGCCATTTTGCATGTGCATCATATGTTCTATTGGAAGGGCCGCCACGGCAATAGTCTTAGTGAACTTCTTACTGTGTGTGAAAAATGCCATACACCGGCTAACCATCAAAAAGGCGGCAAGCTGTACGGATTCGGTGAAGATATAAAATTTGCAAATCTATCCGGCGCAGCATTTATGAACACTGTGCGCTGGCAAATCGTTAATGAACTTTACGCTGTTTTTGGAAAACCGTTCGTCACATTCACTTATGGCGCAATGACCAAAGAAAAGCGGATTGCCTTTCATCTTGAAAAGTGTCATAACAACGATGCGTATGCAATGGGGAACTTTCATCCAGTTGACCGCTGCGCGTTTGAACATTATAAAAAGGTGAAACGCAATAACCGCATTCTCGAAAAATTTCATGACTCCCAGTACATTGACATCCGCACCGGCAAAGTGGCTAACGGCAGAAGCCTCTTTAACGGTAGAATCAACCGTAGCCATAAAAAGAATTCCGAGAACCTGCACAAGTATCGTGGGAAAAGGACTCGTAAAGGCTACCGTGCTCTACGCCGCAAAAAGGTAGCCCTCAATCCCGGTGACTTGGTTTCTCTTAACGGAGAAATTCTTGTTGTCCATAGCACTCATGCCGGAAAGAATGGTTATGTAGGCGTAGAATTCAAAGCTCCATCAAAAAGCGGCAAAAAGTCTGCCAGTCTCAAAAAACTAAAAATTGTTAAAACATCAAACTCCATGCGCTCTGCGTGGACTAAAGTATCTTAAAAACGTTTGTACTTACCAAGTATACCTCAAATATACTCTTGGCCAGCGCATTCCTCACCGCCTAAGTCGCAGGTGACTATAGACGGTATAACATGCTCCCATATCTCAATGGTAGAGAAGCGGCCTTATAGCCCGCCTAGCACCAGATTAGTGCGTAATCCCTGTTCAAGTCGGGGTGGGAGTACCAGCCTTACGGACTTGCCGTAAGGGATTGAAACCTTTTTGGTGATTTATCGGTCAAAAAAATCACCGTTCGGTATGGCAGCACCGATCGATGGCCAAACCTGCCACCCAATCATCCCGGTCGGCTGGGTTCTGTGATAGGCAATCACTTCAACTGCGGTGGGATGATTTTTTCTTTGGTGTCCCGCCTCTCACGGCGTTTCATATTCCCGGCAAAGTCCCTGGTACCTACAGGCACCGCCTTCACGGTCTGCCCCGCATACCGCTTCCCGGTCATACCCGGAAGATTACATTTGTCACGATGATGTCAACCTACAAGTTCTCGCTATGCCGGCTCGAACTTGTCGTTTGCCGGGATTTTATTTTTGATTCTATTCAGGGGGAATTTATCTTGTTATATACAAAACAGGAAATTCAATCTTTCTCTGATGAATTTATTTATTCTCGTATGAAAGAACTATTATCCTCTCCTCCTTGTCGTGACATTCCTGAATCTGAACAAGTGGACTGTTTGTTTTGTCTTGAACGTTATGACTGTGCAAATTCTATCCCGCCAGAATTTTTTCAGCTTAATGATGAATTTCAACGGAGAAGATATCTGCTACCACTGAAAAGTGCGAACTCTATCGCGTGGAGGCAACTCCACGCAATGATGCGGTTGATTTGCTTTCTGCACGCCGTGCTTTCAGACGCAACAGACGTAACCGCAAAATCCGTTACCGTGCGCCGCGTTTCAACAACAGAGTGCATAGCAAACATAAGGGTTGGTTAGCGCCATCTGTGGAGGTCAAGATTCAAGAACACATTACGCTTATCAAGCGAGTATGTCGTATTTTGCCTGTTACGCTCGTCAGAGTAGAAACAGCAGAGTTTGACACACAACGTCTAAAAGCAATGCTGGAAGGTAAACCTCTGCCGGTAGGCACAGATTACCAACATGGTGAGATGTACGACGAGTACAATGTACGCCAGTATGTGTTAAAGCGTGACAATTATACGTGCCAGTGCTGCGGTGCGCATCCAACAAAAACAAAAGCTGTAAAGCTGCATGTGCATCATATCGAGACCCGTAGAACAGGTGGCAATGCTCCCAATAACCTGATTACGCTTTGCACAGCTTGTCATAAAGCTCTACACGCTGGAAAAGCAACACTTAACGGCAAAAAGCGTGGTAAGCCTCTCAAAGATGCAGCTTTTATGGGGATTATGCGTAAGACACTTATGGAACGCTTGCTTAAAGAGCTGAAGATTCCTGTACAAGAGACTTATGGCTACATAACCAAGTACTTGCGTGAGAAGCATAGTATTCCTAAAAGCCACACCAATGATGCACGCTGCATTAGCAAGAACCCATTGGCCATACCTTGCGATACTTGCTACTACACGAAGGCTATACGCCACCATAACAGACAGCTGCACAAAGCAACTATCCTTAAAGGTGGTATACGCAAGGCTAATCAAGCTCCATACACCGTAAAAGGTTACCGCCTTTGGGACAAAGTATTCTATCATGGCTCAGAATGCTTTATCACAGGCAGACGAACTTCTGGATACTTCGCTCTAAAAAAAATGGACGGTACTGTTGTTTCTAATAGCGCGTCCTACAAAAAATTGCGGTTACTAGAAGTCGCAACAAATTATATTGCAGAAAGAAGGTGAAGGGGCAATTCCTCCCATAACTGAAGTCTCGGATATCCTTGCTCTGCTCGATGAACCCACGCCTCACCGCAAACCCGGCAAATCCACCGGCCGTCCCCGCTCCCGGCACAAGCACATGTATACCCTCGGCTGGGCCTCTTATACTTTCGCTTCTCATCTTACCGGCAAAACGTTCACCCGCTACCTACCCGTCAATTATTGCACCATTTGCGGCCGTCTTGGTGGCGTGTCAGTTTCCCAATTTACCGGTCAAGAACCCAAAGTCCCTCCCATTGGCTCCAAGGTGTTTGTTGTGCCGTCTTTCGGCACCAACGCTTTAGATCTTAATAATTTTATCATTTTCAAAGGAGAATAATTATGAAACCTAAGTTCCGTCTTGGCGATCGTGTCACCGTCATCAACCCTTATGTTGCCCCCATCCCCGATTATGTCAAGGACAGCGAAATTTTTAACGATCTGTACAAGGTTTTTGGCTTGGATAAAGATATCCGTGGTGTCAAGCCCGGTGATACCTATACCATCATTGAATCCGAATCCAAACCCCGCACCCGTTCCGACGGCAAAACTGTTTATGCCTATTCTTACCAGGGCAAAAGCGGCAAGCGTTCCGATTTTGTCTTGTGGGAAGATGAAATCAAGCTGGTCGAAGCCACCAAGCCCGCCCCGGAAGATGATGATGAAGAGCCGGATACCGTCACCATCGAGATCGAAGTCTCCCTGGACGACAAGGCCGAAGCTCACCGCATCGCTCACAAAGCTGTCGAGCTGGCTTTCAAGTCCTATGCCGCTATCACCAAGGCCACCAATGATCCCGCCTCCATCACCTGGACTGATGATGAAATCGCAGCAGCCCGCAAAAAGGTTGTTGAACTGTCCTCCCGCGTCACGGAACATGGCGGCGATATGATCTTCCAGCGTTCCGGCAATACCGTATGCTGTGCTATTTATACCTCCAGCTTTGACGGTAAATCCGCTTTCAAAGGTTTCGCCAAGCCTTTCGATCACGACCCCTTCAATGAATGGATCGGCAAGTGTGTCGCCGCCTGCAAAGCTATGGGCGAATCCATCCCCGGCTTCATCACCCACAAAAACACCAAACAGGATGCTGCGTGATGGGCACAGCACACGAATTCACCACCCGCATCCGCAGCTTTGCCGAGTGCCAGCGTCTTAACCAGGTCTCTAAAGAATGCGGCCAGGTTATTGTCATCGACCGCAACGGCAACCAAGCCAATGCCAAAAGCCTGCTCTCCCTTATGAGCCTGGATTATTCCGCATCGGTTCGCGTTGTGGCCTCCACAGCGGAAGAACTCTTTGCCCTGCATACCGCCCTTCTCGCTTTGAAATGATTTGTCAGGAGGTGTCCGCCATGTTCATCCTACCGCGCTCCCCGCCCCCGTTTTTTCGTCAACCACCGCAATCATTTTTTCACTTATCTTAACGGGGGTGTTCTTACATGTTTATCTGCAATGTCTGCAAAAAGATTTTTCCTGATTTCAAAAGTTACGGTATGCGCATGAACTACCGCTTCGGCTATGGCTCCGAAAATGACGGCGATATCTTTGACCTCACCGTCTGTGATTCCTGTGCCGATACTGTTGCCAACGCCATTGAATCCGTCTGTGCCATCAACCCCCATCTCACCGTCGATGATGCCTTCTTCCCCTGTGATGAAACGTGCTCCGGCGATTGCTCTAACTGTTCCGGTGATTGTGCCGCCTCCCAGGACGATGAATCCTATGACTTCGAGGATGACGAAACCGATGAAGAAGACGACGATGACGATTCCGACCTTGATTTTGACGGCTGATTAACCCCGCCTTTTTATTTTTTTTCTTTTCTAATTACAAGTTTTCGTAAATATGCCACATTAAGGAGTCCTCTATGCCTAAAAAAAACAACACCATCACCTTCAACTTTGTTGGTGATTTTACTCCTTCCACCAAAAATGATCTGCTTACCTCCACCCCGGCTACTTACGGCGGCATGTCTGATACCCGCCTCCAGCTCAGCTTTGGTGTCAAGGTCGGCAGCAGCGTTCAGTTCGTCTCCCTGCTGGATACTTCTCGCTCTGGCGATGTCATCAAAACTTACGACCGGGATAATAACCCCATTGACGTTCGCTGGTCTGACCGCCTTGACCCCGATGTTATTTCCAAGGTTGCTCCCTACCGCACCTACCGCACCAACATCGGCTCGGATGAAACAAAAACCTTCATCACCGGCTATGACCTGGCTGAATATCTGGCCGAAGCTCTCAAGAACTACACCGGCCGCATCACCGTCAATGGCCGCATGGTCCTCCGTTACGATTCCAAAGGCATCCTGCGCCGCAACTTCAACATTGATTCCGTTTGGAAACCCCTGCTCGATAAAGACGGCGAACCGGTCGAAAAGCCCAAGCTGGCCATCATGGTTCCCTTCATCTTCAACAAGGATTGTATCGACAAAGCCGACCTCAAGGAAACCGGCAAGATCTACGTCAACGGTTATGTTGAATCCTACATCAACAAGGACGAAGGCGATAAGTATCTGCCGTTGCAGATGATCTTCAATACTGCCGTCTACAACATGGATGACCCCGGTGAAAAGTCCACCTATGAGTACCGCATGGGCGAGCTGGATACCAAAGCCAAAACGATGTTCTGCATGATGTGGGAAGGCCGTGTTGTCAACGGTGCTGAAGAAAAGCCGTTCGATGAATCCTGCCTCACTCCCTTCCAGCTGCGTTCCATCAAGGCCGGCAATGCCACTCTTGAAGATTTCCGTCCCCGCGGCTCTATCTACGGCAACCGTGTTCAGGAACTCCGCCTCATGCGCCCCATGCCCCGCAATGATTTCAAGGATGGCCCGATCGACCTCGGCCTCAAGAATTCCGAGTTTGTTGACCTGATCTATACCCCCACCAAGGATGAATCGGTTGCCGATATGGAAAAGTCCGCCAAAAAAGAACCGGAAACCCCGCCCTTCACCGCCCCCACCTCGCGGGATGAAGACGAGCTGTTTTAATTAACCACCAACACAAAAGGAGCGTGAACCTATGGCGTTCAAAATGAATCAGATCAGCTGCGATCTTGCCAGCTACCCCTATTACATGCTGCTGTCTCCGCGAAAATACGGCAAAACAACCTGGTGGCGCAACCTCGTTGTTGCCGCCTGGGGCAATGCCTCCAAGGGTCTGCTCATCTCCTGCGGCACCGAGTCCGGCTTCCACCACCTCGATAATCTCCAGGTCGAAGAAGCCCTCACCTGGGACGATGATTACGACGAAGAAACCGGCCACCGCGGCCTTGTCCAGATTGTCGATGATCTGATCGAAAACAATGCCGACTACGGCATCAAGGGTGTCTGCTTTGATACTTTTGATACCCTCTTTGATATCGCCACCGATGAAGTCATGAGGGAATCCCGTCGTGAAACCGGCAAGTCCTGCAAATCCATCAATGATGCTTTCGGCGGCTACAACCGCGGCTCTGACCGCCTGATTAAAATCATCAACGATCAGCTCTCCCGCATCCGCAACGCCGGCATCGCCGTCTTCATCCTGTCCCATACCAAGTTTAAGGAGCGCACGGACCCCCTCACCGGCGAAAAGTATGAGCAGCTCACAAACCTCATGCAGGACCGTACATACAGCGCCATTGCTGATAACGCCCAGATGGTCATGGTTGGCACCATTGAGCGCGATATCGCATCCGGCAAAATCGAAAACGAAAAACGTGTCATCCATCTGCGCGGCACCTCTACCATTGATGCCGGTTCCCGTTTCAATGACCTGCCCGAAACGATCACCCTTGATCCGCAGGATTTCCTCGCCGCCTTCAAACAGGGTGTCGCCGGTGCTCACACGGTTGCTCCGGTTACGGATAAGCAGATCGATGCTGCCGCCAAGGCCGAGCAGAAAGCCGCCGCCAAACAGGCAGCCGTAGCCCGCAAAAAAGAGGAAGCCGAAAAGCAGGCCGAACAGGACGAATCTCACCGTGATGAATATTACAACACCATCGTCAATGGCTTCTCCAACGCCTCGGATGAAATCAAGGCCAAAGCCAAGGAGCTGTTGGCCGCCACCGGTGAACCCAAGTTCTCCTCCCCCAACATCCCGGCTGCAACCCTGCGCCAGATCGCTGACCTCTTCGCAGCGTAAAGGTGGTGTCAAATATGGCAGCACCCAAAGTCCGTAAAGGCCGTCGCGTCATCTGTCACGCCACCGGCATCTATGGCAATTCGCTGGACTATTTCAAGGCCCCGGATGGTTTTTATTACCAAACCAAAGAGCTGTATGAGCAAAAAAAGCAGGAATCTGATTATTACCGTCAGGTCGTTACCCGCATGGCCTCCTATATGGGCTATGAGCCGGGCGATGTTTTCCCAACGGTCATCACCCGTGGCCTCATGCAATTCAAGCATTACGGCTATGCCGCTGTCCTTGCCACCATGGAGGAATGCCAGTCCAAAATTGAATACGCTCTGGCTTCCCGCTCTTTCGGTTCGGACTATCAAAAAGCATCTTACCTCATGGCCATCCTTACCAACAATATCAACGATGTTGCCCGCCGCCTCAAATCTCAGCAGGAATTTGAATCCCGTCAGGCCGCACCCCAACCGGCTCCGCCCCCGCAGGATTTCACTTCCGCTGCTCAGCCAAAAGATATCACAGATTTTCTGGAAGGCGGTGACTAAATATCGAACTCCAAACCTGTCTTGATAAAATCAATACCTCCCGCGCTCAAGACGAAGCCTCTTTTGTTTTCTGCCTCTGGAAAGAACCGGTTTTGTTTGGCGAGTACGATCAGGTCAACTTCGGCAATGATTTAACCATCAAAACCAAAGATGCCCTCTTCTACTACCAGCTTGGCCGCGGCATGTATGATTCCGGCTTCCGCAATTTCGATAGCATTTCGGTCGATACTTACCTTTCGGATAAAGCCGATACCCGCAAAGTCTTCTCGGCCTACGGCGGCTACCCGGAAGTCGAAAAGCTCAAATCCCTTGTGGATGTTGATAACGTCGAAGCCTACTTTGACCGCATCTCCAAGCTCAACACCCTCTCCGATCTCTGCGAGCAGTTTTTCAAAACTTTCCAGGATACCTCCCGCTTTGATTCCATGTCCAACTCCCAAGTCTACGATTTTTTCGACTATCAGCTCAACACCATCAGCATGAACTCCACCCGCGATATGAAAGTCGAATCTGTCGCCTTTGATGAATCGTATATCACAGAGCTGGATAAGGGCGAAACGGTCGGTCTGAATTACGGTAAAAACTGCCCCCGCCTCAACTGGGCCACTCTCGGCCTTCCCCTTGGTGATCTTTACATGCTGGGCGGCTTCTCCGGCACCGGCAAAACCTCTTTCGTGTTTGAAAATATGATCCTGCCTTTAACCGAATCCGGTGTCAAGTGCTGCATCATTTCAAACGAAATGCAGGTCCGTGCCTACAAACAGCTGCTCACCATCCATATCCTCACCAATGATCTCGGCTACTGGAAAATGACTCGCAAGCATCTCAAGGTTGGCAAGTTCACGGATGAACAAAAAGAAATGCTGCTTAAAGCGGCAGCCATCAGCCAAAAGAAATACTCTTCCATCCGCTTCATCAAAATGTTCGATAACGACACCTCCCGCGTCATCAAGTCGGTTCGCAAATATTCCAAACTCGGCTACCAGATGTTCCTGTGGGACACCATGAAGTCGGACGATGACGGCGGCAATATGGAAATGTATCGCCAGCTCTTGCAGTCCTCGCGCAAAATTTTCCAGTGTGCCAGTCGGGAAAACGTCTCCATCGTCTGTACCTATCAGCTGGCTCTCTACATGAAAAACCAGCGCTTTCTCGATGCCTCCACCCTTTCCAACGGCAAACAAATCAAAGAGGTCTTTTCCGAAATGATTTATATTCGGGAACTCTGGCAGGATGAATACACCGGCGAAAAATGTGATTGTCACGCATACACCCGCACCCGCAAACCGGATGGCACCTGGGAAAAATTCACCACCCCCATCACGCTGGATAAAACCAAAAAGTACATCGTCGCCTTTCTCGATAAAACCCGTAACGATGAAGACGGTCAGCAATTTTTGTATGAAGCAAACCTCAGCTGGAACAACTGGAAAGAGGTCGGCTATTGTACCATCCGCAATGACCATGTAGCCATCGGCCGTTAAAGGGGGTGCGCCCATGAACGCGGCACTCCTCTCCCAACGCCTGATCGGCCACTCGGATGATATCTACACCATCCTCGAAACCCTCGGCTATGAAAACATTACGTTTAATTCAGCCAAAGCCCAGTTCCGCTTTTCACGGGCGGACGGCACCAACCCTACCAGCATTGTTCTAGATGTTGATTCCCTGCGGTTTTATTGCTTTTCCACCAACGGCAAAGGCAATCTTTTCACCCTCATCATGTCGCGCCTGAACTGCACTTTCCCAGATAGCTTAACCTTTGTCACCACCGTTCTGGATCTCGACCAGAATGATTTCTCGGCCAAAGTTCACTATCCCTTCGGCGGCTTCTACCGCAAGCTCCTCCCTGATCAGCCGGAGGATTACTCCGTGCCTCCCATCCCAGAGGAAACGTTGCAGCCATACTTGGGCAAGTACAACCAGATGTTCTTCCGCGATGGCATTGATTATGTAACGCAGGAAAAATTTCAGGTTGGTTATGATTTTCTTTCCAACCGTATCACCATCCCGGAGCGCAATTTTGATGGCCAGCTCTGCGGCATCATGGGTCGCTCCAATGACCCCAACTGCCCCCATCAGGACCGCTGGTATCCCATCGTCAGCTGCCCGCGCAGCAAAACCCTGTTCGCCCTGCAGCAAAACTACCAGCGCATCATCGAAACCCAGAACGTGGTCCTTTTTGAATCAGAAAAAGCCCCCATGCAGTGCGCATCATTCGGTGCTCATATCTCGCTCGGTCTCTGCGGCTGCCATGTCTCTCAGGCCCAGCGCAGCATGATTTTTTCTCTTCGCCCCAAAACTATTGTTCTCGCTCTCGATGAAGGATTAGAAGAAGACGCTATCCGGGAAGAAGCTGCCAAACTTGTCCAGAACAATTTAATCCTAACTACCAGGGTCGGCTATGTCTGGGACCCTGACCACGATATTATCCCCGCAGGCAGCAAACAAAATCCCGCCGACCTTGGCCGCGATGCCTATGTCTCCTGCCTGCAAACGAAAGTGAGGTGGTTATAATCGAACGCGCCAAAGACTCCCGCCTGCAAGAACTTTTCAATGCCGGCGTAAATGTATACAGTTTTTCCAAATTAGGCACCATTGAGCAGTGCCAACTCCAGGCGTGGTACTCCTACATTAAGCACGACCCCGGACTTCAAAGTGTCTATGGTCTGCTAGGAGGAGCATCCCATCAAGTCACAGAAGACCTCATCGAAGGCAAAGCAACCTGTGACGACCTCCTTCCCGCTCTACATAGTGCCCTGGATGAATGTGATACCCTCGGCCTTACCTTCCCCAAGGACTTTCGCGGCAATGATTCCATCAAAGAGAAATGGATCAAGGATATGACCCACTTCTGCCAGAACTTCTACCCGCCTCGCGGCAAGTACATTATCGAGCAGTTGGTTATCCTCCGCGTCAGTCCTACCCGCGCCCTGCAAGGCTATATTGATTTAACCAAGCTGAATGATGACGGTACAGTATCTGTCTATGACCTTAAAACCAGCTCCCGGTATAAACCGTCAGATTTATTGGAGCATGGCCGCCAGCTCGTGATCTACGCTATGGCATTGGAACAGGCCGGTTATACAGTCAAAAATCTCGCCTGGATTATGCTCAAGTATGTCGAGATCCGTTACACCTGGTACGCCACATCCCGTTCGCGCAATAAAACCCAGTGTATCCGCATCGTCAACCGCTCTAAAATTTACGATACCATCGCCCCCGCGGTCGAATCCGCCTGCCGCGATGCCGGTATGGATGAAGCCGAGATTGAATTTGCCATGCTGGATTTCAAAGAAACGAATCTTCTCGGCCCCAGGTTCCCCATGTCGGTCGCCCAGCAGTTCATCATCAAACCTTTTGTAGAGCCTTACCCCTACACCCCGGAACTCAAACAGGAAGCTCTTGATTACATCAATAAGGTTGCCGATGTCTATGAGTCCCTGCCCCAGGATGAAACCACTCCATGGCCTGCCCGCAAGGTCGATAAGGAATGTGCTTTCTTCTGTAATAACCTCTGCAATTACCGCAAAATCTGCCCCGCCATCCGGGATTATAACGCCCAGGCCCTCATCGCAGACCCGCCCAAAACCGAAGCTGATTTGTTTTAACCAAGGAGCCGCCCATGACCACCCGTTCCCCGCCCCCGCAGGGCTTTTGAAATAAATTACAGGAGGTGAATAAAAACGCCATCAATTTATGATCATTCAAGAGATATAACTCATTTTAATACAAAAAGAAATTCATATGTCTTATCTGACGATGGAACATATTATATCGGTACAACCCGTGCTGGTTATGAATTTTATTTTTCCAAAGAAGATTATTCCCTTATCTCTTCGTACTGTTGGCATAAACATCAAGATGGTTATTTACGAACTCTTTATACTTATTATCTTGACGAAAATAATATTCGGCATAATCACTACGTCTTGATGCATCGGCTTTTATTTGGAGAGGAAAATATTCCGGCCAAAATGGAAATTGATCATATTAACGGCAAGCCATACGATAACCGACGTTCAAATTTGCGGTTAGTTACACATGCCGATAATATGAAAAACCAGGCAATGCGTGCGGACAATAAAAGCGGTTATGCCGACGTCTGGGAAAATAAAGGCTGGGGCAAACCGTGGACAGCACAAATTACCTGTAATGGCATTCGGCATTACCTTGGCCATTTTGATACTCCAGAAGAAGCTGCAAAAGCAGCGGCTGCAGAACGAGAACAATCTTTTGCTGAGTTCTCACGAGCATCGGAGGATATGTTCAATGGTACACGGAGGCCATGCTAATGCAGAACTACCATAAGCACACCTGCTGCTCCAACATCTATACCCCCGATTCTCCCGCCACCTATGAACAATATGCTAAACGCGCTGTTGAACTCGGTCAGAACATCCTTTGCTCTTTGGAACACGGCTGGCAGGGTAAATATCATGAATGCCGTGAAATCGCTATCAAGTATGGCCTCAAGTTTATCTTTGGCACCGAAGCTTACTGGGTCAAAGACCGGCACGAAAAAGACCGTACCAACTGCCATATTGTTCTTCTCGCCAAAAACGAAAACGGTCGTCAGTGGATCAACGAAGTTCTATCTACCGCCAATGAGGACGGTTATTACTATCGCCCACGTCTGGATGAAGAACTCCTGTTCCAACTGCCGCCCAACGATGTTTTTGTTACTTCTGCCTGCGTTGCATTCTGGCATTATGAACCTAATTATGTTGAAAATCTTGTCCTTCGCCTACATAACCATTTTAAGGATAACTTCATGCTTGAAATTCAGGCTCATAATACCGATAAGCAAAAGCAGCTAAACGCAAGAATCTTGGAGCTTTCCAAAAAGTACGGTATCCAGATGATTGTTGGCCTTGACAGCCACTATATCTACCCGGAACAATCTGTTGAACGTGATGCTCTTCTTGCCGCCTCAGATATTCATTACGATGATGAGGACGGCTGGTATATGGATTATCCCGATGAAGATACCGTTTGCAAACGCTTTGCAGAACAGGGCGTCATCCCGCCAGAAGCAGTTGACCAGGCTGTTCGCAACACAGACCTGATTTGTGATTTTGAAGATTATGATAGCGAAGTTTTTCAAACCAACCGCAAACTTCCCACCCTGTACCCGGATAAAACCCCAGAGGAAAAATATCAAATCTACAATCGCTTAATCAGTTCTAAGTTCCGCGAGTATATGAAACACGTTCCGCCAGAGGATTATCAGCGTTACTTTGATGGCGTCAAGATGGAAGCTCATACTTACCGCGATACCGGCATGGTGGATTATCCACTAATTGACTATCAAATCGTCAAACGCGGCATTGAATATGGTGGCATCATCACAAACACTGGCCGTGGTTCTGCTGTCAGCTACTTTACCAATACCCTCTGTGGTTTCAGTAAAGTTGACCGTTTCAAATCTCCCATTCGTCTGTACCCAGAACGATTCCTCTCTACTACTCGTATTATTCAGACGAACAGCCTGCCCGATATCGACCAGAATATCAGTGCGCAGGAACCATTCGAGCGTGCCCAGCGCGAAATCCTCGGTGCAGACCATGCTTACCCCATGATTGCCTTTGGCACCATGAAAAAGAAAGCTGCATTTAAGATGTACGCCCGCGCTCAAAGGCTGGACTTTGAAACTGCCAATAAAATCAGCGACCAGCTTGAAAAGTACGAAGTTGCTCTCAAATATGCCGATGATGATGATAAAGCCGATATCAGTATCTACGATTACGTTGACCCAGAATATCAGGATCTTGTCAAACGCAGCGAGGTTTACTGGGGCTTAATTGTATCCAAATCAAAAGCTCCCTGTGCCTATCTTCTTTATCAGGGTAGCATCCGCCGCCAGATTGGTCTTATTAAATGTAAAAGCGAAACAACCAAAAAGGAATATATTACCACCGTCATTGATGGCGCTGTGGCTGAAAAATATAAGTTCCTTAAAAATGACTGGCTGATTGTTGATACCGTAGCTCTTACCGCAGCAGTATTCAAGCGTATCGGCATGGAACCTCTGACCGTTGATGAACTATCAGAAAAAGTCAAGGATAATCCAGCCGTCTGGAATATCTATGCCAGCGGTCTCACCTGCGGTGTCAACCAGTGCGAAAAAGCTTCCACCACTCAAAAACTCATGCGTTACAAACCGCAAAACGTTTCTGAGCTGTCCGCTTTTGTTGCTGCCATCCGCCCCGGTTTCAAGTCCATGTATCCCACATTTGAGCGCCGCGTTCCGTTTGATTACGGCGTTCCTGTCATTGATAATCTGATTCAAACAAAAGAGTTCCCATATTCCTTTATTCTGTATCAGGAAAATTTGATGACGATTCTGAACTTTGCCGGCTTCCCCATGGACCAGTGCTACGGCATCATCAAGGATATTGCCAAAAAGCATCCTGAAAAGGTTAAACCGTTAAAGGTACAGTTTATCTCCGGCCTCTGTGATAAGCTTCAAGGCCAATGTCCACCGGGCAAAGAGCCGGTTGAAATCGCAAATCAGATTTGGCAGATTATTAACGACGCTACAGCGTACAGCTTCAATTCATCGCATTCAGCCTGTATGGCCTATGATTCCCTCTATAATGCCTGGCAGAAAGCCACATATCCCTATGAGTTTTACGAGGTCTGCCTGCAGCACTTCTCCAATAAAGGCAAAAAGGAAAAAGTAGCTGCCCTTAAAGCTGAAATGCTTCGCGGTTTTGGTATTCATGAAGGCCCTATCCAGTGGGGGCATGATAACCGCAAGTTTACCGCTGATAAAGAAAATCACGCCATTGACCCTTCGCTTCTCTCCATCAAAGGTTTAAGCCAAGGTTGTGCCAATGACCTCTGGAAAATGTATCAGTCCGGTAAATTCACCGATTTTTACTCTCTCTGGAAAGAAATGTCCCATACCCGCAGCTTAAACTCCGCCAAGATCGAAACGCTTGTCCTGCTGGATTATTTTAAGCCATTCGCTGGCGGCAATAAGATTCTCAAGTTTATCAGTGCGTGTAATGACCTCTATGGCCGTTCTCAATTTCCAAAGGACACTAAGTCTTCGTACAAACCTTACATTGAAGCTTACTCCACCACATCTGACCAGCTTAAAACCTATAAAGATTTCCAGTATGATTCTGCTCTTCAAGCCATCTGGAGTGATCTGCCGGATGAATCGCTACATGTCAAGCAGGTCTTAGATGCCCAGAGCGAGTACCTTGGCTACCTCCAATACCAAAACCCTTCTCTCGCTTCCACCTACCATTACATTCTCTCTATTGACGGCAAATATAAAAACAAGACCATCGCACTGTACCAGCTTGCAACCGGTCAAACCGTTAATTTCAAAATCCGTCCCTCCACCATGGATCAAAACCCCATCGCTAAAGGCGACATCATCAAGGTTCTTGGCACCAAGCAGGAGGGCAAGTGGTCCCGCACCGATGCCGGTTGGGTCCAGTCCACAACGGATTTCAACACTTTTCTTTATAAATACAGCCATGTACGTTAATTTTTTTCTGGTTATGGCGGTTCTCAATACTGCCATCAGTGTTATTGCCACTATTTTCGGTAACATCACCAAAAGTTCGATGTCTGGTGATACGCCCACTTTGATTTCCGCGGCTTCTTCCCCTCCCAGTTTGAACTCATCTATTCCTTCAACCTCATTCTCGCCTGGCCGGTGGAGCGGTTCAAAGCCCTCGACCAATGACAATCGGTTTTTTTTATCTCGTGATGCCTGGTACAAACTCTATCTCACAGCCATCGTTTTCAGCTTGTTCTGGTGGTTCATATCCTAGGGGGTGATGTTATCGAACCAGTCTTTGTTAAATCCGCCCTTGAAACTTTTACTATCCTGATCGATACCCGTGAGCACGAAACCTCGGCGCTCACTCAGCGCATTCAGCAAATGGGCTGCCCAGTCGAACGGCAAAAGCTCAATTTTGGCGATTATTCTGCCAAGGTCATCCTGCCCACCGGCGTTCCCTACAGCCTGGAAAATATCGTCGTGATTGAACGGAAGATGTCCAGCGACGAAATCGCAAATTGCTTTACCTCCCAGCGTGATCGCTTTACCCGTGAATTTGAACGCGCCAAAGCAGCCGGTTCCCGTACCTATCTGCTTGTTGAGCGCACCACCTGGGAAATGCTTTACGCCGGTACATACCGCAGCAAAATGTCCCCTGTCGCCATGGTGGCCAGCCTCACAACCTGGCTTGCCCGCTATGATTGTAAGCTCATTTTCTGCGAACCTCAAACCTCCGGCAAGCTCATCCATGATATCCTCTACCGCGAAATGAAACAGCACCTGGAGGGGGTTCAGCCATGATGCAAGCCGTCCTATTCGCCAATTATCCATCCGCCTCTCCCCTGCTCCGTGCCCACCGCAGCTACCAGGTCGTCACCCGCCTTCAAATCGGCTGCTTCGTCCTTGCTGCCGGCCGCCTGGTCTTTCTCCCGGCTGCCCTCCAGGGCAAAACCTATCTTCTCGTTAAAGGAGTTGATCCACCGCCCCCATGAATACTACCCGTGAACTCCACCGCAAAGAGCGTGCCAAGGCAGAGCTTGAATCTATCTGCCGCAGTTATGCTTCCAAATGTTCCGCTCTCATCATTACCTATAACATCAATGATCTAACACCCGCCCAGCGTGCAGCGTTCAATGCCCGCCAACCTTTTCACTCTTACCAAAGCAGGTGATCTTATCAAAAACAAAGCAATCGCAAACGCCGTCAACATCAAGCGCAACAGCAAAGCCATCGCCTGGCTCTATCAGAACACCGGCAATATCCTGGATTACAAAGATGGCGATAAAGTCAAGTTCGATCTCACCGCTATCCAAAACGATCCCGATTGGCCTATCCTTCGCCAGGACTATAAAGATTTCATTCTTTCCAATGCGGATACCGTTTTTACTCTGGAGTTTGAACCTCGTTTCCGCAAAAACCACACTCTTGCCTGCCTGAAAGAAGATCCCGTCACCCCTAAGCGCTTGTTCTGGATCGGCCATCTTATCAAGCAGCGCGAACCCGAACAGGAGGCCGCCCATGACTGAACCAATTACCGATGCCATTGGCCGCGAAATCCATGTCGGTGATACCGTTGCCTATGCGCAGACGGATAAAAACAGCGGCATCAACTGGAACACTTATGTTGTAATCGGTTTCACCCCTTGCCGCGTCAAAGTTTCCAACCCTACCTACCGCGGTTATGCCTGGGAGAAAGATTATATCCTTCTCTACCCATCCAACTGCGTCATCTTACAGGAGGCACCCACAGAATGAAAATTATCCCTCAATCCCACGAATGGATCACCCCGCTCAACCGTGATGTCACCATGCAGCGTATCGAACGCATCGCCCGCACCTGCTATCAAAGCGAGGATGCCATCAAGCCCGGCAGTGATTCCAAAATGGTCGCCATGCTCTGCAAAAATCATCATTACGCCATGGTCGAGCATATCAGCCTGACCATTAAATTCATCACCGACCGCGGCGTTGCCAACGAGATCGTCCGTCACCGTATCGGCTCCTATGCCCAGGAATCCACCCGCTACTGCAATTACAACAAAGATAAGTTCGGCAATGAAATCACAGTTATTGACCATGGCTATACCGGCAGGAAACGCATTTCCTGGAAAAACTATTGTGGCTTTGCTGAAACAGGCTATCGTGACATGTTGAATGCTGGTGCCACCCCGGAAGAAGCCCGCGATGTCCTTCCCCTCTGCCTCAAAACCGAGATCGTCTGCACCTGGAACCTGCGCGAATGGCATGAAGTCCTTCGCCTTCGCACCGCCAAGGATGCCCACCCCGCTATCCGCGCCCTCATGATTCCTGTCCTCAAGGAGCTGCAGACTGTCTACCCTGAAATTTTCAATGATATCGAGGCGTCCGAATGACCCAAGAAGAAATCCGCAAGCTCCTCAAAACCTACGAGTTACATATCAACCAGGTGGAAGACGATGAAACTGCTCTTCGGGACTTGTCCGAAGTTGTCCATAAAATCCTCACTGATTCCACCCGCGTTGTAAAGCTTAACGCCTGCGCCATTGCTGCCTGGGCTTTGCACATCCCCGTCTGGGGGTTCGCCGCATCCAAACTTTGGAACTGGTTTTTAGCCATTGGCCCCATCCCTACCATCGGCGTCTTTCATGCAGCCGGTATCGGCCTGGCTCTTGAATTCATCGTTGATACCGCCGGCATCCCCCACAAAATTCCTCTGCAGAATGATGTTCAAAACGTCATTGACGGCAAGTCCAGCTGCTTTGATTCCTGGTCTCTGCCGGATGGCTTGTGTGTTTTCCTCGGCACTCTTGCCGGTCTCTGCCCGCCCGCGTTGGTAGCCCTCTTTGCCGGCTGGCTAATTAAATTTTTTATGTATCTATAAGGAGGTTATTTTCATGAATGATGTTCAGCGCTTTGGCCGCATCCAGGTCGAAATGTGCGATACCTTCAAATCCAAAAACGCAGATTACGGCAATTCCTTCTCCCAGCTCTATCAGGAGTTTGGCGATAACGGCATCATCACCGCCGCTGTCCAGATCTCCCATAAGTACCACCGCTTCATGAATCTTATCAAGGGTACCCCCGCCAAGGTCAATGAATCTCTGCGCGATACTCTGTTGGATCTTGCCAATTACTGCGTCCTCACTGTCATGGAGCTGGATAAGGCCAAAGAAAAAGCAAACGCTTCAAGCTCCTCTGCCTTCGCTCAGGCTGCTTCTGCCGTTACATATCGTACAACTCCGCAGTTTGATTACAGCAAGTATATCTCTAACGACACCATCCTCTCCTCTCGTGATGCTTCCGCCGCCACATTGAAGGGAGATACCGAATGAACATCATTATGTATACAACCCATTGTCCGCGCTGCAAGGTGCTGGCCGCTAAACTTGCCGCAAAGGGGGTGACTTATAAAGAAGAAACAAACACAGAAACCATGCTCTCCATGGGTATTACCACCGTCCCGATGCTTTCGGTGGACGGCACATTGATGGATTTTAAGACTGCAAATGATTGGATTAACAAACAGGAGTGATTCTATGGATTTTTCTATTGACCTTAAACTCGATAAAGATTTTACCACACAACTGGATTACCTCATCAGTAAGTATGGCCCAGACCTGGCCAAGCTCAACGGCTTTGCAAACGAACAGCTGAACTACACCGATTTTATTGATAACTTCATCGACAAGCAGACTGTGGCCGATGCCAGTATCGACGGCAATGCCAATGTCGGCACCAAGGATATCTGCTCTCTCACCACCGAGATGCACAAACCCCATTCCAAGCTTCTTGCCTTTAACAAAATCTTCTATGAACTCAAAAAATCCCATGGCCTGGATACCGCCAAGAATTGGCTAACTGCTGAATACCTCGGCTATTTCTACTTGCACGATGCTACATCAAGTACCTTTGTCCCCTATTGCTTTGCTTATGATATCGAGGAACTTGTCAATAAGGGCCTTTATTTTATTGACAACTTTAACGCCCAGCCGCCCAAGCACCTGACCACCTTCACGGATTTTGTCGGTGAGTTTGTCAGCTGGACCTCCAATCGCAGCAGTGGCGCTTGCGGCCTGCCCAGCTTCCTGGTTTATTCCTATTATTTCTGGAAAAAAGATGTCGAATCCGGTTATTACATTCAGTCCCCAGAATATTACCGTAACCAGGAGTTCCAGCGCATTGTCTACAAGCTTAATCAGCCGTACCTGCGCGTCAACCAAAGCGCCTTTACTAATTTCACCATCATGGATCAGTCCTACCTGGAGGCCATCTTTGGTGGTAAAACCTTCCCGGATGGCTCCTTTATGATTGATGAAATCGACGGCATCATCGAGTATGAAAAAGCTTTTATGGATGTTGTCAGTGAGATCCGCAGCAAAAACATGATGACCTTTCCGGTTCTTACCTACTCCCTGCTGCGTAAGAATGGCAAGTTTGTCAACGAAGATTTTGCCCGCTGGTGCTGCGCTCATAACATTACCTGGGCAGATAGTAACTTCTTCATCAGCGAAGATGTAACCAGCCTCTCCAACTGCTGCCGCCTTGTCTCCGATATCAAAGATCTTGGGTATTTTAATTCCATTGGCGGTACTGCACTGGAGGTTGGTTCTATTAAGGTCAACACCATCAATCTTGCTCGTCTTGCTTATTCTAGCACCACCCCCGCAGAGTTTTTTGCTAATCTCAAAAATGCCGTAACACTCTGCCTTGACACTCTGGATTCCGTTCGCCATATCATCAAGCGCAATATCGAAAAGGGCCTGCTCCCCAACTATTCCAAGCACATTATGAACATGGCCTCCCAATATAATACCATCGGCGTGATCGGCATTTACGAAACCCTACAGCACTTCGACATGACCTCTAAGGACGAGTTCGGCAACACGTTCTATACCGATGAGGGCTTGAAATTCGCTGAGGATATCCTGCAAATCATCAACACCGTCAAGAACAATTACATCAAGGATAAAGACTACAGCGCCAACATTGAGGAAATCCCAGGTGAGCGTGCCGCCGCAGTTCTGATGCAGAAAGATATGCTGTTCTTCCCGGATGAAAAATATGAACTGCCCTTGTACGGCAACCAGTGGATTCCCCTCGGTGTAAAAACCACTCTGCAGGAAAAAGTCCGCCTGTCTGCCGCTCTCGATAAAGCCTGCAACGGCGGCTCCATCGCTCACATCAACATTGATAAACCGTTCAATAATTTTGATACCGCATGGAAGATGTTGAACTATGTTGCCGACCAGGGCGTTGTTTACTTTGCATTCTGTACCCGTATCAGCGCTTGCGAGGAAAACCACGGCTTCTACGGTGATACCTGCCCTATCTGTGGCAAACCCAAAGTGACCACCTATCAGCGTATCGTTGGTTTCCTTACCCCGGAACGCACCTATTCCAAGGAGCGCAAGGCTGAATTCAAAATGCGTGACTGGATGGACCTGAATGCGATGAGTGAGATGTGATTATGCCGGATTCTATTACTCTGCGCGGTTTTCTGGATGAAGATTTTATTCAGTATAAAAAGCCTGCTATGTTTCTCGGCACCGCCACCTGTGATTGGAAGTGCTGTCATGATGCCGGGTGCGATGTTTCTATGTGTCAGAACAGCCTTCTTGCTAATTCGCCTGTACATACCGTTTCTTATGCTGATTTGTTTGACCGATACATTCACAACCCCATCACTACCGCAATTGTCGTTGGTGGTCTGGAACCGTTTCTCCAGTTTGAAGAACTGCACGGTTTGATCGCTTACTTTCGCCAAAAGGATTGTCTGGATGATTTTGTGATTTATACCGGTTACTATCCGCAGGAACTAACACAGCAGCTGGTTTTTCTGCGTATGTTAAACACCGTCTATGGCGGCACAATCATCATCAAGTTCGGCCGCTATGTTCCCGGTAGCGCACCAGTCCAAGATCCTGTTCTCGGTGTCACACTCGCTTCTTCTAATCAGTATGCAGAAAGGCTTTAACATGAAAATTATTACAAACCCCAGCTGGACAAAAGAGGAGGTCGAAGAATTCCGCGCCTCCATCAAGTCCAATAACGGCTATTGTCCCTGTCGCATTGAGCATATCCCGGCCAACAAATGTATGTGTCAGGAATTTCGTTCTCAGGTTTCCGGCCAGTGCCATTGCGGCCTCTACCTCAAGGAGGATTAACTATGAATCTCAATAAATGCAACAAACTTTTTCGCTTTGGCGTGCTCTTCTCAGCGTTCTTTACGGCGCTTGTTCTGATTGTTTTCTGCCCCCGGCTCAGCGCCACCGCCTATGCTGAGTCTTCCACACCCGAAACCGCCGCCACCACTTACACCGTTACCTATCACGCCAATGGCGGCTGCTGGTGGAGCAACTGGTCCCGCCCGACTTATTCTTTCGCCACCAAAAAGTATGAGCAGGAGGAAGGCAAAACTTATCAGATCATTGATTCCAAGCCCACCTACGGTGCCAACACCTTCAACGGCTGGAACACAGAGTCCGACGGCTCCGGCACCTGGTATTCCCCTCATCAGGAATATGTCTGTACCGGCAATATGGACCTCTACGCTCAGTGGCTCGGCCCCGTTCCTGCGCCCACAGCTGAACCTACTGCCACACCGGAACCTACCCCGGAACCAACTGTTGCGCCCACAGCTACTCCGGCACCGACTGCAACTCCCGAACCTGTAACCACTCCGGCACCAGTTCCCTCGGCCAAGCCCAATTATCGCGCCATGTGCCGCGCCTGGTTCCGCTATCTTCGCCGCCAGATGATTGGTCTGTATAAGTAAAGGAGGTACTCCATGCACTATGAAACTCCGTATGTAAACTATACCATCCCTGGAAATTTTTTTGGCGATGTCGTTTTTAAGGATGAACTTTCCGTCAAACCTCTTGCCCCCGACATCCCCCTCCCTTCCTATGCTCACCCCACGGACGCCGGCCTGGATCTGCACGCCATCAGTGTGGAAGCACCCGGTACCGTTATCGTTGCCACCTGTATTATCCAGCCTGGCATGACCGCTAAAGTACATACCGGCATCGCCATTAAGCTGCCCCACGGCACATTCGGCGCTGTCTATCCCCGCAGCGGCCTTGCCACCAAAACCGGCCTCGCCCCCGCCAATATGGTTGGTGTCATTGATGAAAACTATACTGGCGAAATCATCGTGGCCTTACATAACTACAGCAATGAACCTCAGGCGTTCGCCATCGGGGATCGTATCGCCCAGCTGGTTATCCAGCCCGTTGTCCACTGCACCGTCACCCAGGTCACAGAACTCCCTGATACTGACCGCGGTAGCGGCGGCTTTGGATCTACAGGAGGTAACACTTAATGAAACATCTCGGCGATATTACCTTAATTGACGGCTCTAAAATCGAACCAGTGGATGTAATTACATTTGGTTCGCCCTGTCAAGATCTCAGTATCGCAGGGAAACGCGCTGGTCTTGCCGGTCAACGCAGCGGACTTTTTATGGAAGCCGTCAGGATTATTAAACAAATGCAGGAGGCAACGAATGGAGAATATCCCAAATATGCAGTCTGGGAAAATGTACCCGGAGCATTCAGTTCAAACAAAGGAAAAGATTTCCTCGCTGTGCTGGAAGAACTTATCCGAATCAAAGAACCAGCCATTTCTCTTCCTGAACCTCCAAAATCAAAATGGAGTAAAGCGGGGGAGGTATCAGGTAGCGGATGGAGCCTTGCCTGGCGAACCATGGACGCCCAGTACTGGGGTGTTCCCCAACGTCGTTTGCGCATCTCGCTTGTCCTCGACCTTACAGGTCAACGCGCCGGAGAAATATTATTTGAGCCGGAAAGCCTGCGAGGGCATTTTGCGCCGAGCATCACGCCGGGGCAAGCAACTGCCGGAGCTGTTGAAAATGGCGCTGGAACAGCAAATGGAGTATATGCCGAAGTAGGCAATGTTTGTGCGTTCAAGTTAGGAAATAGTGAGCAGGCACGAAGTATCGGATATGCCGAAGAAAAGGACCCAAATATTGTCTGCTATGACGCACGCGGCAACGGCGATGGCATGCTATCCCCTACCATAACGGGTGATCACAACAGCCGAATTACGGATTATACTACTGTCGTAATTGAAAAAATCATCCGCTGGATTGTTCGCCGCCTGACTCCTACCGAGTGTGAGCGCCTGCAGGGTTATCCCGATGGATGGACAGACCTCGGCGAATGGGTAGACAGCAAGGGCAAAGCTCACAAAGCCGCTGATGCGCCCCGATATAAGGCGCTGGGCAACTCCATCGCCCTGCCGCAGTGGTACTACGTTCTCGGTGGTATCGCTGACCGCCTGCCGGATAATGCCACCCTCGGCAGCCTGTTCGATGGCATCGGCGGTTTCCCGTATGTGTGGACACAGCTACACGCTGGGCGCAAAGAGTTATGCGTTTGGGCATCGGAAATTGAGGAGTTCCCCATCGCCGTAACAAAAGTACACTTTCCTGAATCTTAAAACAACACAAGAGAACAGTAATGCACAAACTCTATTCTGCGAAGTATATATTGATTTCTGACGGAACAAATAACATTTTTGCTAGTGATTTGTTATTTTTAGAGGGTGAACCAACTAAACACCTTGACAGTTTTGGAACCTTTTATGAATTCTATGATGCTGTAGCTTCTTACAAGTATCCCTGGAGCAATCACTGTTACTGTGATAAATCAATGTTCCTTCATAAACCACTTGTTAAATTTTATGGAACTTTTGACTGGTTTTTTACGGCAGAAAATTTCAAAGCACCTGTTTCTGTTGAAACGCAGTACAAAGAATGTTCCACTAAGGATTATGACTTTAATTTTTTCAAAGAAAACCTGTCTATGGACGACTTTGTAACCTTCCTGCGGGAGCATAACCTTATCGGAGGCAACACTTAATGAATCTTACTTTTGTTTCAAACGCCCTTGAAAAAATCTCTCCCACCTGGGTTATATCAGACATTACATACCTCGATGGTATCATAACCCGCACCGAGGACGATTACCTTCGCCGCATCGGCAGCACCTTCAAGGGTATTTCTTTTCTTGGCCCCGGCTATCCTGCCTGGTTTGAATACTCCAAAGATAACCTCGGCGCTTCCAAGTCTGGCTTCTTACATACCAGCCTTGTTAAAGAGCTTGAAATTATCCTTGATATAGGTTATGCCAAGCTTGCCATCACAACCGAACATAGTATTTTCTTTCTGGAATCCGCAGAACCCGTTCAGGAAACCGCTGAAATTCGTGAGCTGATGGATCAAATCAACGCTCTAAATAAGTAACAAAAACAATTCAAGGTTGCGCTCTTAACGCGCGGGTGGGTATGGGGTTTATTGTTTATGACATTATCAGAAAAATCAGAACTGTTGCGCCTGTTACAGCTCTATCAGGACGATCTTTTGCGTAAAAACCGTAAGAACATTGAAACAACTGATGCTGTTGCCAAAGATAACCTGTCCTTTATGGATGCTTCTTATTTTTACGGTATTAAAGCCCAGTACAACCACGCCCGCCTGATTGCTCGTAAGTTATCAGTTGAAATCGGTAAAGATGTCAAATCTTACTGGGAGCTGTCCTGATTCACAAACAAAAAACCGTGCAGGCACAACCACCCACACGGTTCATCCCATTACTTTAATTTTTCCAAAATCTCATCAGCACTCATGCCGTTTGTCAGCAGCTGGTTGATCATTTCCTGCGCCTGAATTTTCTTCGCTTCCGCCTCAGCAGCAATGTCCGCCTTGGCCTTTTTCTCTTCCAGCTTGGTCAGCTTTTTCTCCGCGGCCTTCACATCCGCCTTCTGCATTTTCAAGGTTTCTTTCATGGATTGCAGATCGGTTTTCAGCTCCTCAATGCTGGCATTGGTCTTGGCAACTTCAGCTTCCGCCTCTTCCTTTTCTTTCTGAGCCTGGGCAATCAAAGCCTCATAATCATTCGCCGCCACTTTTACTTTATTCTTGCTTCCCTTGGTTCTCGGCATAGTGCTAACCTCCTACAAAATATTTTATGCGCTTAGTATATCACAGCGGTTTTCAAACTGCAATAGACGTTCAAAGGGGGAATTCTTTCTGCTTATTTTTTATGATACCTGCGCCCTGCTCAATATGGGCGCACATGTTGTCGATCGTCCATTTATTATCTCCGTCCAAACCCTACTGGAGCTGGAATCTATCAAAACCAGCCGCACCAAAGATGAATCCGTTCGTTATCGTGCCCGCCAAATGGCTCACTATCTCGATAGCGCCCACGATTCCGACCTTTATCATGTCTCCAATGCTACCGATTATCTGAACGATGATACCTGCCCGTTTCGCAGCACACTGCCCAACACCCCGGATTCCATCATCATTTATGCGGCCTGGAAAACATACAGCCAAAACCAGGATATGATCTTCTGCACGGACGATCTTTGCTGTAAACACCTGGCCTCTTCCCTCGCCCACCTGCCCGTCTGTTCTTCCAAGGATCTTCTCCCCCGCCAAAGCTATACCGGCTTCCTGGAAGTCACTCCAACCGATGAGCAATACGCTGCCCTCTATGAACAGCCGGAACGAAATACCTTTGGCCTTATCCCCAATCAATATCTTATCGTTCACAGCCCCGCAGACAGCTCCGTACAGGCGTTTAAGTGGGTAGACGGTAAACATGTCGCGGTGGATTATAAGCCCTTCAAAACGCAGGCATTTGGTGCTGTCAGGGCCAAGGAGAAAGATATCTACCAGATGCTCGCCTTTGACAGCCTCTTACATAACCAAATCACCATGCTGTGCGGTCCTGCCGGTACTGGCAAAAGCTATCTGGCTCTGGCTCACATGCTCAAGCTGCTGGAAACCCACAAGATTGATAAAATCATCGTGTTCACCAACCCCTGCGCCACATCCGGCGCTGCCCGCCTTGGCTTTTACCCCGGTACCCGCGATGAAAAGCTGCTTGACAGCCAAATCGGCAACATGCTCGGCGCTAAACTCGGCGATACTATGGAACTCCAGCGCTATATCGACGCCAACAAAATCCAGCTTCTCCCCTTTTCGGACCTGCGTGGCTTCGATACCACCGGCATGAACTGCGCCGTCTATATTACCGAGGCCCAGAACCTTGATATTGAAATGATGCGGCTTGCTCTTCAGCGTATCGGCGAAGATTCCATCTGTATCATTGATGGTGATTATGACGCCCAGGTCGATCTCGATATCTACTCTGGCGATAACAACGGCATGCGCCGCCTCTCCCAGGTCTTCCGCGGTCAGGATTTCTATGGCGAGGTCAAGCTCCAAAAAATCTACCGTTCCCGTATCGCCGCACTTGCACAGGAGATGTAATCAATGACAGCTAATACAGATAAACTTCTTTCAATTCTTACCGGCATTCTCATTACCGTTCTGGTTTATTTTCTGGTCTTTTGGTTCCACCTGGCCCTCGCCAAGTTCATTTTGGTTCCCCTGTTTGGCACCGCCATCTGCTCCACATTGAACCAGTTATTCAATACCGCATCCTTCACCCCGCAAATGCTGCCCTCTACATATGCCTGGGCCTGCCTGATCGGCGGCATCTTCTTCTGGCCTCATATCAGCAGCAGTAAACATTAAGGAGTACACGCCATGAAAAAATATACCGCACAAACGCTCACTGATGAAGGCTACACCATTGAGAACGCTCAGATTACAAACGTATCTCTTTCAACCACAGATCACTGCTGCCTCTCTCTTAATCTTACTCTCAAAGCTACCGGCTGGGGTGTTGTTTACGGCGGTTACTGCCTTGGCAAAGTCTACCCCGACAGCTATGAAAAAGATTCTTACGAGGGTTCTGCCATCGGTATGGAGGCTATCATGCGCATCATGGATGTCGTCGGTGTTTCCCGTCTGGAAGACATGAAAGGTAAATACATTCGTGTCGCTACCAAGGGCTGGGGCAGCACCGTTAAAATCATCGGTAATATCATCAACGACCGCTGGTTCGATTATGACTCTTTCTTCAAAGATAAGGAATCAGCCTCCGTTCAAGACGCAATCGCAGAACTTGTTACCGTTTCAGCCGACCTGGCGGATTGATTACTTTCTCCGTCTTACCACCACGCGCGGCTGTGCATGTCCAAACAAACTCCGCTTCGGCACTTCAAACGCTGTTTCAAACTCCTCGTCAAACTTGGCCCGCACCTTAAAATAGTCCGTGATTTTTGCCTGGATCTCTCGCAGCGCCTGCTGTTCCTTTTCAATCTGGATGTATTGTTCTCTTGTGCAGCTGTCCCCCCTCCTGTATCCGCTGTTTCCATTCGTTCAGGGCATCCTCCTGGTAGCCGCACAGCTCCAGCATCTCATTGCAAAATCTTACGCTTGTCGGTCCTGCCATCCATAACCACTCCTTGCCTTTTTCTTTTATCTTATCATATCAGAGGTGATTTCGCTATGAATTTCTTTACTGCTGACCTTCATTTTTCTCACCGTAACATTATCCGCTTCGATGACCGTCCGTTTCAAGACCTGCCCTCTATGCACGCGGAGCTTATCAAGCGCTGGAACAGCGTTGTCTCTCCGGGCGATAACGTTTATGTCCTTGGCGATATGTTCTGGGACCCGTCCGAAGCTCCTATGATTCTTGAGCAGCTCAATGGCCATATCCATCTCATCAAGGGCAACCACGATACAATCTCGCCGGAAATGATGCGCTACTTTTCTTCCATCAAGGGCTATGATGAACTCACAGTCGACAAATACAAACTTATTCTCTGCCACTACCCTATCATGTTCTACAACCACTCCTATTCGCCGGAGTGCTACATGCTCTGCGGCCACGTCCATAACACCCGTGAGAACACCTATCTCGCCAAGTGGAAAGCAGAACTGCGTGATAACGCGGTCGGTATCGCCAGTAACAAGGGTAACATCATCAACGTTGGCTGTATGCTGCATGATTATACCCCCAAAACCCTTAACCAGCTCATTGCCTGGGATAAGGAAGGAGGCTGGAAAGTTGAGTAAAACAATCTTTACCTTTACGGAAGAATTCGATGATGCCGGCCATCTCATCAAGCGTACCATCACAACCGAACAGGGCGAAACCGTTCTGCCGGTAACGCCAAACACCAAGCCGATTGATAACATGCCGTTTATCCCCACTCCAACCCCACGGGAAACGCCGCTTGATATAATCTGGAAAGCGCCACCTGATGTAACCTGTAATTCTACCGGAGGTACCGTCCATGAATCCTAAAGAATTTGAACTGGCTGCCTGCACCGCCATTTCCCGCTACTTCAATGATAACGCTGATGTAACTGGTGTCTATCTGTCACCAGATGATATCTACACCGTCTGGTCGTGCAAAACTCTTCAAAACAATAAAGGTCTTTTCACCACCCCTGTCAAAGACGGCCTGTATTACGAAGCTACCTATAACGGCGATAAGCAGGAACTTTACATTGACTGTTATCAAAAGCTTAAAAACTTTGCAGTAAAAGTCAGCGAATAAAACAACAAAGCCCCTATCCACTGTCACCCAGCGGACGGGGGCTATTTTTTAGTTCAGGCCAAAATCAGCAAACAACGGGTTCTTCAACAGCATCCCCACAATCACATACCGGTAAGATTTCACACTGCCGTCATAGTAAAGGGTTCCTCGTATCCTCTGCCTTTTCACCAGCCCAGCCATGAACTCTTCCTGCTCTTTCGTAAAGTACAAAGAAACCTGCGGGTAGTTCTTGTCATCCAGCCGCGTTGTAATGTGCCGGTTGATTTCCAGTTCTGTCGGCAGCACATAGCTTCCTTCCAGGTGCGGCATCAAAGCCCGGTATTCTTTGGTATCCTTCATCACGCAACGGTCGGCACCCACCGCCATCATTCTGCCAAGCTCTTCCTGCAACAGCCGGTTTGCCACGGTTCCAATGCGGGTATCTTCAACCTCGGCCTCGTCGTTCAGCACCTCGCGTACACGCATACTCAGCCGCAGGTTGATTTTTACTTCCTTTGCCATCACTTAACTGTCTCCAGTAGCTCTTTCAGCTTCGCAGCTTTTTCAATCAGCTCTGTCAGCGTCTTAATGTCTTCTGCCCGCTGCTCCTGGCTCATCTTTTTCAGTCCTCTCTTATATGCCGGCGTTGCAATCTTCTTGCCAATCTTACCGGCCAGCGGCTGTAAAGTTTTCTGAACAAATGTTTTGGTTTCGGCTTTCTTTTCAGCTACCTCCACCTCGCGTTCAAGTGCAGCCTGTTTTTCAGTTTCCTCAGTTGCGTTTTCCGTTTCTTTTTCAATCAGTGTTTTAATTCCGTTTTTCAGCTCTGTCAGTACATCTTCAAAAAGTTGGTCGCGCTCTTCCGTTGAGCCGCCTTTCCAAACGTTTTTCAACCCTGTCATAACTTCATTCTTAATCTCGTCTTGTAGATCTTTTACCTCTGGGTTTTCAATGGCAAAAAGTTCCTCAAACAAAGAACCAATTCTCTGTTGCTGTTCCTGGTTGAGCCTTGTTAATTCTTCGCCTTCATTTCGTGTCAGATACTTTTCATCTAACATTTGCAGCATCTGCTTATTTAACGTATGTTCAATTCGTATGTCTTTATCAATCGTCCGCCCAACTGCACCACTGATTTCCTTCAGGGCTTTCTTGGCCTCGGCCTGGTTCATGTTATATGGTTCTTTTTGTAAACACTCAATAAATTCACTTGATGCCTTGCGCCGGATCATTTCATCACCAAAACCACCACGCACCTGCAGGTTCGCGCTGTACAAAATAACTTTCTTTTCATTGGGGGATAGGGGAGTGGTAACTACATTACAGTTCTTGGCCGCATTCCAGGTCGCATCCTGTTCCTGCAACAGCATCAATGCCCGGTATCTCCGCTCGCCAGAAAGCAAAACATACACCGTCTTACCATCTTCCTGCTCCGGGAACACGACCAGATTGTGCAGCAGGCCATTGCGCTCAATGTCTTCGGCCAATATTTCAATATCTTCTCCATTGTCATTCTGGCGGAAAATCTCGTTGTCCGGGTTCAGCCGGATGTCTGCCAGGCTGATATCCTTATTTTCAAACTCAATGGTCTTATTACCAACGATCTTTCCAACCAGGGCACGGCCGGCATCATTATCGTTCACTTCTTTTGCCGCACTGCTGGTAGGGATGTTCAGTTTCTTCTCGTTACCTTTTTTCGGCTTTGATTTCAAACCCATCTCACTTTTCCTCCTTGTCCAGTTTTTCAAGCCTCTGTTTTAGCTCTTTATAAGCCGCCACATAGCTCCTGCCAATCGGCTGGGTCTTAGCAGAATAACATACCGGTACACATCTTCTTACCGATGTTTTCACGGCCAAAGCGCTGGGTATCTCAGTCTTGAACAGGGTAGAGCCAAGCACTCTCTGGCATTCTTCCCGCGTCTCTCTCGTGGCCGCACCCTTGTCCACCATGGTCAAAATCACGCCGATTCCTTTCAGGTTCGTCTTTGGGTTCTTGCGCAGCTCATTGCAGATGGAATAAGTTCTAAATGCCGAATCCTCAGAGAACGAATCACACATCATTGGGATCAATACATAATCCGCTGCCACTAAGGCGTTTGAAAGGATCATACTGTCACGGGTCGGCTGGGTATCCACAATGATATAATCATAATTCTCCCGCACCTGGTCCAAAAAGTATAGCAAAAAGTCGGCCGTAGATTCCAACCGTCTTGGGTCGCCCACATCATACTGCTGCGCATCAGCCAACAGGTCCGATAACCGCTTGTTGATCCGCGGTGTCTGGCTGCTTGCCGGGATCATATCAACATTCTCATACTCTGTCCCCACAATATACTCTTTCGTGGAGGTGTATTTGAACCCGTCAAACATATCATACAGTGCTTTGCGGGAATAGGCATTGCTCGTGATTGTATTGCCGCCGCTCAACGCAAAGGTCAGGTTGCCCTGTGGGTCAGTGTCCACACACAAAACCTTTTTTCCTTCATCTCCCATTAAGTAAGCAAGGTTAGAAGCAGTAACTGTTTTACCAGAGCCGCCCTTTTCAATCGCAATCGTAATAATTTTTGCAGCCATATACAGCCCTCCATGTAAAAGAACCAATTCTTTGTTGCTATTTTGATTTCATTATAACACATCAACACTCAAAGTCAACAAGCAAAAGAATCAGTTCTTTGTTGCTGTAATAAAGTTAAAAATAGGGGAGCCACCTCGTCAGCAGCTCCCCCTGGTTATTCTTCAAATGTTGTTTCATCCAGCCGGAACATCGGCTCTTTGCCGTCCTGTCCCATCCGCCGTTTTCCGCTTTCAATGATCGTGGCAGAATTTTCTACAATGTCGCTGTACACCACCGTGCGGTAATACTGCGCAGATTTCTTTTCCACATCCTGCCTCAGCATCACGCTAAACTTCTCCAGTTCACCCAACGCCCAGCTTTTCAGCCCGTGGTTATTTTGGATGATTCCGTTCAGCGCTTCCAATGTTTCTTCAGCCTGGTCTTGTTTGTTCTGGTTGGTTAATATCTTGGCCGCATAAGTAAACACATTTGCCAAAACATTCCGCTCTTCTACGGTCAGCTCCTTCTTGTAGCCCGCATAGCCAGCCCGGTCTTCTATCTCGCCCCGCGCCTTGCGGAACGTCATTTTCATCACAGCCGGTGGCAGGGGAGAGACCTCTCCGGTTTCAGCCGCCAACACAGCTTGTTTCTTCGCCTTTTGTTTGCGTGCCACCTCCTGGTCGCTGCGCTGGTTCGCACTCAAAAACGCCCGCACCTTCTCCATCTCTTTGCGTGATTTGTACTTGATAAAGATATACAGATGGGTGTATTTCCGCACGCCTTTGGTTCGCACCGGCTCATAATCAAACCACAGGTCTGTCATCTCGTTGATTTCATTTTTTACCAGCTTCAAAACATTGCGTTCAAAGTCTGAAAAATTCGGGTACTTTTCTGTCAACGGTTTTTCGCGGTCATACTTGTTATCCACATCAGACTTTTTGCGGTTCATACCGCGCTCTTCTTTGGTCGGTACAGACAGCAGGTTTTTGAAATCATCAATGCCAAACTTTTTGTACTTGTATCCGCGCAGCTGGTTCCGCTTGGCAGGGAACATCCCCAGCACCTCGTCCGTCACCGGCTCAAACACCAGCCCATTGGCGTATTCGTAATCCCGGTTGCCGTTATCATAAGATAAGATAATTTCATACACACGCATAGAATAGGTGCTCTGCATCATCAGCAGGTATTCAATGCTGTAAGATGTGTAGTTGCTTGTCAGTTGGGCAATGTCTTTCCAAATGTCCTCATTGAACCGCATACTGATGGTTTTTCCCTCAGTATCAATAATCGAACCTTTGCGTACCCAGCTCATACTCTTGTACTTGGTCGGGGCAATCGGCACCCAAAATGTCCGGTTCTCCAAATTTTCAATCGTGTGCTGCAAATATGCCACATAGGCCGGCTTTTCCGCATTCACACCCGTCAACTTTGAAAAGTCGCTGAACGTAATCGTGTAATACTTCGAAGCATCCGTGTCATTTTTCTGGTCAATTTTGGAAAGCAGCATGAACAAAATTTTCTGCTCGTTGCGCGGCAGGGAATACTTGGTCTTTTGGATCAGGTCATTGCTCTTGGTGATGTAAGAGCCAACGGCAAAAGGGGAGCCGGTCTTCTTTTCCTGTTCCTTTTTCGCCTTAACCTCTTCGTCCGTCATCACCTCTCCGGTAATCGCCGCGCCTGTACCTGCACTATTTACTTTTTGGTCTTTCATAATTCTTTCGCCCGCATAGCCTGTCCGCCATGTCAGGCTCAACCTCCAAATCACAGTGTATGTATCGCATCGTACAGGTGGGTATACCTAACGCATTATATCTGCATCATATCCTATTTTTATTCGCTTGTCAAGCCAAAATTTTTTTGCGCTTTTCTTCACAACAAAACTCGTAATAAAATTTTTTTGCGCTTATTATTATTTATTATTTATATTTTATATTTATATTATATAAGGTATATTGCGAGTTTCTTTTACACGAGCTGCGAGGTTCTTTTATTCTACATACAAGTTTCTTTTACACAAGCTACGAGTTTCTTTTATTCCTGCTACGAGTTTCTTTTACGCAAAATCCCGTTTTTCACTGTCAAACAACCTCGTAATTGCCGTCAAAAAATCTCGCAGTTCGCATCAAACAATCTCGTAATTCACGTTAAATTTTTTGTTTCCTGCGCCCTTTGTCAAACAAACTCGTAGTTCAAAACCAAACCGGGCAGGGTAGGGGAATGCTTTCACTCTTATTTTTTTTGCGCTTTTTCAAATCAAAGAATCTCGTAGCTCAAACCGCTGCATTAACCATCCATATCTGGCCGTCTGAACCATATTTTTTCAATCTTTTGGTCAAACAAACTCGTAATTCTAGCTATGGGTGGTCATAAATCAACTTCAAATCCCGCCATGCGCCGCCCGTCCATACCGTCCTGGCTTTATTACAATCGGTATTTTTTTGTGTTTTTTCACCGTAAAAGAAACTCGTAGTTCAGCTCAAGCGTTCTAACCATGGATCAATAGCAGGTGTGAAGTCTTTGATTTTTTTGCAATTTTCAAGGTAAAACAAACTCGTAATAGCTGCAGTAGCCAGCGCCGGCCGGATTCAATCTTGTCGCATGTATCATCTATCAATTCATAAACCGTTCATGTCAGTCGGCAAGCTAGTTATGTGCACCATAGGACTATACACCAAAAAGTATACACCCGTCATGCCGCCAATACAACAATAATCAATCCGATAGGGTGGAAGCGAAGCCCTAAACAAAATCCATATATACACAACTTCGCTAAAGTCCAGTTTAGCGAAACATAGAGGAGGGAGCAACTCAAATAATTTTCAAAACCTCCTTGACATATGACATAAAACGTCATGTGAACAGGAGGCTTTCTTATGGCTCTTACTACGGAACAGGTTTTTGCACTTGGTATTCTTTATAACAAGCTCGCCACGATTGTTTATGGCGAGGATGGCCCCAAGGCCAATAACCTCCAGAACGCCACCATGTATCCTTTAATGGAAATCGCGCAGCTTATTCTTCGTGCCCACACAGAACACCGTATAACACCGGAGCTGGACCGCCTCATTGCTCTAACTTACTCCACAATTACCGAAGATGATATGCAAAACGAGTTTTCTAAGCTGCTTCCTGTCGAGCTGCAAGGCTCTTTCGCTCTCGGTTATTATCATGTTCAGGCCGAAAAGTATTCGGATATTAAGCCCATCGGCCTCAAAGCCATGCGTTCCCGTGCCAACTTGACAGCCCAGCAGGTCGCGGATAAACTCGGTGTATCACTCCGTCAATACCAACGCATTGAATCCGGCGAAAGTAAACCTACTGTTCAGGTCGCACAAACTCTTGCTTCGCTGTTTCAATGCTCTGTCAATGATTTATTTTAAGAGGTCGTTTCATGCTTCGTCGTTGCACTCGCTGCGGAAGTTCATTTGAAGGGCAAAAAGAACAGCGCCTATGCCCCTCATGTCGTGAACAGGCCGCTCATAAACCACGCATGATATCTCATGTTTGTAAGTCGTGTGGTGCTACTTTTACCGGTGGTCCTCGTGCATCTTTCTGCCCAGAATGTAAGGCGGAACGTGATAAGCAGGCTGTAAAAAAATGTCGGAACCTTGCTAAAAACAAGACCACTCGCCAAATTGGATCTACCGATATCTGTCAGCGGTGTGGCAAGCCTTATATCGTAAAAGGTGGCCTTCAAAAATATTGTCCAGAATGCGCCCCGATCTCCTTAAAAGAAAAAACCGAGCCGTTAAAACGTGCCTGGGCTGCCAATTACCGTGAACAAAACCCAGACCACAAAAAGAACATGCAGAAAAACGGAACAATTTGTGTTGTCTGCGGAAAAACTTTTGCTGCAGTAGATCGTAGTAATGCTTGTTCTCCTGAATGTTTAGCAATTCTTAAAAAACAACAGCAATACCATAAGGACATAAAACGTGGGCGTTATAAAAAATTATCAAACACAAAAGGAGAACCATCATGATAACTGAAATTATTGTAGGGGTTCTTGCCTGTACCCGTAGAACCTCGGAACATGGCCCCGTCACAACAACCTATTTTACCTTTGTGTCAAATGATCCGTATCAGGCCCACCGTCTTCCGGCTGGCTGGGTTCTTCAAGGCCAAAAACCGTCCGGTGTCCCCTGTAAAAAACTCGTCACCATCGAACTGCCGGATTATATTCATGATGCCAATAGCGATCTTGGCACTCACTATATTTCTGAATATTCCACCAAAGACGGCAACGCAAACAAGGTTTTCTTTTCCTGTAATGCTACCCCCGTTTTGGACGGCTTTGAACCCGCAATCAACTCCGCCATTCAAACCATCAAGATCTCCACACCAACCCCATCCGGCAAGCGCGAGGATCTTCCCGCCAAAGTTCTTTCTGTCTCTGAACTGTATTGATACTTCCAACCGGCTAAAAAATAGGGAGCACCCAAGGTTTCAAACCAAAGGTACTCCCTATTCCTGTTTGTATAATTCTTTGCTGTTTTTACTCAAGCGTAAAATTTACTTGCCACTAGCCGGAAGGCTGAATGGTGGCAAGCTCTGTCAACCTTAACGCTTAAACAAAAACTCCTGTATATCATCAAATGCTCGCTGCATCTGCTCCACATTGTCGCCGTTCAGGTTGTGCCCCAGCTGTGCAAATTCTGCCCGCAGCAGCATGTTAATGCTTTCATCCAGGCTGTTCAAGTGCTTCTTCACACCCTCCAACTGTTTGTCAAACGTGTCGCAGCGCCCTTCCACCGTTTTCAGCCGCCCTTCAATCTTGTCCATCCGGGCGTCCTGGTCTTTGTTTGGCTTTTTCAAAGAGGTATGCCACCCTGAAAAAACTCCAAACACACCTGAAATAGTAATGATTGCACCGCAAGCTCCAAGTATTCCTAGGATAAGATCTTTCATCGTAAATGCGAATTCAGGGTTAGGCATCTGCGTTCACCTTCTCTCCGGCAGCAGCTTCACCCGCCTTCATCTGCTCGTAAGCCGCCTGGGCAATCGCACGCGCCTGCTCCTCTGTAATGGTAACGCCGGCCTGCTTGGCCACTTCCATAATCAGTTCTGCGGCACGCTTGTTCTTTTCCTCGCCGGAAATATCGTTAAAATACTGCTTGATATATTTACAGGCGCTTAACCCCCACTGCATCAACAGCGGGTAGCCGCTCAACAGGTTCAGCGCCTTGTTTACTGTTTCCTGGGCGTTCGGCAGCACATATTTGCCAACCATAAAAGCAACCACGCAAACCAGGCCCATCACAATATATACAATTCCCTGTTCCATACCTAACCTCCAATCTCTTCCGTGTCACTTGTCTCATCAATCGGCGTAAAAATTTCATCACCAAGGGGCGCATTGTCACCCTCTGTTTTTTCTTCTTCCGCTACTTTTTCCCTCACCTTAATCCAGGCGTTACACAAATTCTCTGCACTCATTGCCGCAAACAGCCCAATGTTAAAAGACGATTCCGGTAACTGTCCGGTCCTAAAACACAGGATCATGTATACAATCGCGTAAACAATCGTTGCGCCCATCGTAAAAACAATAATCTTTTTGCTGAACCTCATCAGGCTCCAGTTTTCCTTCATAAAAATCACCTGCTTTGGCTGCACTCAGGTATGGCTTTTCACCGCTTTTTGGCTGATATAACCATAAACCGTTTTGAACCAGCCGTTCACGACCGTCTCATACCCAATGCAAACAGGCTTGCCGGTCTTGGCATTCGGGCTGCTGATCACCCCAATGGACTGGTACTGCATTCCGGCACCCTTGCGCACATTCCACTTGCCGTTGTTCAGGGTAATGGCTTTTGTCACAGTCTTTTTCACTGCCGGTTCAACCTTCGGCTCCTCAGCCGCTTCCTGCTTGTCCACCTGTACACTGTGCTGGTTTGCATTGGCCCACAAAATCACACCGCGGCTGGCCGGCTTAAAGTCATCATCCAGCCAGCATAGCGGGTTCTCGCGCACGCCTTTCCAGCGCACCTCAAAGTGCAAATGGGCACCAAAACAGTTGCCGGTCTGGCCACTGTAGCCAATCACTTCGCCGGTTTTTACCTTCTGTCCAACCTTCACTGTGATAGAATTCAAATGAGCATACAACGTTTCCAGCTTGCCGCCTTTATACGCCGTATGCTCAATCTTCACCATATTGCCATAACTGTTGGTGTCGCCCTGGGTCACTCGCCCATTCCAATGGTAAACCACGCGCACCGTTCCATCTTCCGCCGCAAACACCGGTGTTCCCACCAAAGCGCGAAGGTCGATTGCCCTGTGTAGCGCCCCACTGTTATATTTCCAGCCAGCTGTAATCACATGCTGCGCCAATGGCCACCCAAAACACACCTCTCCATTTTTCAGCCGCATCTTCCATCAGCCTCCTTTTAACATTCCATCGTATTGTAAAGTAATTTTGCTTCACGGTTATTTCAGCTTAGTTAATAATCTCACCTTATTTCACAAATACTCGGATGTGGTTTTCATTCAGCCGTTCCATCACACGGTATCCGGTTTCTGCTTTAGTTCCAATGCCATTATCATTGGCAGCACAAAATCCGTTTACTTCGCAGGTGCCGTCGTCCACCACAACCAGCTTTCCCATCAGACCAACAGCATCCCATTCCTTGCGCTGTCCGCGGGCAATATACTGTTTGTCATTATCATAGTTCGGGTTCAACACCAAGCCGTTCTCTGTGGTGCTGTCATGCTTCAGTGCTCCAAAAATGTCACGCTCGTACATATCAACCCACTGATCCTCAGCAGTATCGCCCAGCACAGTCGGGTTACCGGATACAATACCTAAAATGTAAGTATCTTTGCTGTTTGCCAATCGAATGTATTTCCCATCCAGCGTCACAAACATGCCACGTCGATCTTCTCCATCTGGGTTCCCGTCCTGCCACTCAAACATTTCCGCATAGTCAGCGCCAGAAGAAGAATAGGTACCGCCGTAAGCATTTCCGTTAGAAGAAATGCGAAAACAGTTACTTACTCCATCAGAACTTCCATTTCCAAAAATCAAAAGGTTTGCTGGAAAGAAAGTGCTACTAGAAGTTCCTCCTGTTCCACCGGTACTTTTACAATAACATCCTCCAACAAACCCGTTAGATACAGAGTTGCAGTAAAATGTCACATAACCGTTTTCTGAGGTAAGACCAGTTACATTATTATGGTTGCCAATAATTAAAGAATTATTTGGGCCTGCCGAAATCCCGCCTGAAGTGATTCGTCTAGCGGAATTATCTCCAAAAATTACATTACCATATTGATCTACGCCTAACGCGTTTGTTACATTGGTTTTACTAATACTAATCGTTCCATTATCAACGGTAATATTATCGCCAATCTTTACCACGCCCAAGGTAGAGCTTGTTGCGGTCGGCAGTGTATAGGTCGTATTGCTCGCCGGTGTCATATAAATCTGGTTTGCATTCAGTTTTCCATTTGTCTTAGCCGTATCATATTGGCTTTGTGTCAGGTAGTTAATTACCAAACTGTCCAGCTTTGTATCAGTTGCCATAATCATATACCTCTCGTTACAATCGCGCTGATCGCCGTCAGTCCACTCGGCAGCCCAGTCAGTTTTCCGTTGCTGATGCTTAGGCTCAGATTGGTACTGCTTGGGCCGCCATACATGGCGCTCTTGTGGTACTTGTCGCCCTCAAACGCGATCAGGCTCGTAGTCTGCCCGCCCCAACCGCTGGAACTGGTCATGGTGCCGTAGCCCCAAATCTTGATTGCCCCGTCAGTTCGCTTAAAACTCACGCTGGGGCTGGTGTTCGTGACGGCATAAGCCTCCACATTGTTATTGCCACTGCCGCCGGAACTCCCGCCGCCGGCATAAGTTCCTGTCACACCAAAAATGCTCACACCGCTCTTAATGTTCCCGGCCACCAGGTTTGCATCGCCTTTAATGGTCTGAGCACCACTTAAATACTGGCTTGCCGCAATACTTTGGTCACTGGTCTTTGGGGTGTAAGTTGCCGCAGCCTTCTTTGTTACGCCACTACCAACATAAGTTCTGGAAACAGCGTTTACCGTTACGGAGCTCAAACCGTCATAGCCATAGTCGGCCTTGATCGTCTGTGCGCTCTCACTGGGGCTGACTGTCTTGCTCTGCAAACTCGCCCCACTGGCACCACCAGTCACAAAACCGCCCTGCATATCTACCTGCGTACTTCCTAAATAAACTCCCATATAAAAATCACCACCTGCTAATTGTCACACTTGTTGCGCCCACACTGGCTGCCGTAATGCTGATCGATTTCGCACTGCTGCCATCCCATGCACCCTGGCTTGTCCCGTTCAGGTTAATCGTCAAAGCTGCATTCACCTTGTTGGCGCTCGTTGCTGCACCGCCCGCACTGCTGGACCCAGCATAGTTGTGGGTGTGGCTGCTCGGCGTAAAGGTGCTCGGTTTGCCTGTGACATTAACCCATGCAACAGAACTTGCAGAGTCTGCAACTCCTGCGGTAGCGGGCTTTTCCGTAATGGCTGTCCAGTTACTCCATCCGTCGCTCATATTAGAACTGTTGTGCATACGATACCACAGATGCGCACCTTGCGATGTCCTGTGTGGCCAATAAATCTGGATGATACGATTTTCACTACCGCCATTTTCACTGTCCAACACCTGTAAGATTCCAAAAGCATATTCATCAACAGGCGCATGATAATCAGCTGTCATGGTGCAGCTCTGAATCTTGTAAACACCAAACGTCTTCAATGTATTCCAGTCAACTTTACCGGATTCTGTGCCTTGTAGATGGATATGTCCACTGTCAGCTTTACCAGCCAGTTTCGTGTTAATCTCAGACTCCGTATAATACCGGTCATCATGTGTGTGCCCACTTGGCGCCTTCCCATCAACAAGACCTTTCAATACTTTACCCTGTGCGGCACTCAGGCTCTGGTCTGTAGCATCACTGGTCAGGTTATTCTGTACCCCACGCCAGGTGTTGGTATCGGTGAACACAGCACTTGCCGGAACACTCTTACCCAGTGTATAGGTAGTCGCCACAGGTTTGCCATCACTAAAATAAACCGGCTGTGTCGCACTGCCTGCACTCGAACTCAGTTTCGTTGCAGAATCAGCAGACCCAGCCGCCTTAGCGTTCTTTACACTGAAATTTGATGGGTTATACACATACATGTCTGACCCATTCTCACCACCCCAAAGCCATGTCGGCTGGCCATCTTTGCCAGACCAGTTAAATGTCATAGGGGTATCGGCGTCTCCGTTTCTTCCAAGCTTTGCAGCAGTGCCTGTCAGTTTACCGATAAAATTAGGCGCAGTGACAGAATCACTGACATAAAGCTTAGAAAGCAGGCGTGTCACGCCATTTACAATCAAATTAGAAAGTTGAGCCATTCCATCACCTCCGTCAGTTTTCGATGAAATTATCCATTGCGATTGAATTAACAAGTATTCGTCCGCTGTTTATTGCGCCGTCTACAAAAGAATCTGCAGGTACAACGCGAATATTTTTATAAGTTATTGTTCCTTTGCCGTTGGAATAATCTGCTCGGCAACCAAGCTCATATCCTGGTTGTTCTGCTGTAAATTTCACCTTAAAATGTTTTGTTCCACTGTTAGAACTAAGCATTAAAGAAGTAAGATTGCCGATTTTTGACGCCATCGGGTTTCCGTAATTCCAAGACCAATTTGAGCCATTATAAACAGAGCCCTGCGCCCACATTCCAAAATTGCTTGCAGCATCAGTTGTGAACCCACTCCAAACAATATCCATATCAATGTAATATTCCTTGTCAACAACAAAACCTGTGATATATCGTCCCATACATGAATTTTCAACAGACGCAGTTGGTGTATATCCTTCGCTCATAAATGTGTTCAGCATAGCGCCGTTTGTCTCTACAAAACTCCCCGCATTCACAACCCCGCTTTTATTCACTCCCACACTCATGTTTCAATCAGCTCTCCCTTCGTCAACATCGTTCCGGTGCTTGTAATCGAAACTGGTGTGTTGTATAGCTCTGCAATATCCGTGTCCGATAGAGCAGTGGCATAAATGCGAAAGTCGGAAAGCTTGCCATGGAAATTTGTATTCCAATCACTTCCCGTATAACTGTCACCCAATGTAAATGTGCCCGCAGGCATTATTGTTTTATCTGCATAGGTAGCGCTGCAATTTTTCTTGCCATCCAAATACCAGGTCGCTACACCTTCTTTGTATACATAAGTGAACAAATGCCAGGTATTTACTGCAATATTACTTCCGCCTTTCACATAATTCGGACTAACGCTTCGGTATCCCCACTGCGCACAGCCTTCGGTATTAACTGCCAGCCACAAACCGGAGCCGCCATAACCGTTACTGTTCAACCAAGTAGAATATGCGCCACCTTCAATTTGGTTCAGCCAAACACTAATCGTGAAGTTGCTCGCAGCCTGCCCGTCAAACGGCATTTTCCCAGTAATATAACTTTTATAAGGGAACTCATAACATCTATCATACATCGGGCTGTCCCCAGCCAAAACCGGCCGATAAGCGCTTGTTACACTGCCATGGTTTCCCATTCCGCTCGTATCATACACCGTATTATCCGCCCAGCTGCCATTGCTTCCACTTGCCGCCGTGCTGCATTCACTTACGCAAACATCTTTCAAGTCAAAATCACAAGTGTAAACCGTATCTTTGGTTGCAAGACTATCGGAATAAAATTCAACCAGCGGTTTTGTGTCATACTCCGTGCCGGATCTTGTGTACTTTGCGTCCAGCTTGATCTGGATGTGATATTCATGCCACTGGTTATCTGCCACAGTAATGGTCTTCGTACTCGTAACCCAGTCATTGTTGATATGCGCTGCTCTAAAGTAAATGTTAAAGTTCTTGCTGTGGCACCGCACCTTGCAACTGTAATCATATGTCTTGCCCGCAGTAAAACTAAAAGTAGGGAAGTAAAAATTAGGCCAGGTATTATTGCCGGTTCCTGTATAACTCAGCTTGTAATTATACCCGCGTTCATTTGCCAGCTTGGTCACAGTATAGCTACTACCGCTCGGCTTCCCCTCAAAATTATCTCCACTATATTTGTTAATACTCCCTGTTGCATACGGGTCATTCAACGGGTAATGGCAGCATAACCCCTGTGCAATCTCGTGAACTTCTTTCGGAGAAAGTGCATTGTCATAGATGCGGACATCACAGATACTGCCATTATATCTGTATATATTTCCACCACTATAATGGAAATAACCAACACCTAAACCAACAGACTCTGAAAATGTTGGCTTCGTTCCATTAAATGTAGTCGTTACTTGCTGTACACCATTCAAGTAGATTTTTATATCATTTCCATGTTTTGTGAAAACAATATGTGTCCATTTGCCACCAACTATGGGAATGTCGTAAGTAGATGTACCAAACCACACTCTACAATTCGCGGAATCCAAACATTGTAGTCCATATCCAAAACTATTATAGTCAACTCGTCCAACGCTAAGTATATACTGTTGTGTGTCTCCAGAATTATTAAATGCTGTATTTACCCAACATGCCCAGCTAATATTATCAATGTAGTCAAGGCTATGTGTAGTTTCCGTAGCCACTGCTTGGTTTCCAGCAAATACAGCACATTTACCCATCAAACCATTACCCCAAGAGGTAGGGCTACCACTTGTAGACAAACCACTAACACCTTGGTTTATAATAGTGCCATTCAGCGGTAGCCAAACCTGCAATGCCATAACCACCGCCTCCTTAACTAAAAACAAAATTCACGCATTTATCATTTGCGTTATACATCAGTGTACATCCATCGCCAATCATAACCTCGTTGGCGCTCATGCGTCCGGCAACACCAACACCGCCACTTACCTTCACAGCACCGGTACTTTTATTCGTAGACGCAGTTGTATTTGTAAACGCAGTCACGCCCGTCACCGTTCCGCCCGCCAGCGGTAGGTATGGATGGCTGTGCGTATCAGCTTTGGTTTTCAGCTTCGCGTCAATCTCGCTCTCTGTATAGTACCGGTCGTCATGCGTATGATTCGATGCAGCATATGCAGAGGATGCAGTGTAGGCCGCGTTTCCAAGTCCAAGCCACGATTGCAACGCGCTTTTAGACACATCCTTGATTTTTGCAGTTGTAGACCCGCCGTCACCAGTTGTATAACCGGCTATATATTTGATAGCATCGCCAGTAATCCCGTCACCGTTATATCCGATTTTGATAGTTTTGCTTGGGGTATTATAATCAGCAACACCAATCGCAACATCTGCATTTGCCGCTTTTGTCGCATACTTAACGCTCTTATTTGCATCTGCAGTATTGTCCACATTGTCAAGACCAACCTGCGCTTTCGTATGGGTATGGCTTGCTGCAGCATAGTTGCCCTTTGGCTGATAAATAGCGTCACCCTTGCCCTTGATGTAACTCCATAATGCTTTTACTGGTCGCCGGTAGTATGTGGTTGAAGTAGTTCCACCTCCCGCATACTGAGATACATAATAGTCGTCATCTTGCGGAGTGGAATCGCCAATAGAGAGATTGTTAATAAGTGCGCTTGCGTCGTGGGTATGCCCGGCAGTAGCAAATTGATCCTTGTTTACAGCACGAAGTTCATACCCATTCCAGCCAGCAAGCCAAGTGTAATCTGTATAACTCATACCGGCTTTTGAATAAGCAAATGTTGTATCTGAAGACTTATTGCCTATGTCTTTTATACTATTATGGGTATGTCCCATAGCCGCTTTCCCATCAACCAGGGCTTTCAGCGCCTTGCCCTGCGCTGCGCTCAAACTGTCGGTCGTACTGTCGCTGGTCAAATTGTTTTGGATGCCGCGCCAAGTGTCGGTATCTGTCAGCTTGTCCTGCACCCATCCGCTCCAGGTCCCGTTTGCACAATGGCGGCGGTAAGCGGCACTGTCGCTGTAAACAATCTGGGTATAATAATTTCCACTTGCCTGGTGAATCACAATCAAGCCAAAATTGTCTACGTTACTTGGTTTATTTGTCACGTTGTTGCTGCCGCTAGAATTGTAAAATCCTGGCGTCACCACATCGTTTAAGTTCTCGTTTGTCAATACAATCATGGCGGCCTTGCTCTCATTCAGAATCTTACCCTGGTTTGCCGCAAGGCTCTGGTCGGTCGCGCTGTTGGTCAAGCTGTTCACAACCGGCCGCCATGTGTTTGTGTCCTGTTTGGGTGGGATGTATCCCAGTGCATTCGTTACATTGGCCGCCGTCACACTAAGCACGCCGCTGTTGTTTGTAATGTTCGCTCCGGTTTTCACGCCGCCCAACACATTGCTGGTCGCCGTGGGCAGGCTGTATTTGTTCGCCCCCTCGGCAATCCCATCCAATTTTTTCTTATCGGCTGCGCTCATAAAGCCAGCCGCGCTCTGTGTAGCTCCCCCGTGCCCGTGGCTAATGGGCGCAAAAATGGTTTTCAGCTTGCCAAAAAAGTAGCTTAACCCCGCGTTACTCAAATATCCCACTTTACCACACCTCCTCTTGGTTTAGTTTTTAAGATGCCAAAATGGTATCAATTTCAGTATTCTGGATCGCATCAATGGTAAATACCTGGCCCAGTCCATCCCACTTTTCGCCATTCCAGGCATAGTTCATGCCATTGCCAACGTCGTATACATCGCCAATGGTCTGGCCGCTGGTCGGCAGCTTGTCATAGCTTGCCACACTGCCTTTGTAACGGTACATAGCGGTGATGTCACTCTTCAGGGCATAGGTGCTTGCCGCGCCAAAAGCATCCAATTTCTTCTTGTCGGCAGTGCTCATCAGGCCATGGGTGCCCTGGGTGGCATCATTGTAGGTGGTGTTGGTGCTGGGGATGCCCAATGCCGTAATATCGCCCTTGGCAACCGCAGTCACAGCGCTCACATGTCCGGTCGCATCCACAGTAATTTTGTACAAGCCACTGTCATGTGCGGTATAGCTGGGGTGAACATACTTGTTGGCACCGGTAGCAATACCGTCCAGCTTCTTTTTATCTGCGGCAGTCATCAAACCGTGTGCGCTCTGGGTTGCATCGTTGTAAGTGGTATTGGTCGGGGTTGCCCAGGTGCCATCACCGCGCAGATACAATCCCTGCTGCCCTTTGGCAGGTGCGTTCACAAGGCCGGAACTACCAGCCGTATCAGCAGTCGCACCCTTAAAGTTGGTATAGGTGGTATCTTTGTCAGCAACCCACTTGGCCGTACCATCGGCACTCCAGCCCAGGATCATGCCGTCAGAACCACCTACCGGGATATGTTTATTTCCGCTTGTGGCGGGGTGTACGTATTTGTTTGCACCTTCCGCAACACCGTCCAGCTTCTTCTTATCGGCGGCACTCATCAGGCCGGCGCTCGTGGTGCTTGCAGCTCCATAGGTGGTGTTCGGCGGGGTCGTCCAAGCACCGGTCGAATCCAGCCAGCGCTGCGCACCCTTCGTCGGGCTGGGCACCAGTCCGCTCTTGCCATCCGCATCAACCGTTGCGCCGCTCATCACGCTGTAGGTGGTATCCTTTTCGTTTACCCACTTAGCGGTGCCGTCCGCGCTCCAACCCAAAATCTGGTTGGCACTGCCGCCTGCAGGGATATGCTTATTCCCGCTGGTTGTCGGGTGGATGTAATTCATCAGCCCGGCCAGTTTGGTCTTTTCTGCCGTGGTGTAATCATTGGTCGAAAGCCCCTTGCCATCAACCTTGTCTACCTTGCCCGCCAGTAAAGCTTTAATCTTCTGACAAAAATAAAGCAGACCGTCATAACTCAAAAATTTCATATTATCCCCTCCTATTCGTCTTTGAATAAATTATCAATTTGGCTGTTGGTAATCTCGTCAATCACAGCTTCCGGGCTTGGGGTGTTGATAATCAGTCTCCCATCTGCATCCGCCGTCACGCTCGTAATGCCGGTGCCGCGCACCTTTACCGTACCTTTTGCCACATCACCATGTTTCAGCTCCAAATTTACTTCTGTGGCATCAGCCTTGCTGGCCCCAATTGTAAAATCAGTATCATTCAGCATTACCCAACCAGAGTTATAAATATATAAATCTCCGGGCGGCAGGTAATAAATCTTCCCGGCCAGCGGGGCCAATGGCAGCTCACTCACCCGTTCCAGATCGCTTCCAATCCGAACTCGCCCGCCGGCTGTGTCCCGGTAAGTGTTTCCCGTATCCAAGCAGCATACCAGCTGTCCATCCACAATAGGAGTTTTATCCAGCTGCGACTGTTGGATCTCGCATAAAGAAAGTTTTGACATCGTAAAACTCCTTTTTGTAACAATAAAAAAACCGCCTACCTGCGTACAGATAAGCGGTTTCGATTCAGTATTTAATTTGACAAATTTTGCATTGACAGTATAATAATAGCAGAACTAAGGCACCAACGTTTACTCCTTTTTGCCATATCTTCCTCATAGACGTAATAGGCGGTCAAGCCTCCCATCTGCCGCAAGGCATTGTGGAGCGCCCCTACTTTGCCTTCCGGCAAATCCATTTTGCCAGGAGGTGATGCTTATGCCGGATCTATCCTTTGTTGATACCATCGTCATTATTGGCGTTGTGTTCACTGGGGTACAAACTGTCGTAGCAGTTATCACGTTTTTTCGTGGTAATAAAAAGTAAAACCGCCCTGTCGCAACCAGAGCGGTTTTTGCTATGATGGTTTAGCCATTGTAGTTTCATCGTAAACTGAGGTGCGACCGTCTATGTCGGTGCCTTAGTTCTACTATTATTATATATTCAACATCGTTGTTTGTCAATACAATATAAAGCCTTCGCTGCACAGTGCATGTTCTCCTACTCGCAAAACACTGGCTCCACAGCGAAGGCTATTTTTTATGTCAATTTGAAATAACTAACCGCTTGGCCGTCTCAGCCAATGGTCTTCCAGGTAATAGCGCCCTCAACAACCTTCACGCGGGTATCCATGGCAGTGTTCAGGCCGTCAGCATACTCCTTGGCGGCATCACGGGCAGCATCAGCCTTGGTGGTTGCGTCAGCAGCGGCAGCAGCAATGGCCTCGCTCTTGGCGGCAGCCAGCTGTTCAGTGCCCACCTTGGCATCCCAGGCGGCCTTCTGTTCCTTGGTCACATGGATGTCGGCATTCGCAGTGTGTGTATCCAGGGCGGTCTGCACAGCCTTGATCTTTTTGTCAGCTTCAGCCTTGGTATAAGCATCGGGCACAGCAACATACAGGCCGTCTTCCTCCAGGGTAATGGAGTTGTCAGCCTTGGCGCTCACCTTCACCTTCACGCTGATTTTATTGTCGGTAGAAACAGTAACCTCAGCGGTGGAAGTTGCCAGACCGGTGTAAACATCAATCAGGCTGCCAACCGGGATCTTGATCACATCGCCGCTGGTAATGGTCAGCTCAATGTTTTTGTCCTTGGCATTATAAGTACCGCTGGTCACAACCAGATCCTTGCCCAGCGCAATGGTCAGTTCGTCACCGCCAAATACCGGTAGCTTGATGGTGCGGGTGCTTGCGTCATAAGTCGGTGTATGCACAACGCCAGTCAGGGTGGCAGTAACGGGGTCGCCGCCCTTGGCAACACTCAGCACGCCATCATTGTAAGTAACATCGGTAACAAACACACCCTTGCTGCCAATAACGCCCTCAATCTTGGCATCAACGTAGTCGGCAACAGCCTTGGTGGTCGGCACATTGTCATCGCTGGCGTCGGCAGCCGGGATCTCAGTTACGGTGGCCTTGTTCAGCTGGATATAGCTGGTGCCATTGAACACATGCAGGGTAAAGTCGCTGGTGCGCACATAAACAACGCCCTGCACCTGGCCGGAACCAGGCAGGGTGCTCACCAGCTTGCAGCTCTTGGTGTATTCAACTGCACCCTTAAAAATCTGCAAAGTGTCAGTCAAAAAATACAGGGTGTCGTTGTCCTTTGCCTGCAGGGCTTCAAAGTTAGCTTTGGTGCCATAATTAAATTTTACTTCTGCCATAATTATCTCTCCTTGAATTTCATGTTGTTTTTGTCGGTTAAAATTCCTGCCAAACAAATCCAGTGCTTGCAGTGCTGAACGGCTCAACAGCAAACTTCCCGGTGTCCAACAGCTGTACAATCCACGGCTCGTACTTGCCCTCGGTGTTTTTAATCATTACGGTCTGTCCGGCATAAGTGTCGCTGCTGTTGTTCAGCTGCTCATTGGCTTGCCCGTTGCTGTCAAAAACACGGGTACGGGGGCGGATCGCCTGTTTGCTCTTATCGTCACGGATGTAATAAAACTCCGATGTATCCTTGGTAATAACCAGGTCCTTCTCGTCAATAATTCCATTCGTAATTGCTGTATCCAGATTTTCCGCGTTACCATAGCCCAACTTGCTTGTGGTTGCCATTCTCCCAACTCCTTTCTCCATTTGTCGCTATATAGAAAAAACGCAGGCGGCCAAGCCTTAAAACTCAACCACCCGCATATTTCCATCAGTTGTACTATCACCGCCGCCGGAACCGCCGCTGCTCTTGATCTCTACCGCATTGCCAATCGGGCTTCCGTTGGCGGTCAGCTGCAGCATGTCATTCTTGTAGCTCAGGTTGTCAGCCTTGCTGTTCATCATGGCGTTGCTCTTATCAATCATGGCCTTCAGCATGGCCTGCATCGCAATAATCCGCTGGTCCAAAGCATTCAGTGCTTCGTCCGGGATCGTGGCCGCCCAGTCGTAAACATCAACAATTTTAATTTCGCCCGGTCCAACCTTGCGGATATACTGGGTGGTTCTGCCTTCAACATCCATCTCAATGTTACCAAAGGTCAGCTGGAACTCAATCACACCAGCCTCACTGGTCAGCGCTGTGTCAAAAGGCAGCTTATATTCCAGCTTGTTTTTATACAGCTCGTCACTCAGCGTCAAAAACTCGGTGCGGTATTTCTTGCTCACCGGCAACCGGTATTCCAGCATTACCACATAGTCGCGCATGTCTTTGCCCTTATATTCCGGGTCAGCCAAAAAATGCAGGGTGTCTACCAGTTTGCTCTGCTGCATCACGCGCTCCACCACACTGGCGGTCAGGGTATTGTCCTCGTTAATCAGGATCGTGTACATTGCTCGTCTCCTTTCCGCCCACAATGTAGTCAAACTCATTGCGGCTGATTTTGCCCTTGTGCCACAGCGCATTTAGGGTTGCTTCTTTTAATCGGCGATCCAAATACAGCCGCCGCAAACTCTCCACAAAGTCGCTCATAGCACACCTCCTTCAATCAGGCTCAGGGTATAAGCATCAATAATAGCCTCAGGGGTTTTGGCCCCCAAGGCTTTCAGCTTGTCATATTCGTAAACACTGATCTCTTCCAGCTGCACGGTATCGTATCCTGCCGCCGGAATGTTATAGTATCCGTCCACATGCCAGATGTAGCGCCCATCACTGCTCACAATTCCTTCGGCATCATCTGCCGTGCAGTTCACCATAATCCCGTGTTTCGCCTGGTATTTCACAAAACTCAGGTGGTCAAGGGTATCAATCACCTGGCCGTTATATATCACCTTGTAATACATTTCGTCCCTCAACCTCCTTTACACGCTGAACATCACGCGCACGCCATGCTGCTCATTCGGGGTAACATAGCTGTAAATCTGGCCGTCTGCCGCAACCTGCAAAAAGTAATCTGCATACTGAACATTCGGGCTGCGTGTCCAATAAGTGGTGGCCGCGCCATCATCGTCATAGCAGATTCGGCTCTGATTATCTGTCATGTAACTGATCGTTGTACCTTCATAAATATACGGCTCACTGTTCATGCTGGGGTTCAGCTCATATGCAGCCGGTATAAAGAAGTAACAATCCGCCGTCACAATTTCCTTGGATGTTCCGCCCGCACTGGATGTCACTTTTACCTGCTGGATCAACTGCTGCCATCCAATTGGCAAGGCATTCGGCAGCCGCTTGTCCAGGTAAGTGCGCAGCGTTGCTGCGGGCCAACCGCCATTGTTGTAATAGCTGCTGGTAATCGGCATCTTGCGTGCCAGCGTATTTTTCGCCAAAAACGTCATTGCGCAGCGCTTGTTTGTGTTATCACTTAAATAATACTGCTTAAATCCGCACATCTCAAATTCGCGGGTTTCATGCGGCCATGCAGCCAGCTTCCGGCAGGCATTGTCGCCCAGGTCTGCATACCAAACTTTCGCCCAGTACACATCACCCTTGGCAAACCGTTCATATTCCCCGTCATCGGCCTTGGCGCAACCAAACACCAGCGTTGCATTGGTCTGTGTAATTCGTCCACGGTTAATCTCGGTGTAAACAATGTCGTCACCGTAAATGTTGGCCGTATACACATGCAGGTTATTTTCGCCCTTCTTGTGGCGCATTACCACCATGTCACGGGTTCCAACTGTGGCAGCTGTTGCGCTTTCGGTGCCCCAACTGATCTTGGCTCCATTATTGTTCCAAATGCGGATACCGTTCATGCCGTTGGTTTCAAAACACTGCATCAGCACAGCATTGGCCGTATCGGTTGTGGTCATCCGGTAATCTACCGCCAGCACCCAGTCTCGGTCTTCCTTCAACAGCTGCACACCAGTATCCACATAGTTGGTGCCATCAAAGGTCTTTTTCTCGTTGATCAAAACCTTCTCTTCAATGTCAGAGTAGCTAAAGTCGTTGCCCATTGTAATGGTCACAGCGTCCTTGGGGCTAACCACCTTATTCTCCACACCAACCTTTTTCATTGCGTAAATCTCGACCGGGCGCAAACTGCCAATCTCTTTGCCGTCAAAATAACCAGAGGTATATTCGCAGCTGTCATATACCGCATTGATGTCCTTGTCTCCGTTCACATATCCGCCCTTGTCCCAATGGTCAAACAGGTAGAACTTATAGGCACCTTCCTCCGCCGTGTAGGCCGGGGTATCACCTTCGTACAACACCATGCTGCCATAGGGGGCAACTGTTTTCTGCTTTTCCGCACCATTGTTCAGGTAGCGCACGGTATACTTCCGCACACTCTCGGTATATTTGGCCGTTACGGTCTGGTTGGTAAATACTGTAACAAACTCTGTGTCCCATCCAGCATAGGTAAAGTCAGTGCTCACCGTACTCTTCTTGGTCGGCTTCGGGATCGGCTTCTCCGCACGGGTCACAGGGTCAACAGCCTTACCACCCTTGTCAATGTACTGCACATCCAAAACTGTGTGCTCGTCATCATCATTCACAAAGGTCCAGGTAAACTGTTCCACCAGCGTGTTGTAGCTGATCTTCAAATCCGGCCACTGTGCATTAAACTCTGCCAGCTTCTTTTCACGCATAATGGGCACATGTACCTTGCCCTCCAATACAGAGTGCTCGGTGTTATAGCCGTTCTCATCCAGGCCGGTCATCGTGTACAGCCGGTCAAGCAGCGCTGTGTCCTCGCATTCCCAATCAAGGCCAGTCAGGCGCACGCGGTTCAAACCTGTGCATTTTTCCAACATGGCTTTCAGGTCAATGGTCGGGCAGCTTTCCACAACCAGTGTGGTCAGGTTCTCATAGCCATCAATCTTCAAATCGGTCAGGTGGTTCAGGCTCTGTGCCGTCAAACTTGCAATCGCAGGCAGTTCGGCCTTTTCAATCTTGCCGCCCTTGGCAAACGCTACACCGGTAATACCGCTGCCGCCGGCATAAAAATCGATCAGGTTTACACATCCCGCCAAGCTGATGGATTTCTTCAGGTTTGGCACATTCTGCAAGTTCAGGTGTTCTAGCAGCGTATTGTTGCCAACCGCAAAGTCGGTCAGGTTTGTGTTGCGGTAGCCTTCGGTACCATTGCCAACCTGCAAGTCAGTCAATTTCGCACCATGGCTAAAATCAACATACCCAGGGTAAAATCCACTAATGTCGCCAATGCTCTGTATCAGGCTGGCATTGTAAACATAAACCTCGGTATCGTTCATGGCTGCAATCGGGCACTCAATCGTGTAGGTCTGGCCGCGCTTGCCGCGCATTTTTACCGGGTTGGAGCCATATAAAACACTCACATAGGTATCTGCATACGGGCGGATATGGAACGTACCGTCCGGCTGCACACCTGTCCAGTTGGTCGGGGTATAGCCGCGGATCGTCATATCATCAGCCGTGCAGGTCGTACCGCTGTACTTGCTCGCAATATACTTTTCCTGGTACTTCTGGTACTGGCGGCGCTGGTGGCGTTTGTTGCCGTGCATCATCGGCAGGTAACTGGTCGTTCCATTGTCTTCATAGGTGCGGAAATATTTGCGCCGCATGTCCATGATCCAAAGCTTTTCGGGCTTCACATCCTGATACGCCTCAATTTTGCGCAAAATACGGTTTGCACTCCAGGCCAAAGCGCTCTCACGGTTCAGGTACATCTTCTGCAAGTCGTCCGCAAAAAGATCTCGCACCTTGCACCACAGTTTGCTGTCTGCCGCGTTAAACACGCTCTTGGTGCCAATGGTGTCGGTGTCCTCATAGCCGTAAGTCAGTGTCAATCCGCCCTCGTTGTCGTTACCCTGGCAGGTATCGTTATCGTAATCCATGCAAAAATCCCAATGGATCAGATCTTCTGTGTGGGGGAACACATTCTTGGCGCGGTTATCCACCATTGTGTGGCGCTCAGTGAACAGATAATAGAACAGTACACTGTCCTTGATGAAGTGGTCCTCAAAGTGGGCCTTAAACTCTTCGTCATCTGCATTTACTACCCAGGTCAGCAAGCTCTGCCAGGCATTCTTTGCCGCCTGTGTTTCTTCCTCGGTACACTTTTTGCTAATATAGCGGAACTCAAAGCTGTGGTCGCCGTCCCAGGTTTCCTGGCTCAAATCATCACTCAAAAAGCGGGTCTGGGCATCGGTATTGTTGTCAATCTCAACAATAACTTCCTTGTGGTTTTCGGGGTCCATGCCCTGGGTGTCATTGTTCTTCTTGCTGTTGCCAATATCACCGCAGGCGTAAAAATGCCACTGGCCATCCTTAAACACCGTTGCGTTCTCCACGTCCGTCTCCTGGATAAACACCACGCACGGGTAAAACGCCATCGTGTCGCGCACCTTCGGGTTCTCTTTCTTTGCCTTACGGGTATACGGGTTAAACGTGTTGTAATCATCTGCAATGCAGGCGTTATTTGCGTTTTCAGAGCTTGCAATATTTACCTTGATATTAAAATATTTCTCCGGGATACTGTTCTCTGTCAAGGTATAGGTGCTTCCGGCGCTGTCGTCGCCAAACGTAAATCCGCCGGAACAGTTAATATCAATGTTTCGGCCGCTCTCGCCATACGCATTGGAGCTGGTGCCCTGGCCTTTATGGCTGCCGGTCGCGGTCCAGTTATCCTCCACGGCGCGTCCGTTCTTGTAAATTTGCTGGATGGTGGTATCAGAAACTTCATTCTTCTTGCCGGTCGTAAAGGTCGGGGCGCTGATCTTGATAATGCGTAGATCCGGGCACTTCTCGGCCAAAAGGTCAGCATCCAGCTCGCCGCTCACATTGGTAATATCGTTGCGGTTATAGCGTTCAATCATTAGCTCGGCGTTCTTGGCATCCGCAATAAAGTTGTCCAGGATCTCATCGTCTGACAGCTCCATGCCGTAGGTTTTCATGCGGTATACCTGCACATCACAGTCCGCAGAGCCAATCGTAATGCCAACTGGGCTTGCCTGTGTAAAGTTGTCGCTTGCATCGTACAGTTCCACCTTGCAGGGGATACCGTCGCACCATAGCACCATCTCTTTATACTTGCTGTCCGGCAAAATATTGAACTCAAACTCCAAAAAGTCATCTTCGCAAATCGGTAGCTCAATGCGGTTCTGCTGGCTGGTCAAGGTAATCTTTTGTGCCTGTACCGTCAAACCAACGTTGCCATTTGCGCAGGTTAGCGCCGTAGCATCGTAGTCTCGCACATTGGTGGTCTTAAACACCAGCTTAAAGTTCTTACCCTTCTTTTTGGCATCATCCGCAAACAGCTTATAATCCAGCGTGGCGGTAGTTCCGGCTTTCACGCAAAAGTAAGTATCGCCGTCCTCGTCAATCTGGTAGCCGCCATTGCTCCAGTCAAAGTTATCGCTTACCGTCATCGCGGTATTGCCATCGGTCCACAGGCGGTTTTCGTCCGCATTGGTTCGGCCAGCCGGGTTAAAGTCAAACATCAGGTTGGTTTTCACCGGCTCAATGTTAATACCCAGCTCGGTAATTTTTACATTGATGGTTTTTACCGTCTCGCCGCAGGTAATGGTCAGCACATGGCTGCCAATCTCGCTGCTCTTGAACGTCCAGGTCTGTTTGGTGCGTCCTACCGTCAGCTTGCTGGCAACAATGCCGTCCACAGCCAGGGTCACATTGGTGTTGCTGCTGGCCGGGTCATACACGGTATAGCTAATCGCAACATTGCTGTACTGCTTGGCACTGTAATCCAGCACGGCGCAACTGATAATCGGGGTATTATTGCCCTCTTCCACCCACATAATATCGTGGCGCAGGGTGTTGCTTGTTACCTGTTTGCCGTTGATTTCCGCCGTCATGCTCACTTCCAGCAGGTGACTGCCGTGCTTCTGGGCGGGCAAATTGTAGGTCATCTGGCGGCCTGTCACTGCAGTGCTTGTTCCGCCAATCGCCTTGCCATCCAACTTAAAGCTGATGTTTTTGGCAATATTGCCATACGGAGTAAACCGGTAAGTTACTTCGCCGGAATAAAAAAGAGAGTCATCAAAAATGCTCTCCAAATAAAACTCAACAACATTAACCGACCAGTTCTTGCTGCCCACACTACCCATGCTGTCCGTAACCTGCAGCCGCACGGTGTTGTCACCACTGTGCAAGTATTGCGTCACATCAAAGGTGTTCTTGCCCTGGATGATGGTCGTGGTTGCCACCTTGGTGTTGCCCACATACCAGTTACCAGTCGCATTGCCGGTGTCATCGCCAGCATTGTCCACACTCGTAAACTTAAAGCTGATCAATGCACTGTCACCCTGAACAACAGTCAAGCTGCTGTCACCAATTCGTTCAATGGTAATGGTGCTGGTTGCCTCACCGCCGCCACCGCCACCACCTTTAATGGTAACAACAGTCTTGGTTGTGCCGTCTTCCAACAGGCTCAAATGACCGTCATCACTGGTGTAAGTAATGTCGTACTCATGGCCGTTGCTGGGCTTAATATCTTTGATCTTTTCCTGGATTTCTGCAATGTCGCTGTTGGCCGTATCCACACTGCCCTGCAAAGCTGTCACGGTATTCTTGGTCACAGTCAAATCATTGGTAAATCCATCCAGAGCAGTTTTGTCCGCCTTATCAGCCAGCAGTTTGTTGGTTGCTTCCTTATTATAATAATCACTCTGCAAGGTGTTCGGCAGGTCGCCCACACTATCCTGCAAAGCTTTCACAGCCTCGTTGTTGCTGGTCTTATATTCATCCAGCGCTGTGCTTACCGGGTTTACCGCAGCGCTGATCTTAGCATCCACCGTCTTGCCATATGCGGTCGTCCACTCTGCGCTGGGGTCGGTGCTCAATGTTACAGTTTTAATCACTGCATCGCCGTTATAAAATGTTAAAGTACGGGTGCCCGCATCATACGCACAGTTAAAAGCCGCCAATCCGTCGATCCCAGAAATCTTACCTTCCAACAGTGTAACAAAGCTGTCTACTTCTTCCTTGTTATAATACTTGGTAAGCTCCGTGGTCAGCTCAGTTTTCTTGGTGTAGTTGGTGTCAAGGTCACTCTGCAGCTCCTGTTTAATTCCTGCTGCCGCATTCTGGATCTTATTATCCACACCCGCCGCAGCGTTGGCTGCATCCTGGGCGCTGGCCTGTGCGGCACTGGCATAGCTGGAAGCCTGGCCAACCTTCTCGTCCATCAGGGCAACAAAGCTTGTGTACCAGTCGTTGTCCGGTTCCACCATCTTGGTGCCACTCAAAGCCTCCAAGATATTCAGTTCGCCGTCTGGTCGTGTGCGCCACATATAGGTCTCGTTGCGTTCATTCACACCGGTTGCAGTGATCTCAAAGCGCACTGTCCCCTTTTTGCTTGTCACACTATTTGTAACCAGCCAATAGAACCGGATCGTATCCTCGTTGTAGGTAACATTGATCGGCGTGGCATATGCTTCCTGCCCGTCCACATTCAGGTAATGCACCTGTAACATCATCTGCATCAAATCAATGCCGTCATATCGCCGCGGCATCTTAAACGGGATCACCTGGCTGTTGGTTTCCTGGGTAATGTTGATCTGGCTCTCGTCCATCACAACATTTTTCATATCGTCAATGGTCGAAAACGCATCGTCGTTATATTGGCTGTACCACAGGTATTTTTCACTGCGGGTGTAGCCGCCGTCATCATTGGCCTGCGCTTCCGGCATATCAACCACCGCGGCCATGGGGGCAGCCTCAGCCTGCAATGCCACAGGCTCTGCTTTGGCCGCCATTTCAGCCGCCATCCGTTTCGACTCTTCAAAACTTAATGCCATGTTTTCCTCCTCCCCTTTCTATTTTTCAAACAAACAATACAATATGGGCGTGGCACTTATCGCCATCGCTGTTCAGCTTCACGCGCCATTGGGTGTACACTGTGGATGTGTTCAAAGCCTGCTGCTTGTATACAGCCTGCAGTCCGCTTCCGCTGTCCCACACGTCCGTCCAGTTGCTGCCGTCGTTACTGGCCTGCACCCACACTCGGTTAAGTCTGTTTTCTGTTCCGGTTTTACTCACACTGACCACAACCCATGCGTGCTGGCAGCCGCCGGTCGTCACCACGTTGCTGTAATGGTCGCCGTTGGTTGTGTCCTTATCAATCGTTGCAATTCGGCTTCCGGCTTTACCAGTCAGGTCGGCAATGCTTTCACCGTTCACAATCTTATCTTCTGTGCAGCCAATCCCTTTGCGGAAATCGGCCAGGTTCACGCGCACTTCCGGTGCCCAAAAATTGCCGTCACTTTTGTATGCACCCTCGTCAATATTGCGCAGCGCAAAATACTCGCTGTCGGTTCCAAACCCCATGTCATGGGCAAAGCCATAGCTGCGCCTGGTCAGGGTACCCTGCGTGCAGTTGCCATTCTTATCAATAAACTTCTTGTCGCTGGCCACATCATTGGCGGTTGCCGCATTGGTGGTATCATCCTCCAACAGGGCTTTGGCCGCCGTGCTTGCGGTTCCCCACAGCCACATCACATTATCGTAATAGCAGCCACTGTAAATATCGTTGGTTTTCTGGTTATCTGTGGCCACACACAACCGGGTCACACCGTCCTTTTTCTGCACGGTCATCTTGGTGCTCTCGCGCTCGCCGCCCTGCAGCTGGGTTGTGGCAGAATAAGTCTTGATAGATCCTTTCACCAACTTGCCATCTACCCAGGCAGTTTTTCCTTCCAGGATAGATTTTTCATCCGCAGTGCCCGGCGTATTGCTGCCCAGCCCGCTTGCGCTGATCGCACCGCCGCTGTAATAGCCGGCCTTGATCTGGTAGCTCTCGCCGTTGGCCAGCTCTGCCGTTACATTGCCGTAATTCTGCATGGTACCGGTTTTCAGGGTTTTGTTCTTGCTGTAAAATGTCTGTCCTGCCAGCACCTGGTCCGGCAAAGCAGTTGTGGCAGCCAGCTTGGAAGCCCCAATGCCGCTGCCGTTAGTAAAATTTACAATGTTTCTCCTCGTATCGTACTGAAAAATCACCCACTGCCCGGCACCAATCGCACCGTCACCCAGCTTCTCTGTACCGCAGTAGGCATTGCTGGTCATGTCTTTGCCATTGATCACCAGCCTGTGCCCGTCACTGAACGCCGTGGTAAAATATGCTTTGCCGTTGGCTGCGTTGCTGTAACTGCTGCCGCTCTTGCATGTCAGGGTATGGGTCCCGCCGCTGTAACTGTAGCTGTATTCATGGATCATCATGTCGGGGTCAAACTTGCCGTCAATGATGTAATTCACCGCTCCGGCATAGTGCTGCTCCAGTGCAGTAATCGCATGTTTCACATGGTTAATGTCTGCCGCTTTAATAATGTATTTGCGCAGGCCGCTGTTCTGGTTCAGGTAATTGCTGGCCTCGGTATACTTGCCGTCTGCCAGGTACTTGGTGTACTGGGCTGCCGCTGCGGCATGGCTGCTGTCCAAGTCGGCATTGTCTTCAAACGTATCAATGCCTTCCGGGAACTTTGTATAGGTATCTGCCATTGCTTATCACTCTGCCACTCAAAATGTGTTGAAATATACTCAAACACATCGAGAAATTGAAGTCCTTGCGGATACTTCTTACTGCTTCAATGTGTATGCTTTGACGATTATAAACAATACGCTACTCACAAGTTCTTGTACACTCCGCAGTCGTAAATTCCCGAAATAGCCTTCGGTACATACTTACGCTTGCTTTTATTATGCAACTTCGTAAGTTAAAGCATCTCTTAGATTAAGAGCAGCATTAAAGTCCCTATCCTCGATATAGCCACAATCACAACGGTATATTCTATCTGAAAGCTTCAAATCTTTCTTGATAGTACCACAACAGTGACATATTTTGGATGATGGATACCATCTGTCTACAACTCTTAATTCAATACCATTTTCATTGCACTTAGCTTTGAGCTTGGTTCTAAATTCATAGAACTTTTGTGATGCAACGGCTTTTGCGAGATGCCTGTTCTTCATCATACCTTTTACATTTAAGTCTTCAATCGTTATGTAAGATGGCTTGGTTTTTACCATCTCTGCAATTGTTTTATTGATGTAATCGGTACGGATATTATCTATCCTGTGATGAAGTCTTTGTACTTTGAGCTTTTGCTTTTGTATATTCTTTTGAGTGGACTCTCCTTCCTTTAATTTTTCGTATTTACGAGAGAGACACCTTTGTTCTCGAATAAGTTGTCTCTCAAGTTTTTTAAGCCTTGCTGATTTGTTAATGTTTTGATATGTTTTACCGTTTGATACAATGGCGAAGTCTTTCAATCCGAGGTCTATGCCAATTCCTTCGCCGAAATGATCGACTGCTTTGTTGTCAGAGACCTCCACAAGAGCCGAAACATAGTACCTGCCAGCCTTTATGGAAACCGAACCGCTTTTAATCACATATCCATCTTTAGTAGTTGGGATATATCCTTTTTCCTTGATACGAACCCAACCAAGTGATGGAATTTTAATCCGGTGTCTTTCGCAGCAACAATCTTGAGGATTATTCTTTACGAAATACATTTTTACATCGGACTTGCCTTTCTTTTTGAAATTAGGAAAGGCGCTTTCGTGATTGAAAAATCTTGTAAATGCGGTCTGTCCGTTATTTACTGACTGCGTTACAGCTTTTGAATATGCTTCCTTGATCCACAAATACTCCGGATGCTGTGGAAGATATTTGTTGTTAAGCCAGACTCTAAATTTACTGCTGCTCATGAATTTTTCCCCATCTTCGTGGAGCTTTTTGTTATGAGCCAAATAGAAGTTATAAATAAATCTGCAGGTTCCTATCGTCTTACGAATCTTGATTTTTTGCTCGACCGTCGGATTTATTTCTGTCTTGAAGCTTTTTAGCAATTTCCTCTTATCCTCCATGAGCATGTTTCAACACATTTAATCACCATTGACAATGATTTTAATTACTTAAAGTTTCCTCCTGTTTCATCTTTTACAGGGTACGGGTAATACGGGTAAAACCTCATCAGCGTCACATCCATCGTTCCCTGCCCCAAGCTCTTATCAATCTTTTTAATAATAAATTGCACGGCTGTCTTGCCGCCCATGTAACGCGGGCAGTATTCAACCTTGGTGTTCACATCCAGCCACGGCACCAGCAGCATCTTCACCGTAATGCTATCGGTCAATCGCGCCCGCTTCCATAGCTCGTATTCGGCCACATCCAAAATGCCGTCATCTGTGGTGTAATTATCGTATTCACCGCCGCTCAAAACCACATTGCGCCGTCCAATTCGTTCAATGCTGAACGGGCTGTTCAAAAACTGGTCGTCTTCCTCATACCCTTCAATATCCGGGTTGGCGGTACTCACAACCTCCAAATTCTGGCAGTTCTCGGTTTCTTTCAGCTTGTCTAGCTCTTCCTCGCTCGGCTTTGTTTCTTTCAACATCACCATGGCGTGCGGCTGTACCTGCCCATAAAAATAAAAGCGCCCTTTGCCGCCATTCTCATTCGGGGAATAATCGGCATCGTAGCGCACCACATATTGTACTTTTGGTTTCATGCAGTCCTGCTTGGCCTTTTTGTTGTTGCCGGCTTCATCTGTGCTGATGGTATATAGGCTCAAAACATCGGTCACAACCGCATCGCTGCTCTCTGTTGCTTTGGCGCTGATCTTCATCTGGTACCCTTTGTCGGCATCGTACAGGTCGGCCACATTGTCCGGCGGCGTAAACAAAATCAGCTTCTTGCCGCTCAATGCCAATCCAACCACGTTTAATGTTATGGTTTTCTTTGTCGTGTCCACCACCAGGTCTGTGCAGCTCACATCCGGGCTTGCCGCAGCGCCAAACACTTCTACGCAGTTCCGCACCTCGCTGTAATCCACCGTTGCGTCTTCGCTGATGATCAAATCATTGAACACATCGGCATTCAGCACCAGCGGGTCATCCTCACAGCTTGGGATCTGCTGGCATTTGAACACATCATCCTCAAAAAATATTTCAAACGGGTAATACAAATCCCGCAACTGTGTCAAAATTGTCCACACACTTGTCGCCGCATCAAACTCCTGGTCATAAGGGATCGTTCGGTTCCAATATTCTACAAATACTTTGTTGATCCCCACTTCCTGTAACAGCTCCACCATCGCCCTGCGGATTCCGCCCCCGGCCTTAAACACGGTTTTAATACCTGTCAGCTGTCCGGCCAACGTGTCATTCAGCATTGCTGTCAGGTCCATACAGTTAATGGTCAGGCTCCGGGTCTGCGTGTCATAGTTGTATCCGTTCTGGCTGAACACATATACCCCCTGGCTGTACCAGATAATATCGTCCAGCATCGGGGTCTTCACACCAATGTAAATCCAAACATACTTGTTCATCCACTCGCTCTCGCTGTACTGGCTGATCGCATGTTTTTCGTCCAGCACAATGGTCGAAGTGTACGTTCGCCGGATGTCCGCATCTGCATCTACGGAAATTCTTCCCTCGGTCGTAATGCCCTGCAAACTGTCAATCGTCTTCATCCGGTCGTTCAACAGGTCAATGCGGGTGTACAGCTCAATGTTATGGGAGTATAAGGTTCGTATGTCTTCTGTGCTTGGCACATACATCGCGCATCAACTCCCTTCAATATCTTCTGCAATAAACCCGTTGCGGTACAAATCGGTGCTGCTCTCCAAGCTGCCAATCTCCACAAAATCAAACGCCACGGCAACCTTGTCATAATGGTCACTGTAGCTGATACTCGGCTGGTTAATAATGTTCGCCATCCAGCTGCGTCCGTCAAACAGCTTCAAGATCTTCGGCTTCTTGTTGGTACACCAGTCCACAAACTGCTTGCGGTACCGGGCACCGCCATCCCCGTCATAGTCATCCGTGTCAAAACTGTATTTCAGCACAGTGGCCGTAAAATTGCCCTGCTCATAGTTCAGGTCGCTACCGTAAATCACATACGGGTAACGGCTGCTCATAGTTTCCACCACACTGTTTGGCTGTGTTCTGGTCGTACTGGTCACGCTGGCATCAAATAACAGGTGGTAACTAATGTCTCCGTCCGTCAACACCGCACCGTCAAAGCTGCTCAAAATCTTGTTCGTGAACATATCCTGCTCGGCATCGTCAATAATCGGCACAAACGCATACTCATACTCGGTGTTGCGCCCATCTGCGTACCAATCAATGTGTACCCAGTTGTTCAGTTCTTTTTCCCATTCCTTCAGGGTTTCATCATTCACCGGGGTTGGCCGGTGCTTGGTCGCCAGGGTAATCCAGTTGTAGGTTCCAACCCGGCGTCGTTTTAACCGCATCTCGCTGATCTGTTCCGCTCGGTAACGCAGGTTGCCGCCCAGGGTATCACCGTTAAAGGCCGCATAAATGGCCGTCTGGGCCTGCCATCCATTGTCCAGATTGTACTTGCCGTAATCCTTGTCGGCATCACGGCTTAACAGCAGGTCGTCATAAACACCGTTCTGCAGTTTCAGCACATTCAGCGCCTCATTATAAGGCGGGTATGGCAAAGTCGCATTCTGTCCCATCAAAATATCGGCTCCCACAATCATTCCACACCCCTCCTTTACTCCCAGTGCAGCTCAAACAGGCCGCCCTGGTTTTTCAAATACACCTTAAACCATCCAGTCGGCGCACTGGTTTTTACATTGCTTTGCAAACAGTATCCGCCGCAGGTCAGTTCCAGGTAATAACATGTTTTCTTTTCGTTCGTCTGGTAATTGTAAGCATTGCTGCTGTAATCGTCCGCAATGTCGCGGCGGCACAAAAACAGCTTCAAAGCATACGGATCTTCGTCCATTGTCGGCATACTGATCCCGTTGCTCCGTTTGTTCCACAGCCCAATCAGTAGCTTGTTCCAGCGGTCGCTTCTCATGTTCAGCCCCAAGGCATAGCTGCTGTCCACCACGCTTCCTTCTTCCACATGGCTGCCTTGTACCTTAAATCCGTCTTTGAACGTCATGTCGGCCTTAACCGGGTCGGTGTCATCCACCGTCAGGTCTACTGCCTGGTCCCCGGCCGATCCGCTTACATAGTGGTAATCATCTTTGTTGTCGTTACGGTCCTTGCCCTCAATCGTCACAACATAAGATTTCACCCAAATGCAACCCTCTTCATAATGGTTTTCCAACGCCACAGCCGCATAGCCGTCACCGCCCACATAGCCAATCAGCAGCTCACAAAATCCAGTGTCCAGCTTCATGCCGTGCTGGGTAATGCCCTGTGCTCTGGCGTAATAAGTCGTGTCATTGCGCAGGTTGCTGATAATATACGCCTTGTCCGGCACCCGCAGCGTCTCGCTGCTCTTCACCAGGCTCTTGCTGGCATCATACAGTTCAATCGTATATTCGTTCAGCTCTTCGCCCTGTGTGCTCTCGTATTGCACTGTAAACTCAAAGGCACTGTATTCAATATTGGTTTTGTCCTTGGTACTGATCTCTTTGAACTTAAATACCGGTGTCTCCACACAATAAAACAACAGGATGTCGCTCCATTCGCTCCATGCACTGTCCTGGCCGCACACCCGTACCTTAATGCCAAACGCCGCGCTGCTGTTTGTAATGCTGCTGGCCTTCAAAGTAAACTCGGATCTCTGGGTACTCACCTCACCGCTCTGGTAAGTTGGGCTGCCCAGTTCCTCTGCACTCATGGCATTTGCCCAAATTTGTGCCTCCACCTTGGTAATCACACCAATGTATCGGAACCGGAATGTATAATCTTTTGTCGCATCAAATGCTGATACGGTATATAATGCTGGTTTGCTCATCCTCCCGCCACTCCCCTCCCTCTCTAAACAACAAAAGCCGCCCAACCAATCAAGGTCAGGCGGTTATTCTTATCTTTCAATAATGCTATTAGCTTATATTTATTTTACGTTTTCTTCCGGCTTATCCTCTGCTTCATCAACCGGTGTTTTCTCGGCCTTTTCTGCCGTAGCCTTCTTAGCCGCTTCCATCTCTTCCTGTATCGCGCTCTTGCGGATATTCTGCACATCACGCAGCAAACTCTCCAAAATCAGCTCCACTGCATACGGCGGCAGCCCAACCTGATTCACGCCGTCACAAATGTAAGTCTTCAACTGTTCACATTTCAAATTAAAATTTTCCATCATAAAATCTCCTCGTCAAAATTAAACCAAAATGCCGCCAATAAACCGCAGCCCATGCTGTTTCAGCTTTACATCGGTCACATACCCCTGCGCATTTTTTACAAGCTCAATGCCATAAACAAACGGTACGGCCTGGGTGTTTGCGTCAAGAGTGGTTACTTCTTTGCTGCCGTCCCAGCCTAAAGTTTGGCCGCCCCAGTTGGTGGTACCGTCATAAATGTAAAAACCCGGAACGCTGTTACCTGTCTTGTACAACTGTGCGTTTCCGCGCAACTGTGTTGTTGCAAAATCAGAAATAAGCATCTCGTCAGAGCCGTTCATTTGAGCTTTCAATGTTCCTTTAACAGCGCGGAACCGAATTTCGTTTGTTTCTAAGTATGTACTACAAAAATACGAACGCTGTTGAGTTCCATCAGTTTGTGGAGTAATAAATTCAATCCCCTGAGCATTCAAATTTGAACTTCCCCAAAAAGTCGTATCACTATCTTGCGCTTTAGCGTAACAGGCAAGATGTAGCAGAGCATTAGATATTGTAGTTGGGTTTTCTGTTCCATAGCTCGTGTCTTGTCCATGAAGCTGCGCAAGTATATTGTCGCTCGATTTAACAATAATAGAATTTTTATCAAGCGTTGTAACATACTGTCCATCTGTTGTATGAATTACAGAATTATCCAGATCAAAGTAAACATTGCCATCCTTGGAGCTAATCTTACCAGTTTTAATCAGGTCAGAGTTAATCTCACCAGACTTAATATAGGTCGCATTAAAATACACATTGCCATCCTCAATAAACATACCCTGGCTTGCTCCATTATTGGTCAGTCGGTTAAAGATGTCCTCCTGCGTCAGCTTTTTATCAACCGCATCAACCACTTCGTCTTTGTTCGTGTAATTGTCTTTCTTGCCCCAGTCTCCGGCATCATATGCCTCGCCTTTCGCTTTGGATTTTCCACAAACAAGCACTTCTGCCCCTGTGTACCACAAATCACCTTCGTCATATGGCGGGTCGGGGTGTTCGTCCTTGCTGGCATCTGCCGTAAACACACGCCGCTTTCCATCTGCCGTATCCTGTGCTTTGCTGGCCGCCTCAAGTGCATTGGTTACATCCTTGTCCTGCACCAGCTCCCACTTGTAGCTGCCATCGTCACCTTTCATAAATCGGTATGCTTTGCCTGTCTCTGTGTTATAAAACAGGTCATCCACATGTTTTTCTTTTTCTTCATTTGTCGTCCAGCTCTTGGCCGGCTCGTTATCCAGCGTAGGGTCATAGGCGTAAAAGTGCTGCTCGGCCTTGCTGTCAATCTGGTCCTGCATATCTTTTGTTACACCATCCACATAATTTTTCATGTCATCTTTGCTGGCGTAACTATCCTTTTTTACCCAGTCGCTGGCATTATATTTGTCACTGGCCGTGCGTGCTACCGTACAAACCAGAATGTCTTCTCCATTAAACCACAAATCGCCCGTGTCATACGGCGGCTCCGGGTGTTCCCCCTTGCTGGCATCAGCCGTAAATACCTGGCGCTTACCATCTCCGGTGTCTTGTGCCTTGCTTGCAGCTTCCAGCGTATCCAGCGTTTCCTTATCTGTCACTTCTACCCAGCTACCGGTTTTTGTTTTCTCGTCATATGTCCACTGCCAGCCTTTCTTGCTGTCGGTGTTATAAAACAAATCGCCGTTGTGCGCTTTCTTTGTGGCGTCGTCTTTCCAACTCATAGCAGGCCAGTTCTCAAGCGTCGGGTCATAGTTATAAAAATACTGTTCAACCTTGCCATCCACCTGTTCCTGCAGCTTGTCAACCTTATTCACATAATCTTTTAAGTCTTCCTCAACCTTGTCCTGCTTCAACAGGTTCCGGTCAACTTCATACGGCTTAATGTACAGCCGCTTAAAGTCGTTCTGCGGGGCAATCACAGCCACAGCATCGTTCACCTGGAACAGCGCATTACTCGCAATGGTGTATTCCTTGCCAAAAGCCGCCACTACATAGCCGCTGTGATCATCCAGCACCTTCACAATTGTGCCAACAGCTGTACGGTCAAACTTGGCATTGTTAATCAGTCTCTCGCAGTAACGCTTCACCTCTTTTGCCAGGTCTTTCAGCCCCGCAATGGCATCATCCAATGTGTTCTTCGCCATAACTTTTCCTCCAAAATAAAAAAGCCGGGCAGCCACATAGGCCACCCGGTATATCGTCATCGGTATTATCGCTTAAACCAATATTTCTTTACATCTGATTTTTCATCATAAGATAATTCAATATACTTGATTTTCTCTCTTGGTATTGCAACAATCTGGTCATCTATCGTAACAAGTTCATGGCCATGGTCATCTGTCACCGTATACTCTGATAAGAACAGCATATTCTTTTCAGTTGCCAACCCTGCATAGTAGCCCTTAAACCCATTCTCGTTATTTGTTGCTACCATCATATAGGTGCCAAGCTCATAGTCAATAATATCTTCCCACACATCGCTACTTGGGGACCACTTGAATAATTTAAGCAACACCCGTTTAACCTTTGTGCTTCTGCGTAAGATAGATAAAATTGCACCAAGAACACAGGCCACAATATACTGTAGCTTCTTGGTCGGCACTACCTGCATAAGCAGAAAACTAATTATCACAGAATAAATCAAGTAGTGCTGCGGCAACTGTTTATCCAGCAACCGATTGTAAACCCATAACATTAACACGCCAGGCACTACATACTGCAAAATGTCAGGTATCATAGCAACCAGTGCATTTAAGTATTGTGTTATCTCCATAAAATTACTTCTCTTTTTTGGCGTTTTTATCCTGCCAGGTTTCTTTGTTTTTATTTTCTTTGGCCTTATGGGCTTCCGGGTTAAACGTAAACTCCGTGTTCGGCTTGTTTTGGCTCTCAGTCTTTGCCATCGGTATAACACTTCCCACCTTATTATAATAGGGTCATTATACCATACAAAAAGCCGGACAACAATAATCTGTTACCCGGTGTAAATTGACTTATAAAATTATCGCATTGCTCGTACAAGAGCATTAAATTCTTGTTCTGTTTTGGCAAATCGGTATGGAGCATACTCGCCATATGCTGTTGGTCTGCTAATCGTCACTAACTGTACGCCTTTATCTCCAACCGCAGCATTTAAGGCTCTTTTCATTTCAACAAGATACTTGCCGTGAGTTGTTTTCAAAGCAACACAGCCATGAGCATATCTATCTTTCGCTACTAAATAGCACATGATTCAGAGCCCCCTTAATAAAAATTGCTGAAACGTGATGTATATCGTTACTTATTTGGTGTAATCAACTTGGAATATTAAAGTCTGTTTATCGCTATCTCGCATGATCATAAGTTCGCCTTGACATATCACGTCCATACCGATAATGACATCATAGCCATTCTCTCCGATGTTAATTCCACCAACAGCTAGATCAGGAATTATTATGTTTTCGCTTAGTTCAAGACAAACAATGTATTTGGGGTAGGTGAATCTTCCACTTGCCGCAAATCCAGATATCGTACCAAGAGATACAAGTCCTAGAACATCTGCCATTCTTTTAGATATGCTCGTCCTTGTCGCTCCAGTGTCAAACATAGCTCTAACAGGAACAGAATGCCCATTGCCTTTAAGTATTACGTCGTAGGAAAAGACATTGGTTTGAAATTTTCGTTGAATAGAGATTTGCGGCATGTTATCACACCCCATAACACAAACTATGAAACTACTATAACATGCGAATAATCCTCTTTCAATCTTTTTCTGAATATTTAATCTGCAAAATGGCGTCCGCAATGTCATTCTTTTCATCCCAACGGATACAGACCAGATCATACTGCGAGATATCTTGGTAATACCAACTGAACTCATTGATTGGTAATGTTACTTTACAAGCCTCTTCGGCCTCTTTTTGTGTTTTATATATAGCAATAACTTTTTCATCTTTTATTGCAAGCCAGTCTTCACCGTATACCTTACTCCACTCAGCCATATTGGCTTTAACCCAATCAAGGCTATGGCTAATTAAAATACGCATTTCTCTACCTTATTATATAAGGGACCTAACCGCTGATTCCTCTCGGTTGGTTTCCCTCTGTCCTGTTTGTAATTACCGCTTGCTGAACTCCTGCGCCATAATGGAGCCAATGTTCTGGTGCAAAATGCGGCCAAAATTCTCAACGTCATTCACACCGTTCATCACAATGTTAATGTCGCCAATGTGTACGCCGCTGCTGCCAGCACTGGTCAACTCAGCGTTCACATTCCCCATCCGCTTCAAAATAGCACTCTCCACAAAAGCTTCCGGGTTAATTGCCGCGCTAAACAACCGACGGGTCAAATTTCCCGGCACAACGCCGTCCCCAACCTCCAGGCTGGTATAGCGTCCGGCTTCCGGCTGCCGCACAACAATCTCAGGCCCCGCTTCATCAACTCGCGCCCGTTCAAAGGCTGCAACGTTCATAATGCCGGTTGCGTGGCTGGATGTACTGCTGGATTTTGTCGCTTTTACCTCGGCTTGGGCGGCCTTCTTTTCCTTGTCCAACTCGTCGCTCTTGGTCTGGTACTCTTCCTCAACAACCTCAATTTTCAAACTCAAATCATTGATCTCAGCAGTTTTTTCCTCAATCTGCCGCAAAATATCAATGTAATGGTTCTTAAAGTCATCAAGTACGTCTGTTCGCTGCCCTAGGATCTTTTCCTCCCAGTCGGCACCAAGCCGTGCTACGGTGTTGATCCGGTTCTGCTCAGTCTCGTAAGCGTCCGCAACCTCTTCCCACTTGCTCTTGTACTCTTCCAGCTGGTCAATCAGTTTCTGGTTTTCCTTGATCTGGTTTTCCACATGGTCAGTGTTGCTCATATTGTTCATGTAATCAGTTGTGATCTTATCAATCATTGCCTGATCCATGTTCAAAATCATCTGGTCAGCATCAGCGCCGTACAGCTGCCGCAAAATCGCAACGTTCTTGCTGTTGGTGTATTCGTTTTGGCCTTCACTCAGCTTATCTTTGTATTCATCATAAGCGTCAATCTTGTCTTGCAGTTCCTGCTTCTTGTCTTCCAGCTCTTTTTCAAGCGCGGCTTTCTGGTCCTCCAGGGCCTTCTGGGCATCCTCATGCTCTTTCTGGCGCAAAGCATCGTTGTAATCCTCTTCGGTGCTTTTAACCTCGCTCTCGTCCGCCTCCCAAACAAAGCCTTTGCCTTCACGATACACACGCACACTGCGGTTTGCCTTGGCGGCATCCATGGCCGCTTTCTTACGGGCCAGCTCAATCGCCTTTTCCTGAGCATCGTTGGTTTCATTCAACTTGTCCAGCTCATCCTGCAAAGCATCAATGCGCGGCTGGTAGCTGTCGTCCAGCGCCTCCTGCTCTTTCTGCAAAGCCTTCGTCCGCTTCTCAATCAAATAAGTAGCGCCGTTCATAGCGGCATCAAGGTTGTTTTTCTCGTCTTCCAGCTGTTCTTTCAGGTCGTCCCACTGGTGTTCCAGTCGGTCAATCTCTTTGTCAATTCTAGCTGTTATGGTTTTAACAATCCCGTCAAGTGTCTTTTGCTCGCTTTCCAGGCTGTCCTTAATGCTCTCCAGCTCTTTCTTCTGCTTTTCCAGTGCTTTTTTCTGGGCCTCATAGGCTTCCTTTACAGCATCTGCTTCCGCTTCAATCCGTTCGAGATTTTTCTGTGCTGCCTCAGTCGCCGTTGCAGTAGCAGCAGCTGCTTTTGCATTTTTCTGGAACGTTGTACTTGTGGCCGGATTGTTTTTTGGAATGTAACCACCGCCGGTAATCGTTCCAACGCCTTGATTGTAAGCGTTACCCTCCGCCATGGCCATTCCGCGTGCGCCCACAAAGCCATTTTTCAGCAGTTCTTCGCTCTTTTGGTGGTCAAACACAATCGCGTCTTTGGGTAAGTTCACAAACTCAGCACCATGCTCGCCAACCGTATACCACTTGCCGCTGTGCGGGTTTACTACCACTTCATAACCAAGCTCACCAACCAGTGCTCGTTCAGCTCTAGCTAATCCGCCATTGGTGCCAGCCGCATGGGCAACACTAAGACCTGTAAATCCTGTCCCGTTTCTCTCGGCGTAGGATTTGCCTGGTTTATACGGCTGCGAGCTGCTGGGAGTTGATATGTCAGGTGTCGGTACTGTAATAGTTGTCTCGCTTATCTGATTCATCAGCTTCGCAACGGTATCCAGTTTATTCATTGCTTCGGTGGTATTTAGATCCAAAGTGTACGGGGTTAGGAGTATATTAGCGATATCGGTAACAGTATCCTTCGTTTGACTCAGCTTATCTTCGTCATCCGTTTCAACGTTTAAGATCTTGGCATCTTTCAGCGTCTGGGTAATCTCTTCTGTGGTCTTACCGGCATCTTCCAGCCCCTGGGCATACACCTGGATCTCAACCTCAGTCGGTGCGCCCAGTTTTTCTTTCTGGGTATTCAAGTCGGCCAGCTTATCCTGGGCGGCCTCCAGCTCTGTCGCAACACTAAAATCACCGCTGTTAAATCTCTGGGTCAGGTCATCAACAGTCTTTTCAGCCTCCGAAGCGTCAATCCAAAGCTGTACTCGGCCATTCTTGTTCAGGTTGTCTGCGGCTTTATCAAGCGTACTCTGTAGCTCATCGGCTTGTCCGTCAAATGTGCTCCCCTGACTATTCATCTGATCAACAGCATCTTTGGCTTTTTCATAAGCGTCAACCAGTGCGTCTACATCAGTGTTATCAATGTTTCCCTTGATGTTTTCGATTTTCTCATTAACGTCTTTAAGCTGGTTATTCCATTCTTCGTAACTTTTAGAGTCAGGTTCAACGCTGTCCATTTTTTCCCGCAGCTCGTCAGCCTGCATTTCAAGGCTTGTCAGTGTCTCACCAAAGAACGCATCATCCCAGTTAAAGTCAAATCCGTATTCCTGTAGCTCGCCAAAAATAGCCCGCACCATATCTGGTGTCAACTTCAGGGCGTCACAAAAATCGTCAATGGTCTTTTTGCCCGCAATGGCCACATAACCGCTGCTGTCCTCTTCCATTAAGCCGGCCTTAACAGCATCATTCAAAAAGTTGGTAATGCCCTTGCTATCATCAGTCAGGTACTTTTTCAGTGTGTCAACATATTGCTGTACGGCATTTTCGTCAACACTTTTCGGCACCAAAAACTCAATAGCAGCCTTATATTTCTGCGTTCCAATCTTACCGCTCTCCAGCGCGTCCTTGATCGCATCGTAAGCCTTGATCGCATCGTCATACATGGTGCCGGCTTCTGTGGCGTTCTGGGCATTCAGCCAATCCTGGTATGCCCCGCTCACCTGCATCAGCTGACTATATAGCAGTTCATAATTCTGGCACTGTTCCCGTAGCTTCTTGTTTTCTTGCTCACGGTTGCTGATGGCTTCTTTCAGCGTGCTCTGCTGTTCTTCACTCAGGTCGTTGTTCTTTTTCAACGCATCATTCAAGCGGCTCAATTCCTGCTTGTTCTCGGCATATTTCAGTTGTGCCTGGCTTCTTGCAACTCGGACTGTGGCTTTTGCTTCCTCAATTTTTTTGTCAGTCAGCTCCTTGGCCTTTTCCGTATTAACCTGCATTGTGCCGTTCACATATTTCAGGCAGTCTGCGTAATCCTTGTCCGCATCGGTCAGCGCCTTAAAGTTTTCGGCCGTCACGCCAACACCGGTGGTCTGCGCCTGTAAAGCGGCCGTCACAGCAGAAATGGTCGTTGTAACATTTTTTACTGCGGTATCCGCATCAATGGTTACGCTGTTAGCTTCTACGCCAGTTTGGTTCAGCGACTCAAGCTCAGTAATAACATTCTCAATGCTAAAACCGGCATCCTGCATATACTTGATAAATTCTGTCAGCAGGTCAAGATCAATCCCACTAGAAAAAAGATTATTGAAAGCCTCGTTGTCAGCTATATTAAAAAGTGCTCCTAGCGAAACACCTGCCGCATCGGCTTTGTCTTTAGCGTCTTTCAGTGCCTGACTATAATCATCAACTCCACTTGTAACGCCAAAAAACTCTTTTGCTATATCTAGCATCTCACCCAAGGATTTACCGGAATTTTTAGCTTGCGTATTCAGGGCGGTCAGTGCTTTAGCGGCCCCTTCAGGATTCTCTTTCAGCTTGCTTACAACATCCGCATACTTGCTGTCGTTAAAGTTCTGCTCAAACCAGTCGTCAGGGTCAGCCTTCATGTAATTATACTTCAGCGCATCCTCAATCTGGTTATAGATTCTTTTCTGTGTTGAAGTCAGATTGTCAAAGCCAACCAGGTCAAGCGTTTCTTTATAAGTCTCAAGGTCATCGGCCTGGTCAAGGATTCCCTGGTTGATTTTTTCAAGCTGGGTATTGTACAGTTCTGCCTTATCCAGCCAGTTCTGTGCTTCATCCGCTGTCTTAGCTTCTTCAGCTCTTTTGTTAAATGTGTCGATCTTTTCGTTCAGGTAATCAATGGCGGCGGAATACTCACGAATATCATTGGAGCGTCCAAGAACCTTTTCCGCAAAACTGTTCGGGCTGATCTTATCAAAAACATCTTTGTAGCTTGTAAGCCAGTTAGGTCCTTTTTTGTCAAAATCAAAGCCTTCCTCAAAGTAGTCAAGGCCGTAGTTTTCTTTGAAAGATTCAACCGTATCGTTAGCAGCGTCTCTGGCTTCTATCTCGGCCAAATGTTCCTTCAGTTCAATCTGCCGCTCAAGCCTAGTGTTCGCCGTTTCCAGCTTGTTAAGCTCTTGCTGGTCAGTATAGGTAATAACATCCTGACCATTGATCTCAGCCATCCGTTCCTTATTCTGTTCCAGCTCATCATTCAAAGACTTGATCTCGTCAGTCGTGTCCTGGTACGCCTTTTTGCTATTCTCCATTTTTTCTTTGGCGATCTCAGCACGGTTGATATAATCCTTAATGGCGTTTACGACTAATCTAAATCCTTCAGTAATAGCCCAAATGGCCGCGGCCTGAGCAGCAGTTGTCAACATCTGCAGGCCAATACCCTTGATAGCGTTTGTCAGTTTGCCTGCGCCGGTTACGGAACTAAAGAAGTTTTTCAAACTAAGAGTTCCTTCGTCGGCGTTTTTAGCAAATTCTTGTAACGTAACAGAAGCGCCTTCAAGTTTTTTTAATGCTGCGTTTTTATTATGACTTTTATGACTTTTTTCAAATTCTTTATTAAAGGCTTGTAAGGCTTTTGTATCAGAATCCAAATTTTTCGCAAGATCATAGTCATTGTTAAAATTGCCAGCCAGCCAAGAAAGTACCGTTCCTTTTTTCGTGACTCCCATATCATTAGCTTCAGAGAAGGCTTTTCTAAAATCTTCAATAGAATCTTTTGCTCTTTTCCCATTAAGAGTTAAAAAAGTTCCAGTGTTCA